CGTGGAATACGAAGCGCGACTATTTTTCTTTGACTTGAAGCGCGGCTTGCCGAAATGCTGGCTGTCATTCCAAAAGTGGCTGTATGCCTTGTTCAGATTCAGTCGGTCATTTTTTGCGGACAGTTCATACATGCTATCCTTTTCTGTTCTCTGCTCCTGCGTTTGCTCTCGTTTGATTTCTCCCTCCGTATCTTCTTGGCACAAGCAGGACAATACCTTGATGCACCAGAGCCCGGGACATATTCAACGCCGCACACCGTACAATTTTTAGCGGGCATTGCTGCCCACCGTTTTGTAGGTATGATATGTAATTCATCGACAAAGCCGATGAATTTATAGTAAATCTTGATTTCCTGCTTCACTGTTCCGTCTGCCATCTTCTCACGCTCCGAAACAAGTATCTTGTCTATGAGTGCGTTTATAACTGTTGCATCCAGTTCTTTTAAGCCTTGATAATTTCGGATAAGGGCGAGGAAGTCACGGATTCCCCGTGATTTCTCGTAGCTTTCATTAAGAGTTTCCGTCACCTCTTTCAGCCTTGCTTCAATTTCAAGCTGCTCTTTCTGGTATTTCCCCGACATCATCTCAAAATTCCGCTCGGTAATACGCTCCATGACCTTATCCTCGTAGAGAGAGGAAAACAGCCTGTCCAGTTCCGCAAGGCGTTTGTTCAGCTTCTTACGTTCTTTCTCTAATGCTTTCGCCCTGCTCTGGTCTGTTTCCGTGAGCCGCTTTTCTATGGCCCTGACCGCCTTTTCATCATTCACTGCCATATCCGCAAAACAGTTGATGTCGGCAAGAACGGCATTGAATAAATCCCTTGCTTCTATATTGTGGGCACTACACTCGCTTCTTCCGTTTCTTGCATAATTATTACATGAATACTGTACACAGTCGATAATCTCTGGGCGTTTCCTCCTGTGTACGTTCATTGCCCGCAGAGCACATCCGCAGTCCACACACTTGATAACGCCTGCAAAAATATTTACAAATCCTCCCTTGTTCTGTGGAAGCCTACGACTTGTAATAAGCTGTTGGACAATATCAAATTCCTCCTGCGTGACTATTCCCTCATGGGTATTGGGTATCACTTCCCATTCTTCGGGCAGCTTAGAGGGGCGTTTCTTGCTTTTCATATTGGCGGCAATCCGTTTGTAGCCTACAAGATTTCCCGCATATATCGGGCTTCTTAAAATGCTCCTCACGCTGTTCCCACTCCAAATATAGCGTTTGTCCTCGTTCCCCTCAAAATGACGTTCAAAGCCTGTTTCGCCACGCTCCGCCGCATAAGCGGCAGGGCGTAGGATATGCTGTTTATTAAGATGTCTGCAAATTTTGGCAACTCCATTCCCTTTTAATGCAAGGTCGAATATCTCTTTTACAACATGTGCCACTTTATCATCTATCAGCAGATGGTTGTGGTCGGCAGGGTCTTTGATATAGCCATAAGGGGCGGTAGTTCCCATGAATTTCCCCTGTTGAAACCTCGCCCGATATGCCGATTTTATCTTAACAGATATGTCAGCGGCATACATTTCGTTTAAAATGTTGCGGAAAGGCGTGATGTCCATAGCAGATTTATTCAAGGTATCTACGCCGTCATTGACCGCTATATACCTCACGTTATGCTCTGGGAAGAAAACTTCCAGATATAACCCACAATCAAGATAGTTTCTCCCCAGACGGGATAAATCTTTCGTAATCACGCAGTTTATCAGACCGCTTTCAATGTCTTTTATCATATTCTGGAAACTTGGTCTTTGGAAATTTGTACCAGAATAACCATCGTCCACATACGTTTTTGCTATGTGCCATCCCTGCTTTTTCACATAATCCGTGAGGATGGATTTCTGTGTCGCAATGCTCGCACTCTCGTTATCCGTACCATCGTCTTTAGATAAGCGGCAATAAATGCCGACTAAATAGATTTTCTTTTCTTCTTTGATTCCTGCCATACTGTAAAACCTCCGTATCTGTCCTATCTGTTTTCATGTCCCATTGCGTACATTCTAAGCGGACAGCCCCTCATTGTCGAAGGTGTCGCCCTCGGCAATCTTCTTCCGAATATCCTCGGAGATAATCGGGACAAACGCTTCTGTAACGGTCTGTGTGCCGACATATTCACGGCTGATTATCATCTGCACTGGTGCTTTTGGCACGATACGCTTTCTCTTTTTATCTGCTTTCTTATCCTCGCCCATACTTAAATCTTCCTTTCCAGACAGGGCAGGGAAGAGTTTGGAAATGTCCCCGCCCTGCCAATCAGATACCATTAATCCTCGCTGTTTAATTCTTTCTGTAATGCTTTAAGGAGTGCCGCCGCTTCATCAGCGTTCAGCGTGATTCCCTTGCCGCACTTTTCACGGTTCGGGGAAAAGCTGCGGATGTCATACTTCGGCTCTTTCCCATTCCATGAAATGAGATTGATTTCCTTTGTGTAGCCACTGTCGCCCGTAGACAATACTGCGATTTCCTTTACGATTTCATACTGGATTTCTCTCATTCTCCATACCTCAACTCTCTGTATTTACTTCCCGAAAAAAGAAGATTAGCGGCTGTCACGGTTGCGTTTCCTCTGCAACTCACGCTCCAAAAGTTTGATGATGGTTTCCTCCATCTGCTTCGGCGTTGTGTTCTTCGGAAAGTATTTTTTCAGCTTGCTTGTGTTGATTTTCAAGGTTTCTTTCTGGTTGCCCTTTTCCTCCGTCATAATCGCAAATATCGTATCCATGTCAAGCCGCCCGCTCTGGCTTAACTGTTTCATCCGCTGTGCCTGTGAGAGTGAGGGCGTTGCTTCTTCGCTCTCCATCGTGGCAAAGAGGTTTTCCTGCTCGTCTTTCTTCAAGAAGGACAGTTCCACCGCAGGCGTGAGGGCGATTTTCCCCTCGTCCACCATCTGCAAAATCGGCGGTATCAGTTCCGTCAGGCGGATAAAACGCTGCACGGTCATCCTGCCCACGCCGAAGCCCTGTGCCACCTTGTCGTCCGTCCGCAACTTCGTCACAACTTGTGACGAGGTTAAGTCTGTGCGGAAACCCTGCCGCTTCATGGCTTCGGATTTCATCTTGTAAGCAAACGCCCGCTCCGATGGCAGGATATTCTCACGCTGCAAATTGCTGTCTACAAGGGTGATGATGGCTCGGTCACGGTCTAAGGGCAGGACAAACGCAGGCACGGTATTTATCCCTGCAAGTTCAGAAGCACGGACACGCCGCTGTCCTGCAATCACTTCATAACCGTCCCCGTCCTCTTTCGGGCGTGTGATTATCGGCGTGACAATGCCAAATTCCTTGATGCTTTCCGCTAACTCTGACAGTGTTTCATCTTCTGCCACATGAAACGGATTGTCGGGGAACGGGTACAAGTCTTTGGTCTTTAACACCTTAAAATCCTGTTTCTTCATTCACATATCTACCTTTCTTTCGCTCTGCTTCTATGATTTTTCTGCAATTCTTCCAACACTTCGGGCGGTATTTTTGACAGCAGCCGCCCCATCTGCTCGTTGGTTCTCTGCAATTCAAATATCTTCTGATTCGCTTTCTGCACCTTTAGTTCCTGCTCGTACTTTTCATCACGCATACGCCCCGCATAGTCTGATTCCTGCCCAATTCTCTCTTTCAAACTGTCGATATACGCCTGCTGTTTCCCGATTTCCTTAGAGAATTTCTCCACGTCTGGCAGCCATGCAGAGAGTAAATCTAACGCTTTATCCCTTTTCTTCCCTGCGTTAAAGGCGTTGATGTCGGATAGGGCAGACACGATTTCTTCATACTGTTTATCAAGCCTGCCGCCTAATTTATAGAGCCATGTGGGGACGTGTTTCCGCTTGGTTTCCATTGAGGACTGCCCCCGTTCAAGCTGATTCCACCGTGAGGACATCCGCTCATGGTAGGCGGTCTGCCACTCGGATAATGATTTCTGGTTGCCTAAGATAGCTTTCGCTGACAGCTTATTGTCTGGCGTAATCGGCACAAAGCAGAGGTGCATATGGGGCGTTCTCTCGTCCATATGGACGACAGCGGAGAGGATATTCTGCTTTCCAACACGCTCCGAAATGAAGTCAAGAGCCGTCTGGAAATACGCTTTTTGTTCTTCGGGCGGTAACTGGTTCATAAATTCTGGTGAAGCTGTGATGAGCGTTTCCACCATCATCACGCTGTCTTTCCTTGTCCTGCACCCCGCTTCGGCTACCATGCGGTTAATCTCTTTCTTGTAGGTGTACTTTGGTGGTGCTATGAGATGGTAATTGTTTTTAGAGCGTTCCATATCTATATCTGGGTTGCTTTTGTAGGCTTCTTTCTTCCGCTCGTTGTGGCGTTCACAAGCCGCAACGCCGCCCGCTTTTCGTTTCTGGAAACGCAGGATTGCATAAGGCATAGGCGGATTCCTCCTTTCTTTCGGCGGGTGACCGTCCTTTGGGGTGACAGCGGTGACGGTGGTGACAGCAGTTTTGGGATACCCCCTGCCGACTGCCGCAACTGTCACCCTCACCCCCTGCATGACGGTCATGTCGATGATGACGGTGTTTTTGGGATACCCCCCTCGCAAGAGCCGTCACCGTCATGCCGCCATTCTTTTATCCGAAGCCGTAAGGCGTAGGATAGCAGGGCACAGCCCTGCCTTAAGGGAGTCCAGAGGGAACGTCTGGCACACGACTTTGCAGGGCAAAGTGTAGTGTGTTACACCCTGTAAACGCAGTCGGAAAAATCGGAATGATTTTTCTGACCGCAGGGGTGGTTTTACACGACCGAAAAGGGCGAGTAAATCTCACGCCTGCATTTTGCGTTTACGGGGTGTTCTCCCGTAGGGATGACAGCGGCAGGGTATCCTAAAATCACTGTCACCACCGTCACTGCTGTCACCCGCAGGGCAGAGCCGCCAGCTTTACATGGCTTTAAGCGTCAATGACAGTAACAGGGGGGTATCCTAATATCGCTGTCACCACCATCACCGCTGTCACCCGCCCTCCTTGCAAGGGCAATCCGCCTGCCGTCTTTCCTGCGGCTGTACTGGTAGCAGATACGGTTCTCGCTTAAAAATGTGGTGCGGTATTCATTCAGCCATTTCGTAATCACCGTGGGTATGGTTTCCGTTTCCCCCATAGCGGCTAACAGTTCCGTTGCCGTGCCTATCCATTCTTCCTTATCCCTCATAAAATCCACCAACCGAAAAAGGACATCTGGTATCGTTTCTTTCGCAAGCTGCTCCTGCGTTTTCCGCTCCACAAGCTCCCAACGGCAATCACGGAAACGCAGCGTGTATTCCTGATAAGGCGTGTCCCTGCCCGTCACATACAGCTTGGCGGTGTCAGACGCACGTTTCTCCTTTTCCAGAACAAAGGTAGCGTCCGCACTCCCCGTTAATCCTGTCGTCCCAGACACCTTGTTGAACACGTCGCTGTCATTCTGCTTTCGGATGTGGTGTACGACAATGACCGCCAGAGAGTGCCTGTCGGCAAAGTCTTTGATGAGGGAGATGTCCCCATAGTCGCTTGCATAGGCATTGTCTTTTGAAGCTGTACGGACTTTCTGCAAGGTATCAATGACAATGAGCCTGCTGTCTGGGTAATCTTTCAGATAATCTTCAAGCTGCACGATAAGACCGTCTGACAGCTTGCAGCTTGCCACGGCAAAGTGGAGCCGCCCGCTTGCTTCGTCCGTCAAACGAAATAACCTGTCCTGTATGCGGCAGAACGTGTCCTCAAGGCAGAGGTAAAGCACATCGCCCTCCATTGTCGGCATATCCCATAAAGGGATTCCCTGCGACACGCATAAGCATAGCTTCAGCATGAGCCAGCTTTTGCCTATCTTCTGTGAGCCGCAGAACAGCGATAAGCCTGTCGGGATAAGGCTGTCCACCACAAAGGATGGTTTCTCAAGCGGTTCATAAAGGAGCGTTTCGGCGTTGACTGTCTGTAACTTCTGCATGGCTTTCCTCCTTTCGGGCGGTGTCTTTGTTTTCGTTGCACATAGGCGTTGACCTCCTTAAAAATAGATTTACTCCCACGGAAAAAAGTGAGAGTATGTAATGCCGCCAATCCCACACAAATAAAAAACAGATTTCTTTTTCGGGCGGTGTCGGTCACGGTTGGAGATATTTCTTCAATTTCCGCCTTTACTTTCTCCTTTGCAATCGCAACAGATTTCTGTATTGCCGAAGCGGTGCAATGCTCCATAGCGGCGATTTGGTAAAAATTGAACTCATACTCGTAGTAGAGCAGGAAACGCCGCCTTTGTATCTCTGGAAGGCTCCCAACCGCCTTATAGAGCGTTTCATTCCGTTCTTCCTCAACCATGCGTTCATCAAGGCTCTTAGGCACACGCAACGCCCGTCTGTAAAGGGTTTCGTCCCATACCTCGTTAAACTCCCTGTGCCGCTCGTCCCATTAGAAAAGATTCCTGTTCCTGCGCTCCATCTGCCGAAACTCCATAAAGAACTGTTCCGACACTTCCAACTCGTGGGATTTGCCCTGCCCGTCCTTAAAGCTGATAAAATACCTTGTGCCGCTTTCCGTGGATTCCTCCCGAAGCGTGTATGCCTTAACCCTGTATGCCATCCTGTTGTCCTCCTGCAAAAAATGAGTGAGGGGATTTCCATCCCTCACCCAGTAGCCCGCAGGATGGCAGGCTGTTTTAGAAGCTATAAAATTTTCCGCAGCTTCTTCCGCAGATGGTCTAACCTCGCATAGATGGCACCAGTCGTCAAATGCACAAGCGGGGCAATCTCCTTTGTGGAATACCCCTGCATTTTCAGCAGGACGATTTTCAAGGTACGCCCGTCCACCGTGACTAATACTTGATAGAGATTTTCGCTCTCAATCTCTTCCAGTAACTCCGCAACCGTACCCACTTCCGCCTGCCGCTCCCTGCCTGCCATGTCCTCAAGATATTCCGCAACGTCATTCGTCCATCGGTAAAACCGCCTGTTGGAATTGAAGTCTGCCCTGTCCGCCATGCGTATCTGCTCAATGGTCGCTTCATCAACGCCGCACTCACGCAGCAGCTTTTCCTCCGCTTCTTTCCAGATACGCCATTTCCTGTCCTCCCGTCCGTGGTTGTATGCCATTCTTACTTCCTCCAATCAGAATTGATTGAGAGGGCAGAGAAAAGCCCCCTCATCTTCCCAAAGGAAAAAACAAGGGGGCTGAACGCCTTAAATTTTAATTTTCTATTATCTTTCTTAGTTTTATTAGGATTCTGGCTTTGCGTTTGTTTACAACGCTCTGGGTTATGCCCAACCTCGCCCCGACTTCACGCTCGGAAAGTCCGTCAAAAAAGATTGCCTGTATCAGCTCCTGTTCACTATCCGACAGCAAAGGCAGGGCGGCTTTCAGCCTGTCCACCATGACCGCATTGACAACGGTTTCTGCAATGTCCACCGCTTCATCAGTGATAAAGTCCAGAGGATTCCCCTCGCTGTCCGTAAATCCGTCGAGAGATAGCAGTCTATTCTTTGTATCTAATTTTTGCAGATAACGCCACCGTTCCTTGTCACGGTAGAAGTCTGTGTATTGCTCCCTCACGACTTCAAGCAGACAGCCTTGAATGGGGATAAACAGCTTGTCCATATAGGTCTGGTCGGATTCCCTGCAACGGCAGAACTCCGTGTAGGATAATTCCACATAGCCGCCACTTTCTCTGATATATACCTTTCTTGGTGCATATTTCACCATAAATACCTCCCATCTGAATTTTTGAAATGTAAAAAATCCAGATGGAGAGGCGGAGAACGACACCGCATATCAGAAACAGCCCTACGGCACTTTCCAACAAAAATCGACAAAAGAAAAACCGCAAAGGCTCTGTGACCTTTACGGTTATAGGAAATAGTAATTCTATTGTATGGAGATTGTACTTCTACTTTCAAGGTGAGAAGTACCGTTGCACTGGCAGAAATTTTTTTAACTGGTTTCCTGCCGTTCTCTGATATGCTATGTATTGATAAATTTTGCTTCGTATGAGCAGATAGATAACTGCCCGAAAAAAGGACATAAAAAAATCCCTCCAAATTTAAAAACAAATTCAGAGGGTAATTTAGGGTATAACAAAATAACCCACCCGAATATCGTTTTTTTTATTTGGTGAGTTTGTTCTTTCAAATTGAAGTGGTAAACTAAAATTGGACACGGAGGGGGTAATTTTTGGACATACGGTGTATACTGTACGGATAGTACGAAATTAATTATCGGACAGAAATTCTCCCTCACAGGACAGGAGGTTTGCCGTGAAGTACACAAAAGAACAGAGATTGGACATTGGCCGCCGCATTTACGACGGCGAAATCAGCCGGTATGAAGCTGCAGAGGAATACGTTATCAATGAGCAGACGGCACGGAATTACATGAGAATGTACCGGGATGCCAACCAGTTGCCGCCCAAGCAGGGACGAAGAAGCATCTGTGCGCCCTCGTTCAAGAAAGCTCCGGCAGAGCTGGATGAACTGAAGGCGATGACAAAGGAAGAACTTATCCAGGAACTAATCAAGGCCAAGATAACCGAGGCACGGCTAAAAAAAGGCTACGAGGTGAAGGGGGATGGTACTGTAATTCTGTACGGCAACAAGATTATCAAGTAATCATGGAACTATCCGGAGAAATTCCGGTGAAGCTTCTTTGCAAGACAATGGGCATCCAGAGGAGCAGTTTCTACGCTTGGAAAAAACATCTTTCTCAGCCGTCGGGCAAAGAAAAGCGCCTTTTGAGCAACGTCCTGCTGTTCCAGGAGTACCATTGGAAGTATCCATCGCACGGCTATCGCTGGCTGAACGCCAAGATACGGTTGGACAAAGAGATTGTCCTGTCCGATCCCTATGCCCACAGCTGTTCATGGACTTGCATGTGACCGGCGAGAAACCGGTCAAGGAGGAGGTGGATGACTACATTCTTTTCTTCAATGAACAGAGGCCAGCCTATTCCTTAGGCTACCTGACGCCGAAGCAGTATCGGGAACGTCACACGCCCATCTGCTGATCTCGTCTGCATTATCGATGGCATGGTTTGTCTAACAAGCTTGAAGGATGTCAGAAAAGTTGATGAATCTTGTACATCGATTCGTTTTTTATGCCTGATTTTTTTAGTTTTGTGTCCAATTTTTGTTGACAAGTGCAAGTGACTGCATCTTTGATTGTATGAAGTGATGTATTAGTAATGGCAATAAGAGTGCTAATTGCTGATGATCACGCTCTATTGAGCCAATACGACCCGTTGAATTTGGCGGGTCGTTCAACAGATAGTAGGAGGTTATTATGAAGAAATTTTGTTTTTTGTTTTTGATAATCTGTGGCTTGATGGTTTTCTGCCTTCAGGATTGTCAAGCGCGGCAGAAATTAAATCTTGCTGATCTGGAAAATAAATATAACGCCGTGATTGGTGTTTACGCCGTTGACATGGAGAATGGAAAAAAAATTTGCTACAAACCTGATACGCGTTTTTCCTACTGCTCGACACACAAAGTTTTTACGGCTGCAGAATTGCTAAGACAAAAAAATACCTCCGATTTGAATGAAATTCGTAAGTTTTCGGCGGAAGATATTTTGTCCTACGCGCCAATCACCAAAGACCATGTTGCTGATGGCATGACGCTGGCGGAAATTTGTTCGGCATCGCTCAGGTGGAGTGACAACACGGCGGCAAATTTAATTTTGCAGGAGATCGGCGGCGTGGAAAATTTCAAGGTGGCACTTAAAAATATTGGCGACAAAACTACCAAACCTGCGCGAAATGAACCTGAACTTAATCTTTTCAATCCAAAAGATAATCGTGATACTAGCACGCCGAGACAGATGGTAAAAAATTTGCAAGTCTATATATTCGGCGATATTTTGAGCGACGACAAGAAAAAACTGCTGATTGATTGGATGAGCGACAATTCCATAACCGACACGCTTATCAAGGCAGAAACTCCGCAAGGTTGGAAAGTTATCGACAAGAGCGGTTCAGGCGATTATGGGGCGCGGAATGATATTGCCGTGATTTATCCGCCCAATCGCAAACCCATTGTCATGGCGATAATGTCGCGCCGCACGGAAAAAAATGCAAAATCTGACGACGCTATGATTGCGGAGGCGGCAAAACGAATTTTTGATAATTTAGTATTTTAAAGGGGCTTGATAGCATCGGTATTGCCGATGGGCAGAGAGGGCCATCACGCAAAAATATTTCGCCAAACATTTATATCTCACTCAAACTTCGCACACCTGAAACCCTTACTATTATATCATATTCCGATTTTCTTCATCAAAAATACGGCAGAGAATCCTGCGTTTCCTCTTGGATTCTCTGCCGTAATCCTTTTTTCCTGCTTATGCTCTGATTTCCGTCCCGTCCTTGAAGGTCACCCGGATATCGTCTTTGCTGTACACTGTGATGAAATCCACCAGGCTGCCCCACAGCCGGGCATCGAACTCCTTAATGAGATCCTGATTCCTAAGCTCCTTGATGAAGCTGTCCATCTGACGGCTCCGGGCCTTGCGATACTGGATGGCTTCACAGGTCTTGTCGTACTGCGTCTTCGCTGCTTCATACCGACTGACCAGTTCGTTGTAGTTCCGGTCATAATCATCCTGGTTCTGCGCGACCCTGGCGTTCTCGGCTATGAGCTGCTGTATCTTGTCGGCCAGCAGGTTCAAATCTGTGCTTATCCTGTCCCGCTCCTCTTCCAAGTCTTCTGTGTCAGTGAGCCGTTCCTTCAGCAGTGTGATGCTGTCAAGTACGTCCGCTTTGTTTTCGATGAGCTGATTGACGGCCCGGACGAAGGCTTCCTTGATATCATCCTCTGTCAGATGTGGTGTCTTGCAATGGCTCTTGAACTTATCGTTGCATCGGTAGATGGTTCTGCGGTACTTGTCGGTCGAATGCCAGACCTTGGCCCCGTACCAGCCTCCGCACTGGCCGCACTTGATTTTGCTGGAGAAGATGGATACGCCGCTGTAACGTCCCCTGCCTTCACGCCGCCGCTTGATTTCTTCCTGTACCCAGTCGAAGACCTGCGGGCTGATGATGGCTTCGTGGTTATTTTCCACATAGTACTGCGGCACTTCCCCTTCATTCGCTTTCGTTTCTTTGGTCAGGAAGTTGACGGTGAACCGCTTCTGCAGCAGGGCATCGCCCTTGTATTTCTCATTTGTCAGGATGCTCTCTACCGTCCCCGGATACCAGCGTTTCTTTCTTGCCGGAGTTTCCAGCCCTCTGGAAGTCAGCTCCCTGGCAATGGAGTGGAAGGTATACCCGTCCAGGAACAAGCGGTAAATCAGTTTCACCGTCTTGGCCTGTTCCCGGTTGACGACCAGATTCCCGTCCGGTCCCCGGTCATAGCCAAGGAAATGGCCGAACGGCACACACACCTTCCCGTCAGCGAATCGCTTCCGATGGCCCCAGGTGACGTTTTCCGAGATGCTCCTGCTTTCTTCCTGCGCCAGGGAACTCATGATGGTGATGAGGAGTTCGCCCTTGGCATCGAGCGTCCAGATATTTTCCTTCTCGAAATATATCTCGATGCCCTTGTCCTTGAGCTTGCGTACCGTTGTCAGGCTGTCTACGGTATTTCTGGCGAAGCGGCTGACTGATTTTGTGACGATGAGGTCGATTTTCCCATCCATGGCATCCCTGACCATCCGCTTGAAGCCATCGCGGTGACGCGTGTTGGTAGCCGAGATGCCTTCATCGGTGTAGATGCCGACAAATTCCCAGTCATCCCGTTCCCTGATATAGTTCGTATAATAATCGACCTGTGCTTCATAGCTGCTGATCTGGTCATCATGGTCCGTGGAAACCCTGGCATAGCCCGCTACTCTCCGCTTCTTCCGGCTGTTAATCGGAGCCGCCGTATAACGGCTGATGGTGGCCGGGATGGCCCTTACTGTCTTTGCCACTTTTCTCCGCTCTCCTTTCTCCGTGCCTTGGGACGCCGCTTGGATGGCGTAGGCGTATAAGAAATCTCTTCTGTTCTCCCACTCTTGAAATGGACAGTCAAGCAGTCTGGCTTTCCGGCTTCGATAGATTCCACTTTTCCCCGGAATCTATCCTCATCAAAGTCCTCTACCCCCATGGCCTCTGCGGCCACACGCTTCAGGTCATCTTCCCGGATGCTGACCGATTCACATTTGCCGCCTTTGCTGCATCGCCAATAAACAGGCCTGTCATGCTTCGTTTTGCACCTCCGGAAAGAGGATCCGCACAAGGCGCACCGGACACGTGTCGTAAAGGCGGAGAACCGTGTTCCCTTGCCATTGGCCATGTAGTTTTTCATCCATGCCCTCTGGCGATCCTTATACTCATCGGTCCAGCAATCCTTTTTCGCCGTTGATACCCAGTGCCGGATAAGCTTCTGTCCGTTTTTCATACAGAAAACCATCACGTGGTATTCTGGCACTACTATCTTTTCGACCTGGTCAAGGAAGGCCTGCTCATCGAAATCATCCAGGCCTAGGACTTCTGTACTCTCCTTTACAAGGACTGCATGCGGGATACTTCCTTTTGCGCCGCAATTCCGGCCTTTCAGCTTATGGGAGCCACAATCCCAGAATTCTTCAAAGCCCCGGTCTGTGCGGCGATTGTGCATATAACTCCGACCGCAGATGCCGCATTTGATTTTCCCCGTGAAGCAGGTCGTATTCAAGGACTTATTGGCCAGCGCCCCCAGTTCCTTTCGCCGCGCCATCTCCTGCTGCACGTAATCAAAGGTTTCCTTGTCGATGATAGGCTCATGCGTATTTTCAACATAATACCTAGGAAGTTCTCCCCGGTTCTTCTTCCGCTTCTTGAGGATTGGATCCGTCACATATTCCTTCTGGAAAAGCATATTGCCGGTATAGGTAACATTGGTCAGGACAACCCTGATGTTGGAATCCATCCAGCGGCGGCCATTCCGGGTCGTGATGCCTTCGGCAGCAAATTCCCGTTCGGTTTCAAGACGTGACTTGCCATCCAGGAAATTCTGGAAGATGCGTCTGACAACAGCCGCTTCCTTGGGGACTATCACCAGGGTATCCCCTTCCCAACGATACCCGTAAACACGGAACCGCCCGTTAGGATTCCCCTGCTCAAATCGTTTCTTCACTCTCCATCTGACATTTTCGCTGATGGAACGGCTCTCTTCCTGGGCGAAGGAGGCCAGGATGGTCATCATCAGCTCGCCGTCCCCGCTCATGGTATGGATATTCTCTTTTTCAAACCAGACTTCGACGCCTAGCTCTTTCAAATGCCGGACGGTACGCAGAAGGTCTACGGTGTTGCGTGCGAAGCGCTGGATGGACTTGGTCAGGATGATGTCTATCTTCCCGGCTTCGGCATCTTCCAGCATCCGCAGGAATTCCTGCCTCTTCTTCATCCCCGTCCCAGAGATGCCATAGTCGGCATAGACCCCGGCGTATTCCCAGTCCGGGTTCTTCTGGATGAGGCTGCTGTAATAACTGACCTGCGCCGAAAGGGAATGGTGCATCCGCTCCGATTCCATGGATACGCGGGCATAGGCTGCGACTTTCTTTCGCTGCTTCAAATTTGGTATGCGTCGTTCAATCTTACGGATAGTCCGCATAGAATCAGCTCCTTTCGACACTATATATCACTCTGTTTGATACAATTATCAAGTGTATAAGTCCCCGGAAAACGGCGGATAGCGGCGGATCATCTCCTGCACGAAGTCCCGGTACTCCTTCCCGGTGATGAGCTTTTCGGCCAGCATCCGCCTTGCCAGATGCATCACCACCTGGAAGGCTGTTTCATTTTGAAACGACCTCTTATCCATGGCGGACACCTCCGAACCGGTATGCAATATAGCAGGCATGGGAGCAGAACTTCCGATGGCTGTTGCCGTAGACAGTGAATTTCTTCCCGCAAGCCGGACAGGTATAGGTGTAGACTGCTTTCCGCTTCACCAGCTCCAGATGTGCATTCCACCACTTATTCCGGCAGACATCGCAGCAGAACCTTTTCCGCTTCCGTCCCGGATTCTGTTCAATCGGCTTTCCACACTGCTCACAGACTGCCCCCGCTGTACTGGCAGCAAGACTGTGCCGTCGGCAGAACGACTTCACCGTGTTGATGGAAATCTGGAGCCGCGCCGCAATCCTGCCATACCCCGCCCCATCCCGGCGCAGGGCAATGATCTGTTGTTTCTGTTCGTCCGTCATCGAGGACACCTCCTGAAAATTTAGCTTTTAGGAGTAATAGGACAGAACAGCTATCGTTAAGTACTTTGATGGCAAAAAAATACGGATGCCCATGTGAGCATCCGATTTTTCATTACTCGTACTAAATAATAAGTACGGCTGTGCTGTACCTATAGTAGCTGTCGTTTCAGTGTGTTATAATTAAAGAAACTCAATATAAACACACCACGGCTTAGAAAATTTACAGACGGTGTGTACACAAGGAGCTTCTATGGCCGCTATCGTCACCTTGAATCAAGACAGCCCTTCTGTCCAATATTTATGCAAAAAAGATAAACGACTGACAAAAGTCATCAGCATGGTTGGCCCGATTACCTATGAACCACACACTGATAATCCCTTTCCTTTTCTGATCCATGAAATCATCGAGCAGATGCTGTCGATAAAAGCCGGAGCCAAAATCTATGGGCGGTTTGAAGAATTATGTGCTGGTCAGATAACCCCGGAGTCTATTTCAAAGCTCTCCGTTGAGGAAATCAAGGCAATCGGTACTTCTACTGCGAAGGCTAACTATATAAAAAACGCAGCTTCAGCCGTCTTGACAGGAGAACTTGATTTTACGAAGTTTCCTGATATGACAGATGAAGCTGCGCTCAAAGAATTAGTCAGTCTTCGCGGCATTGGTACTTGGACTGCAAAGATGTATTTGATCTTCGTCCTGGACAGACAGGATATCCTGCCATTCGAAGACGTTGCTTTTTTACAAAGCTACAAATGGCTTTATAAAACAGAAGATGTGTCGAGAGCATCCATAGAAAAGAAATGTAAAAAGTGGAAGCCCTACTCCTCCATTGCTGCCCGGTTTCTTTACCGGGCTTTGGACATGGGATTTACAAAAAAAGAATTTCATCTATTTAAAAGGAATGATTAATTATGGGAATGCGAGAAGAAGCAGAAAAAATACTAAAAAAAGCATATGCTGTTGCGAGTTATAATCCAGAGTCAACTTGTACACATGAAGAGTTAATTGATTATGTTATTGACAACACCCATCTGACTTATAAATATGTACTGTTTACAGCTCTTTTATCTAAAGCTACTGATGAAAAAATAAATCCTCTTTGTCTTCAAAAGAAATCAACGCTTCCAGGAGCCTATGACGCAAGAACAATTTGTCATAAAGTAATTGTGCCTTTTGAGATGGAAGTCTTAAAAAAAGCGATGGGTGGCTCTAATGAACCTTTTTTAAACAAACCGGCCCGGTTCCCTGAACTAAGCAAAACCAACGCAGTTCGCAGAGGAAATGACCAAAATATATTAAATGCATTATGTGATAATTTACCTACAATAAAAACATCACAAGATGCATTTGATTGTTTGGTGTACTTACTCTGTAAATTAATCAAATTACGAGATGCACAAAAAAAATCTTTGAATTTCTATGTACGTGAAACTTCGAATACCCCAGCTTTGTTATGGACATACATCATAAAAGCGCTGAAAGAAAGCTTCGAAGGTGAAATTCTTACTTTAATGGTTGCAGGAACGTATCATTTAATTTATAAAGACCGTCCTGGTGCAAGAGTCGAAGTCCATCCCGTTAATCAAAGCGGTGCGTCAGGACGAGAAGTCAGCGATTTAGATATCTACGTCGATAATGAGTTAATTTCTTCTAACGAATTAAAAGATAAAAATTTCTCTGAACCAGATGTTCGACATGCTGCAGATAAAGTTATTACTGCAGGCGGAAATCATATGTTATTTATTTTTGGTCCTCGAGCATGTCCTGAATCAGATTTCATTAATGATATTCAGCAAGAATATCTAAGTAAAAATTTTTTCTTACGTGTAGTACCCTATAACGAATTCTTTTCTAGCTTACTGAACTGTATCGCCGAACCAGACACTAAAGAATTTATGAAGTTCATTCTAAAAGTTGCGCATGACACTAAATTCAAAGAAGAAGTCATCGCATACCTAGACGCCTTAGGTCAACAAATTTTTGGGTTGAAGCATATTTGACTAATAAAGATGGAGAAATATGAGTTCCTTACTCATACTTCTCCATGTACTTCAATGTAGCTTTAGCTACAGCCTCGGCTAGATTGCAAGGTACAGCATTACCAATTTGTGTATATATTTTCCCTTTATTTCCACAAAAAATATAGTCATCAGGGAAAGTCTGTATACGAATAGCTTCATTGATTGTCAAACGACGTAATCGTTTTGGAGCTTCTTCGAATTGGGGAGTTATTGATCCATCAAGTAATCCTTTATGGTATTTTACTACCCAGTCTTCATCAGCCTTTCCGTACAAATATTCTTCATCTACAAAAGGAGTTTTGTTTCCTCCCATAGAAGCTGGCAGCGTATTTGCATATCCATCGATATTGATTGGTCTTCCCTGGCCATTGAAGTACATTCCTGCATATGGTGATTTTCTCATAATTGGATGAGTTGCGAATGTAATTTTGGCCGTACATGTATTTGGGTTTTTATCCGTACCAGCCTTTCCTAAATCTTTTAATAAGTCTCTAATGATAGGGGCTTTTTTCTTTTCCTCATCTAAAAGCTCATTCATATGGTACTCGAAAAAGATGTCTGAATTATCCCTAACCCCAACAAAAAATACACGTTCCCTTTTTTGCGAAACATTAAACTCAGTTGCATTCAAAACAAAGGGTAAGCATTGGTAGCCTAACATTGCGGCTGTATCTAAATATCGTTTTCTGACGTCCCCCCACTTTTCTAACTTTGCCAAAGCTTTTACATTTTCCATCACGAATGCCTTGGGCCGTACTTTTTTTATAACATCCAGAAATGTAAAAATCAATTTACTTCGACTATCATCAGGGTCCATTTTACCCGCTACAGAAAACCCTTGGCAAGGCGGCCCCCCAAAAACAAAATCTACTCCAGAATACTTATCAAGCTCATTAATGACATTGTTGATGTCATCATTAATCATTCTGCTTTCCTGATGATTGGCTTTATAAGTTTCTGATGCTTCTGGCATAATTTCGTTTGCAACAAGAACTTGGATTCCCGCTTTTTCAAAGCCAACATCCATTCCTCCCGCACCTGAAAACAATGAAATCGCAGTTTTTTTCTTATCCATATGAACAACTCTACTTTCTTTATTTATTGGCTTTTATATATTTTCCTGTATGTATTCTTGCATCGATAGGTTTAAGTGCATCAATCGGAATTGCCCACACTCTACTGAAACGAAAAGCGCCTTCAATTCTTCCTTCGCTGCATAACACTTGAATACGTCGCATAGTAATATTCCACTTCTTAGAAGCTTCCTTAACCGTCATATATTCCATGATTACTTATCTCCAGAATTTACGTATGTCTGATTTTATACCATTAAGCGAACAATATCAAGTAAAAACAGGGCTTACGGCTATTCTTAATACCGATTTACAAAGACTTCATAAAAGTCACTACGTTTCTCTTCATCATCGAAATCTGCATCAATGAACATCTGCAGTTCTTTCTTCATTGATTCATACAGAGAAGATGAATCTTTGGCATCAGAATAAGCAGTGTGAACCATTTCGCCGTACACACCACAGGTGATGGCATCGTAACGAATGCATCGTTCTAAGGTAATACGGCATTGTCCTTTATATTCTTCATCTTTTAGAATCTTGCCGCCTTCAGAGCCGATTTGATTTAATTCTTCGGTGAGTACCTTCCACATGTTGCTTTCCTCTCAATCAGCCATTTACAGTCCAGACATTGAAAGTTCTTATTTTTCATTGTAACATAAAAAGCCAGTACAGAACATCCTTCCCGATGTCCCATACCGGCTCTTTTCATGCAATCTTCTGTTTTACATCAGCCACGATGGCTTTGACCGCCTGCTGCATCAAGGTGATATACAGCCTGTTCCGGATCTTCACCCACCAGCTTGTGGTGGTCTGGATTTCGGCTTCCAGCGGGTCTGTGAGGTTCTTCATCTGCGCTTCCACCAGCTTCTGGACATCATCCAGGTCGATGGACTTGATGGCCGCTTCGGCTTCGCTCCTGGCAAAGGATACGACGGCATCGGCGACGGCTTTCTTGATTTCATCACGATTCATAGTCACTTACCTCCTAGAATCAGCTGTTCGTAATCGGTGATGCCCCGTGCCACTGCTCTGGCCAAGGCATCCTGAGCATTGGCCAGGATTTCTTCATCACTAGGATTGGTGATGAAGGCCAGTTCGACCAGGACAGCGGGCATGTCCGTGTTCGTGAGGACATACAGGCCGTTGACGCCGGGCGTGGCAATCTTCACGCCCCGGTCTGTCGTATCCAGGGCATCGACAATCTGGTTCTGGATGCAACTAGCCAGCATGCTGCCACGGTAACTGCCGGCACAGGCCCAGGTTTCCGTGCCGTTGGCTTCTTCGGATTCAGCGGCATTGCAGTGGATGGACACGAAGATGTCCGCATCACTGGCATTGGTGGCCTCGCAGATTTCCTCCAGGCTGTCAGACTGGAGCAGTTCTGTTGCTACTCCTGCCGCATTCAGGTAACTTTCCGCAGATTGACCGACTGCCAAAGCGACATCGCACTCACGCAGACCGCTTTCACTATTGACGGCCCCCGGATCGGGATGGCCGCCCGGCGCATGGCCGGGATTCAGGAATACTTTCATGTTTTTCTTCTCCTTTCTGATGAACGGCGGACTTCACGGTGCCGCCGATGTAACCGAGAAGCCCTGACGCAATGGACATAGCCAGTTCGTTCAGGGCATAAAAAATCGCCAGGATTAGTGCTGTGACCAGACCGATAATGACGATACAGTCGGGGATATTCACTTTCTCAAACAAACTCATCCCACCACCTTAACTGTCAGTATGACTTCTGCATTTGTCTCTGAAGATTCTGCCAGATAAGAATATAAAGCATCTGATATTTCCCCAATCATTATGACCCCCAGATCATTATCTTTCTCATAGAACAATTCTGTGGTATCCGATATTCCTGTCCCTGTCGTAAGTTCAACTTTGCAACCTGCATATCGTTTTTCTTCATCCAACAGGAACAGCAGCCCTTTACGGCTTCCATTTTCCAGAGCCCCCACGCCGACTATCTTAGGGCTTTCCGGGGATTGCTTCGTCGTCATAAGCATATGGCCAGTCAGCCACTGCGTGCCCTGTCCCGTCATCGTAAGGCTTACATCTGTAAAAGGAACAGTGGGAATCGGGGCGGCGTCGGTTGCACTGACAATCATGCCATTACTGATGGGTGCCGATATATAAGCAAGTTGAGGATTGGTACTGCTGTTTTCCTGCTCTTCCCCGTTGATAGTGATTTTCCCCGCATAATAATCGGTATCTGCTTTCAAGTTGATGCTCAAGGTATCCTGATACGTTGTAGCATATACGGTATTTCCATCTGAGTCTGTTTGTGAGGATAACTCCGGATGGTTGCAGGTAAGCGTAATGGTCTGATGCTCTTTTTGAATCAGGGTTATCGTCTTTCGTGCATCTGCCTGTGACAGGTCAGCCGTCCCCGTCACCAGTTCACCCTCTGAAGTATAAAACTTTTTCCCCTTAGCCACATCGGCGGCTTTCGCCGTTGTGTCAGACACTTCGCAGAACCGTGCCCTGCCGCCTTTTTTTAGGGGAATCAGGATGGATGGCACTTCGCTGTAACTGGCTCCGGCTATCGTCACATTTACCTTCATGGCCTTCCCTCCTTACTCGACAGTCAGGATTTTCGTCAGGCTGTCCTGGGAAACGGAAACGGTCGTCAGACTGCCCGTCACCTTGGTACCATTGATGTAGGCCGTCTTACCGCTGACAATCGTCCCCGCGGCGGCGGTGACATCACTGGTATCGACTACGCTGGACTTGCCGCTGATGCCGAGGACCGTCACCCCGGACTTGATGTTCCCGCTGACCAGCTTGGCCTGTTCCTCGCTGCTGATGCGGACTGCCCCTTTGCCGTTATGGAACCCGGCCGGGATGGTATACGTGCCATCGGCCTTGCTGATACTGCCGCTGATGGCTCCGTTATTGGGCATGGAACCCGCGACGAAGCCGTTCCCGATAAAAGCGGATTTTCCCGTCAGGATATCGCCCGATGCCGCCGCAGCCCCGGTCGTATCATAAAAGACAGCTGTCCCCTGCCCTTCTGCCAAAGGGATGGAAACCTGCGGCACTTCCGCATACACGACCGAATTGATTTTTACGTTTTTCGCCATGTTGATTGCTCCTTTACTCGACTTTCAACTCATAGCCATTAAAGCTGATTCTGCCATAGTTCGACGGGATGGCAGCTACCGTCACCCGGGAAAGGGCCGCATGACCGCTGTCAGCGGTGACGACCTGTTCCTCGTCGGATGGGACGATGCATCTTTCCTGAAAGTCCCCGGAAGGGGCCTGGGGCATGGAAAGAATGCCGACAAGGTTGTTCCCCTTATGTGCCATTGTCCGTCACGCCCCTTTCCAGGAAAAAAGGCCGGGGCGGAATAAGGGTATCGGTGTATCCGTTCTCCCGCACCAGCTCCACATCATAGATATAACGGCCGCAGGGAAGGTTCCGGGTATCGTCCGGCCAGAAAACCAGGAAGCACGCCGCCCCTTCCTGCCGGATGCCCTGTTCCAGTGTCTTGGTCAGGACAGGCTTTTCATCGGCAAAGTTTTGTTTCAGCGTGAACGCCAGCTCATCGTGCTTTCCAGGGATGAAAGGTTCCCCCGTCACACGGTCGCAAATGACCAGGCGGATTTCTGCCGAATCACCCCTCACAAGGCGGATCCGGTTCTGCACTACAGAGAAGCTCATTTCCATCCCCCCTGTTCCGGCTGCCGCTGTTCCATGGCATCCAGTCTGCGGTGGGCATGTTCTGCCAGGGCTTCCACCCGGGACAGCCGTTCCGCCATCTTCTGCCGCTTGGCTTCCGTATCCGACAGCTGGCGGCGAAGTTCTGCGATACAGTCCCGGAGGCTCCGCACCGATTCATTCAGCGGCTTGATGACGCTGAAATTAAAGATGACGCCGCAGAGCATCAGGACCGATACCAAGGATGCGGCCATCTGTAACCATTCAGCCATATTCCTCACCTCCTAGCCTGTCCGCTGGAACATGTACACGACGATGGACGGCTGCATGTTGTTGTGCGGCTGGCCACCACCCGTCCGGGAAAGGCTGTGGGAATGATTCCCATCCCAGGAGGTATGCCCGTCCACCTGATTCCCATGCCAGCAACCGTCGCCATAACCTACGGCAACAGGTGCATCATTGCCTTCACAGGCATCCCACTGGAAGTTGCGCGGCAATGACCCGCAGGACCAGTGACGATGATTTCCGCTGTCTCCGACTGTATGGCCATGAGCCGGAGTTTCTGGAATCGTAAGGTTGTGCTTCTCCTCACCCAGCTTGTCCCCGGCCTTGTACATGGTTCCGCTGTCTGCCGTACCGGCACCAATCAGGCAGCGGCCCATGGCAAAGGCCACCCAGGTCGTACCCGGCCAGTACGTTGCCGGATTCTTCCCGTCTGCGGAAATATAGATGGCATTGACAGGGAACGGACAGGCCTGAATCTTAGCCACGGCTTCCTCGTCCATATCGGCGTAGGTGACCTTGCCCCAGCTGCCATTGCTGTGCAGGACGGTATTCAGCTTCCCGGCTGAAGGTGACGGGACCATGCCGCTCTGGCCTGCCGTCTTTTCGCCGCAACCGCTGAAATCTGGCAGGGTGATATCCTTCGTGCCATCAAAGACAACCCGGTGAATCTTCCGCCCCGTCTGCAGCTTCGACGCACTGGCCGCATTGCCGCTGATGCCGCTGGCATGGGCCTTGGCATCGGTCAGATGGGCATTGATGTCGGCTGCCGTAGCGGAAATCCGCTCATAGAGCCGGGCATCATTACTGACCAGCTGGGACACGGTCTTGTTCTGCTGATTGAAGACGACCGGGTCTTCTGAAAGATATTGAGGGAAAAGCACGTCATAATCCAGCGTATTCTCCACAGCTTCTGTGGGCCGGACTTCCTGTCCGGCACGGTCCGGGAAGTCGGCAGACCATTTCTCTTTGCTGTAATCATCCATTTGTCATCACTCCTTTTTGGGATACGATGGTTGCCGTCGAGAAGGTGGCTTCTCCGTTCCAGTGAATCTTGCCATTCCAGGAATAACCCAGGTAGATGGCGTATCCCAGATGGGCCGGCTTGTAGATGTTGAGCTGCGTGATGAGCTTCTGCAAGGTCGTGGTATCTTTGTCGTTCATGATGCAGTACACCTTGAAGTAATACTCCTCATTGACTTCCTCGATATGGCCGGCACTGTAGAGATTAATGATGGAGTTCATGAAATCTTTCGTAGACACATCCACGTGCTGCAGCTTGAAAAGGATCCGCTGCCTGCGGAATTCGTCGCTATCTCCGTCACCGGGCTTGATGCCCAGGAACGATTCATAAAGCGGCAGCGCCCAGGTGGCGGTGTTCACGAAGAAGTTGTCCGCCAGGTCCTGCAGAGCCAGGCGCAGACGGTCATGCTCCTCATTGCAGGTTTCTGCCGCGCAGTGGAACATCGGGTCTTTGGATAAGAAATTCGGCAAATACTTCAGGATATCCATCCGGCTCTGCCGCATCCAGTCATTGGCTGACAAGGTTCAGCACCACCTTCCCTGCCACGGGGATCTGCTCGTTCGTCAGTTCCACGTTGGCCGCTTTTCCATTAAGCTTCAAATCCTTATAATCCGTAATGCCGCTGATGGAAAGGAGGAGTTTCCCCATCTGGGCCAGGCTGACATAAGAAAGCGTGAAGCCCGTCTGCTTGAGATAGGCTGTCATGGCTGCCTTTACGGCATCAGGGCTGGCTGTGCCATAGACATCTGCCGTCAAATCAATGGATAATGGTGCCGGCGAAACGACGGTCACGGTCGCACCGATAGGCCGCTGGCTTTCGATGTAGTTATAGACCTCCTGGATCAGTTCAGCCGATGCCGATTCATTCTCTGCCGTGACGATAATGACCTTCACCGTGCCATTGCCCTGCCAGAGCGGGATGACTTTGCAGTTCTCGACGCCATCGACAGACATGGCCCAGTCACGATAATGATTCGCATTGCCCGAGGTGATAGGCTGGCGCACCCGGAACAGGAGCCGGGCAAGGAGTGCGTCATCCGTTTCTTCATCCGCCCCATCGGTGCATTTCTTATGGTTAACGACTGCCGAGATATTCGGGATGGAATAGGGGATTTCTGTAATCGTTCCTTCGGCCACATTGCCACTCGCCCCGGCATCGGCAGCTTCCACGGGAATCGTAACCTCAGCGGCATCGGCAGGAATGGTGGCCGACTCCAGGGTATAAAATCGCTGGCCGTCTTTTGTCTGGAAGAGACTGCTGCGAATGATGTAGGCTCCTGCCATCCCCGTCACCGTAACTTCTCCTTTGGCCTTGACGGCTTTCTTGCGATCGACGCCAAATTCCGCTGCCCGCAGCGTCAGGTAGTCGCCCCAGGACGTTTCGGCAAAGGCCGCGTCGCGCAACATGGCCAGCTCGGCATAGCTGCTCTCAAATTCCACAGCATTGGCGTCGATCAGGTCGCGGGCAAAGGTGCCTTCCATGGTACTTTGCTCTTTTTCCGTAATGGTGTGCAGGGTCTGGGCCATGCGGCTCTCAATCACATCTTTGGTCTGTGCATCAAATAAATTGCTCATGCCTCGCTCCTTCCTGCCGTCACGGTCAATGATTCGTCACTGTAAATGGAAGTGACGTCAACCGTAATGGCCAAGTCATCCCGTTCCCGCTTCTCCACCTCGATATGGTTAATGCGGGCAATGTACGGATTCACCATCAATCCCTCACGGATATTCTGGCAAATCCTGTCTGCCGTATACTGGCTGTTTGGCGCTCTCCCCTGATACGGCTCGATGGTAATGCCATAGCTGTCATCATAGGCCAAGTAGCGATACCGCTCGGTGAGGATTGCCTTATAAATCCAGACCTTGAGGGCTTCATTTTCTGTCACCATCAGGTTCTGGCCTTTTTCATCGTAGCGGAAGCACTGCTTATCAAAGTCATAGCCGTATTCTACGAAAAGAGGCAGCGACTCATTCCGGTTCGCTGCCTGGATGCTGTTCATTGCTACAAAAGGATCAGCCATGGCCATCAATCCTCACAATCTCATCCAAAATAATGTACTGCTGAATCCGGTCGTTGATGAGCATGGGCATGATGGCCACGTACATGCCGGGCTTCAGCGTATCCGTATAGATGACGGAATCGGTGTAGGCATTATCGATATCATGATTATGGGACTGGTAAGCCGCATCGCCGCTGCCGCCGGCACGGTTCTGTGTCGCCGATACCAGATGGCCTTTAGCCGTGCGGCCATAACCTGCCAGGAGATAATGGGAAATCCACAGCTCCTCTTTCGTCAGGATGATGCCGTTGTAACGGACTTTAATCTCTGGCGGCGAAGCAAGGATCTGCCCGATTTGAATGTCCGGGCTATTGCTGCTGCGGCTGACCTGCTCCATCAGATTCAGCAGGCTGATATACGGATTTTTCTGCATCTCCTGTCACCCCCTCGATGTCTTGATGATGGTCGCCGGATAATAGTCGCTCCCCATATCGATGCTGCCTTCGTAGTGATGAAAACAGCCATAGACATTGGAGCTGTTGCCCCAGCAGCCGCCGCTTCCGTCATAGACGACGACATGCCAGTTCGGGTCCGGCTTGCTGTAGCGGTTGTACATGATGATGTCGCCCTTTTCGAGCTGCGACGGGTCATAAGGGATAGCCATACCCTGCGCTTCGGCATCGGCGCGCAGCTGGTCGCAGCCTTTCACGCCATTGTTATATTCCTGCGCTACAAAAGGGGAATAGCCCGCCGCAGCGATGGTCGCCCGGTCGACACAGCCTTCTGAGCCATAGGGAGAAACGGTACCCTCGAAATTGGCCATGCACGCATCGACCACACTGCTGCCAGCGATAGCGCCACCTGCAGGAACAGAAGATGTCGATTCCGTTTCCGCTGGCGGCACATAGTCTGGGTTGGCATTGTACGATGTACTGTCCAGTTCCTGTTTCTGCTCATCCAGCAGTTTGTTGAATACCAGATGCAGCTCCATCAGGTGCTTGTTGCCTTCGATTTTATGGCTGTCCGACTTGATGAAGAACTGGCCCTTGAGCTGTTCTTCCTGGACTGAGACAGAAAGCCCAGCGATGCACTGGATATGACCGATGGCCCGGATGGACATGTCATGGGCGACGGTCTTCAGCATGGCCCTTGCCTGCGAGGCATCGTCCTGCTTAGGGTCGGCCTTGCAAATGGCCTGGATGAGACCAAATTTCTGGATGTCTGTAGTATTGGGCAGCTCCCCCTTCGTCTGTCCCGTACTGTCAACGACGACCACTTTCGATACCATGTCTTCCACCGATTCAGAAACAGACGCGCCCGTCAGATTCGTCACATCGCTGATCAGGAAGTCCCCCACCACCTGGTCATTCATGCAGACCACGTTGAGCTTCCCTTCGGTCATGTAGATATGGTATCCCTTTCCATCCTGTGCAGACTGATAGGATAATGCCTGCTTGATAGCCTCCGTAGCCGAGATATCATCGGCAATGAAATTGCAGGTGACGGGCAGGTCGGGAATAGTCCCGGCCGGAATAGAAAAGTCATTGATGGTCTGGCGGATGGCGTCGGCCACTGTGACGTTCGTGTACTTCTTGGTCATGCGGGACTTGGCCAGATAGACGATATTGTCAAAGGCTGTAAAATGCATCACGGAAGAGCCGCTCTCCCGGCTGCGGCCAAAAATACGTCCCTGGAACAGGTGGACAGTCTGCTGCGTCTTATCGTCAATGTGGATAAACAGCACCTCGTCCCCCAGTTCCAGTTCCGGATTCTGCCAAGATTTATCCCGTGTCGTATAGGCCAGGTCGAATTCCAGCCTGCGTCCGGCCTGCTCGACGTCCCCGGACCAAGTTGCACAAATCAGCCAGCCCGTAAGGTCTGCGTTCTCGGGCTTTTTCTGGCCTTCCGTCTGAGCATCCTCGGTATTGCTTTTCTTATTGATTCTTTGCAACTGGAACATTTTCATCATTCCTTTTGAGGTTCATCGTCGTCAGGCGGATGATATCCCCGGGCGAAAGACCGCCGTTACGGACGATGCTGCGATAGATCTGGAACTTCGAGAACTGCTCATTGTTGAGCGTCACCGATTTCCCCACGGCCCGGCCGATGACGTTGCCGATGCTGTCACCGGGATAATAGGTGATGTTCTTCTTCATCTTCGACCAGAACGATTCCGGCCGCTTCTTCAGCCCTGTCGCAGCATCGGTCTTTCCCGTCTCCGGTGCTGTGACGTAGCGGTACTCCGTCAGGCCCAGCTCGTAATAGACATCGCCGCTGCCGTCCTTTTCACCAAACTTGAAGGACGAAATCAGGCAGGGCATGGAAAGCGGCGTATCCGACACCGTCAGCTGACAGACGCTGTCACCGGTACGCATCGTTTCCAGTTGGGCGATGTATGTATAAGGCGCAAGGCCCATCATGGCAAAGGGATAATCCTGTGCTGGGAAAAATCCGGAAAGGGTCAGTGTCCTGAGTCCCGTCTTTCCCATCATGAGGTAGTCGCCGAAGTTATTGATGTTCACCGTGCCATGATTCGTATTGACAGATACCATCAGCTCCGAAGGCAGGACGGGAAAGACCACCGCTGCCGATTCAGAAGAGAGAGAAATCGTGAGGGAAGATGCAGCCTGGCCGATGGCGTTCAACAGAGATGCTAAGAAAGAACTCATCAGAGGGTCGCTCCTTTCATGCGGTTCATGCCGTACAGTCTCATTTTTTCGACGAGTTTTTCAGCGACGGCGTCGATGTCCTGCTCGCTGCGGACGTTCATCGTATCAATGCAGATGGTGATGCCGCCGCTGCCGGCGTTCATGGCCTGACGGATGCTTTCATCATGAGGTATGACCGTACTGCCGTTGGGCAGGTGTACCAGCTCGCCCCGGCGGTCTTCATTGATGACGGCAAAGCCGCCACGAAAGTTCTCGACACCGCTTTCAAAGTGGCTGATACTTGGGATATCAAATCCCACATGGGTCGGCGCCCCTCCCGTCAGGGACGGAATGTCGATAGACAGGCCGTTGATGCTGGAAATCAGGCCGTTCACCTGGTCGATGACCCAGTTCACACCGCTGCGAAAGGTGTCCTTGATGCTTTCCCAGATACTGGAGGCCGTCTCGCTGATGCCGTTCATGGCTCCGTCCCAGGCAGAACTGATCCAGTTCATCCCTGCATCGACGGCGTCCGATACAGCCTGTATAGCCTGTTCGATATAATGCGACACGGTATCCCAGTTCCTCCACAGAAGGTACAAGGCAGCAATAATCGCGGCAATGATGATAATGATGGGATTGGCCATGGCTGCGGCGCCTACGGCACGGATGATGGTGATCATCATGCGTCCGGCAGTCAGAAAGGTACTGCCCATGCCCCTGGCCACGATGGCAATGCCCCGGCAGACCGGAATGAGTCCTTTGAACTGGGTCGAGAGATACTTCGAGACACTGCCGGCTTTGCTAATGCCCGTGGCAATAGAGTTGAAAGTACCAAAAGCCCTGCCGCCGACCGTCAGCACCCGCCCCAGGGTGGAACCGAAGAGCTGGAAGGTCACGATGCCAAAAGCCACCTGGCCAATCAGCGTTTTCTGTTCCGGTGTAAGCGCACGAAACCAGGCAGCCAGTTCCTTGACGCGCATCGACATGGCCTTGAAGTACGGCGTAAACGACACTGCTAAATCCATGCCGGCATTCTTCAGCTGGTTCATGGTAATTTGCATCTGCTCCGACGGGGTCAGCATCTTCTCATAGGCTTCCCGGGTCATGCCGGCAGACTGGGCCATCTGGTCCATGACCTTATCGAAGTCCCCGGCTCCCTTGCCCGTCAGGACCAGGATGCTGTTCAGGCCCTCGACAGAGCCAAAGAGCTGGGCCATCTGTTCGGCATCGCCGCCTGTCGCCCGCTTCACTTCGTCCAGGAACTTCACCCAGCCCACGCTCTGCAGATGAGCCGCATTGAACTCAAGGCCAAGGGACTGAGCCAGTTTCGCCGCTTCGGCAGACGGCTTCAGGATGTTGCTGTAAGCCGCCTTGAGTCCGGTAATGGCCTCGCTGGTCCGGATACCGTTCTTGGTCAGGACGGCGATGGAACCGAACAGTTCCTGGGTACTGACATTGAGCTGTGCCGCAATGGGGATGACATTGCCCATGGACTGGGCCATCTCGCCAAAGGATGTCTTGCCGAAGTTCTGTGCCAGGAGCATCTGGTCCGTCACCGCCGTGGCTTCTTCTGCCGATTTTCCATAGGCATTGAGGACCGTGGTCACACCGTTAACGGCAGTCGTCGTGTCGGTGAAGCCGGCTTTCGCAGCAATTGTCATGTCTTTGACAAAGCCCACGGCATGGGCCGCATCGACACCAGCGGAAATGGCCTGGTAGACCGATTCCGAAAGATCAGCGACACCTGCGCCCGTTTCATCGCTGACAGCACGAATCTCATCACTGACCTTCTGCATGGAAACAACCGTCGTGTCGACCAAAGTCGAAATCTTGGCGATACCGTTGGCAAAGTCGCTGTGCAGCTTGAAGCCTGCCGTTGCGGCTGCCAGGATGGGGGCTGACAGCAGGGCTATCTTGTCTGATAAGCCGGAAATCTTGCTTCCCGTCTGCTCGATGCTCTTCGCCGTCCGTTTCTGGATGCGCTCATGCTCCGTCAGCTTGTCCGACAGTCCGCTGACCGATTGTTTCGCCGCCGCCATCTGGGTCTTCATGGTCCCCAGGCTGGCATTGACGCTATGCACGGTCGGCGTGAACAAATCCCGCAGCCGGATGGCGGCATCGATGACATTATTGGCCATGCTGTTTCACCTCTCAATGTTGTTACAGATATTAAAAATATAGTAAGATAAAAGAAATCTATCGTTACGGAGGAATTCCAATGCGCTATTTCAATGAAACAGAAAAAAGATTAGCTGAACGATATCACCATATGGAGCTTGGTACTTGCAAAATCTGTGAAGAATGTCACAAGAAAGAACATTTATCCTTACCGATTGGCTGCTGGTGCGTAGGTTCCGATTTTAATAAAACTTCCAAGAGAATTCTATTTGTCGGTAAAAATGCCAGAAACAATCCCGGCACGATTGAAGACGGCTTCCGCAATCCCTTTCAATATACCCGTGAATCTCTGTGGAACAAAAGCTGGCCATATTGGAGCTATACTCGTGCTATCACTCAGAGAATATTCGGTGACGATTCTATAGAACACATCGCATTTACCAATATTGTCAAATGCAACAATTCCGGAGGAAAGGATACTACCTCAGATTTTGTAAAATCCAACTGTATCCTAAACCTAAAAGTCCTTCAGCAGGAATTAAAGGTAATACATCCTACTCATATCATTTTTTATACATCTTGGTATTATGACGATTACATCCCTAACGTTTTTGACCGTTATAATATTCATTACAACGGTTTTAAAGACATTGGGAAAAGAAAAATGCCCTGGCAGGAAGCCATTTCCACCCTGGGCAATCAAACCTTTCATGTACTACGTGTCGGCCACCCACAATGCAAGAAAAAAAGCGACTTCGTCTATGAAATATCTAAGTGGCTTGAGCCTGCCTTATGACTTTATGGCAGATAGCCGTATTTTCAGCAGTTAATCCGATAATGCTGAAGATACTTTTTTATCGCGTTCTTCCATCTCATAGCGGATGAAAGCATACAGCACCTGCCGTTCGCCGTATCCCAGTTTCATGACCGCTGACGGCAGCAGGTGATGCTCCCGGAACAGGAGATACATTGCCTGCACTTCGCCATCGGTCCGGATCAGTTTTTTACGGCTTTGTCCGCCTTTTCCTGGGTCGTATAGCCGTTGAGTTCTGTGATCTGCGCTGTGAGATCAGCAATCTCACCTGCCAGGAAGAGCTTGCGGATGATGTCACCAGGAAGTACGGCCCCGAATTTTTCCAGCAGATCCTTGTTCTTGAGGTCCGGGTCGGCAATCCCCGCCAGGAGCGTCTGGGTCTGCATCTGATAAATGTCGATGTTATCGGCGCTGCCGTTGGTGAAGTCCACGGCCATCTTCTGGATATCGGCGTAGCGTTCTGGGTCGATAGCCCGGAGCGTGATGATAAAATCGAATCCGAACAACTTCGAGAGCCGTTCCATCTTCACTTTCTTTTCAGGCCGTTCGGCCAGCTTGTTCACTACATCTGCTTTCAGCAGTCGGTCTACCATATTCATGTGCTTGTTCTCCTTATGCTAAATCCAAGAGGTCCCAGTCCGAGAAAGTGAAGCTGTAGCTTTCCTCGCCCATCTTGTCCACTTCCCAGTCGGCCAGAATGAGGCTGTCAAAGGTCGCATCCTTGATGACGATGCGTTCGCTGCCTATGGCATCCTTGTCATCTAGGACGGAGACGATGGTCACGACGGTCTGCTTGCCCGCCTTAATGTTGTCGTTCATCTTCTTGATCATGTAGCTCGAGACTTTATGGAGCTTCAGCTGCCCTTTGCAGTCATAGCCCGTGACCTTGTAGCCCTTGCCGACATGGCGGAGCATCTTCACTTCTTCCTTGGTCAGGGTGACCTCGGCCTTGAAAGCCGTGGCTTCGGCCATGAGGTCGCCGTCGATATAGAGGTCGGCATACTTTCCGTTCATCACCCGTTTGGCTTCCATGCTGTTCACTGTACTTCACCTCCTCAGATATTGACGGCAATCGTGACATCTTCCATGGCATCCAGGAGCGAAGCATCTACGGCGATGAAGACATTGCTGCCGATGTTGGCCAGCTTGATGTCCATTTCCGACATGTCCGCCAGTTCCTCTTTCGTATATTTGCCATTGGATGCCAGCCAAATCTTCGTGGATTCCACATCGATATAAGCCGTGTTCTGCCCCTGTTCCAGCAGGCCCTCCTGGGCCAGCTGGTCAAGATACCCCTGGATAGCCGTCACCAGGAGGCATCGGTTGGCATAGCTGTTGGCATACTTGCCAAGGTAATGATCCTGGGCTGTGGTGCGGATATCGTCATACATCATGTCCATTAAATCGACGAGCTTGATTTTCTGGAACGATACGCCTTTTCCCTGGATTGTCGTGACCAGGGAGTTGATTCCGCGGCCCAGCTTGACCTTTTCCCCGTCAAAGAAAAAGAACAGCTTGCCGGCATCCGTCATGGTATCCATTTCTTCCTTCGTCCAGACGTCACAGCCGATGACTTCCGGCAGCGGCGCATACGTACAGGCAATGGTCATCGGCGTTCCTGCGATGATGCCCGCGATGCGCCCGCAGTACTGGGCCGTCGTGTAGGTCTTCGTTTTCGTACGGATGACTTGATTGACGAAGTTGATGACTCCTTCCGTATCCGCCGTGCAGTCCGGCAGGACGGCCTTGATGCGCTTATTCTTATTCGTCCGCATCCCCTTGATCCAGGTCGCGATAGTGTCGATGTGGTTTTCTTCGATGTCCGGGATGACTAGGTAATCGAAGCGCTTGTTCTCGATGGCCTTGAGGACATCGGTATAATCTTCTGCATCCTTGCTGATGATTTCGGCGATGACCTTCTTCGGACTGTTCACGTAGCCGCGAAGGGTCAGTTCCAGCTGCTCACGGTTGCTGTCTGAGAGTTCTTTGGGAATGTCATCTGCCGTGTACAGGTTCACTTCCGTCTGGGACGGCAGTGTCTCTTCTTTCAGAATCAGAAGGACAATACCGCGTTCGCTGCGTTCGACGGCACTGATGCCTTTTTCTTTGAACGCGATATTAATGGATGGCATTTTCATGGGTTACGTCTCCTTTCCCTGATACCGCTGATGCAGTACCTTCATGATTTCTGCCGTTTCTTCTTTTTCCCGGGCGTCATAGTACTGGAAGGTCAGCGTCAGACGCCCGCCGTCATTGTCCGTCCCCATCAGCTCCTCACTCATAGACACGACAGGGAGATAACGGTTGCCGACTTTCAGTCCGTCCCGGAATAAATTTTCCGCAGCAAAAAGCACGGCGTAGATGGCCGTGCTTTTTTCCTGCTTCTTCGGCAGATACGTAATGTAGAGGTCCGTATCCCGGTAGACCTCGTTTTCTTTCTGCGGCGTCGCTACCGTCATTGTCTTCAGGAAAAAGGCCGGCGGCGCAAAGCCTTCCTTGACTTCCTGCAAATAGACGGGGTACGGGAACCGCTCTTTGAGTTTCTGCTGCACCGCCTGCAAGATATCGATATCATGGATCATGTGCCGCCTGCTTTCTTGAGGAGCTTCTTCGTGAGTCTCTCCAGTCCCGGCTGCAAGTCGCTGGCTTCGAAGACCTTGACGGATTTCTCCGTATAGTGCTGGCCTTCATAATAGCCCACGGTCCTGCCGCCAGGTGTTTTCTTCGCATGGCCGTTATTTAAGAGGTGATGTACGGGATGCTTGTTGATCAGCTCATAGACCAGCTCGGAACCGTTGTAGCCTTCCACCTTATGCTTCCAGCCTTTCTTCAGCTTGCCCGTGCTGCCTTCCGGCGTGTTTTTTACGCACTCCTTCTTGAGCTTGTTGCCAAGCGTCACCAGGCCCTTTTCGGTAGTGCCGGGAAACTCTTCAATAGCAGAAAGCAGTTTTTCTGAAAGGTCATCCAATCCTTTGACCTCAAAGTCACTTCCGCTCATTGTCCGTCCCCCTCACTTCTTCCGTACAGTACAGTTCCAGAGCTTCATGGCGCATATACGGGTCAACTATGGTATCGATGTCGTAGAGGTGATCCTGATACTTCACCTTCATATCGTGGGTGACACCCGGACGCCAGCGAATGGTGATCTTGCTGTACTCCGTGTCCGCCTTGCGTTCCATCTCATAGAACACTTTGCCCCGGGCAGGCTCGATGGATGCCCAGCAGCGGTACACTACGACGTCGGCCTGGGTATCGAAACCATATTCATCCGTCACGGCCTGCTTTCCCAGAATCTCAATCCGTTTATTCAAAAGCCCCGTCTTCATGGGCATCCCCCTTTTCAAAAACAGCTCCGCCGGACCCCGAACAGCAGCCAGCGCAGACGTTTCAAAAGGCCTGCGTAGTCCGCTTCCTCCCGGTGCTCATATAAAAAAGCCGCAGCGAAGAGAATCGCTTCGTGAAAAACCACGGGATTCTCTTCGGCATCGGCTTCCTCGCAACGGGATATATCCAGGCAGAGGGCCTGGGCTGTTTCCAGGGAAGACTGGATGACGTCATCATTACTCGTGTCATCTTCATCAATCCGCAGGTATTCCCTGGCTTCTTCCAGCGTCACAATCATGGCTTATCCCTTCGCTTTCATCTCCAGGGCCTTGACCGCTTCCTTGAGCATCAGCATGCCATCGACGCGCTGGCTGGCAAGGAAGCCGATCTGGCCGTTGGCGGCATACAATTCGTTAAGCCGCTTGAAGGAGCGGTATTCCCTATCGGCAATCCAGTAGTAGCTGAAGTCCCCGAAGAGCATGGGACGGCTGCCCGCCGCCAGTTCCGGTGCAAAGGAAGTGCAGTAGCAGGGACGGTTCAGGATAGTATCCGGCGTACCTGCGGTGACAGACGGCTGCCAGATGTAGTTGCCGTTGTTGTCCTTCACCTTGCGCAAGGCCTTAATGGTTGCATCGTTCAGGAGCCATACGGCCTTGCGGCGGTACGGGATGCGCAGGGAGTGATACAGGTCGATGACATCATCAAAGGTGATGGATGCGCCATTGGCTATCACGCCCAGCTCCGCGGACGGGAACACGCCAGTCGGCTTGTTCTTCCCGTCACCGGTGAGGAAGGCTTCTTCTTCCTTCGTGCCGATACGGCGGGCAAATTCACCGGCAATGTAGCTTTCCAGGTCGAAAGCGCTGTCGTTCAGCAGTTCTTCCGACACACGGATAGCCGTCCCCAGCTTGTACGCCCCGATGGACTGCTGGCCGAAGGTATCCTGGCTGTCCGGGTAGAGGCCGTTCTCTTCCATCCAGGACGCTTCGCCATGACCCGTCACGATGGGAATCTTGCGGTCGCCGCTGGTGTGGATGACCGTGGCCAGGCCGCGGAAGAAATTCTCTTCCTGGAGCTTGTCGATGAGCTGGTGTTCGAATTCGTCCGGTACCAGATAGCCACCATCAGCATCGGTGCCTGCACTCAGGGCGTTCTGTACATCAATGAAGTTCTTATGGCGGATGCTGTCCCAGAAAGCCTTACGATAGGCATCGGACGCACGGCCTCTCTTTTCTGCTCCATTCTGGCCTGCGCCAGGGAGTTCAGTAATCGGCATCGTGGTCGGCTGGGACAGCTGGGCATCGAGCTGCTGCTGGCGTTCCAGGCGGTCGATTTCTTTGCCGAGGTTCACCACATCCGCTTCCATCTTGTCGTAGCGAGCCGCATCTTCTGCAGAGACCATGCCGTTTTCATCACGGACGGTATCCAGAAAATTCTTGGCGGCATCCCACAGATTCTTGCGTTTCTCACGCAGTGCTAAAATCGTATCCATTGTTGTCCTCCTTAATGAATGAGCAATGCCAGCCGGTTCTCCAGGGAAGCGGCTGGCACTTTATTGACAGGTTCACGTGGTTTTAATTTCTGTACTAACGAATTGGTGACAGTAACAGGGGTGTAAATCATGGCTTCCGGCTGCTCCCCATCGTCTTTCTTCTGGTCGAAGAGGATTTCATCGGCAAAGCCAAGTTCCACGGCCTTCTTCGCGTTGAGCCAGGTCTCGTCATCCATCATGTGCGAAATCTTCGTGCGGGCCAGGCCGCTCTTGATTTCGTAAGCGTTGATGATGCTCTCCTTGACTTCGCTCAGCATGCCGATGGTCTTTTCCATCTCTGCCTGATCGCCATAGGCCAGGGTCGCCGGATTATGGATCATCAGCATGGCCACTGGCGACATGCAGACCTTGGTCCCGGCCATAGCGATGACGGACGCAGCCGAAGCGGCCAGGCCGTCAATCTTGACGGTGACGTTCCCCGGATAATCCATGAGCATGTTATAGATTTGGGCAGCGGCAAAACAGTCACCGCCCGGACTGTTGATCCAGAGTGTGATATCGCCGCTGCCCGCATTCAGTTCTTCTTTGAATGCCTTCGGTGTCACTTCATCGCCCCACCAGGTCTCATCCGAAATCTGGCCGTCCAGATACAGCGTCCGTTCACTGCCGAAAGAATCCGGTGCTTCGTTAGTCACCCACTTCCAAAATTTATGTTTCATTCGTATCTCCCTTCTGGGCAAAAGCCCCGGCATCCTTGAGCTTGGTCATGCTGCCATTGACAAGGTATAGATTACCGCCCTCTTCATCCGACACGGGATTCATGTCTTCCATCTCCCGGATATCGTTGGCGGACAGCCAGCCGTTCTGCCGGCCGATGCTGTACCCGGTCATGCGGCTCTCATAGTCGCCGCGCATGAGACCGTTCACGTTGAACTTCAGGAAATACTGTTTCTTCTCTTCCGGCAGGAACAGGGCTTTCTGCATGGCCTGTTCCCAGCGGATGACCCATGGATCCAGCGTGTACTTCACAAATTCCATGGACTGCTGCTCAATATTATTGAAGGAACTTTTCTCCAGGTCGCCAATCATGTGTGGCGGGATGCGGTAGAGCCGGGCAATCTCATCGAGCTGGAACTTCCGTGTTTCCAGGAACTGTGCTTCTTCCGGCGGGATGCCGATCTGCTGGTACTTCATGCCTTCTTCCAGCACAGCCACCTTGTGGGCATTGCCCGTCCCCCGGTAGACGGCATTCCACGAATCCCGGACTTTGGCCGGATCCTTCAGAACGCCTGGATGTTCCAGCACCCCGCTGGGGCTGGCCCCGTTCGCAAAGAAAGAGGCACCGTATTCCTCGCAGGCCATGGTCATGCCCACGGCATTGCGGGCCATGGCAATCGGCGAATAACCGACCAGGCCGTCAAACCCAAGGCCGGGGATATGCAGCACTTCTTCCTTCTGCAGGGCCACCTGCCCGTACGGCTTGATGTTCGGATTCTCGTCTCCCGTCTTGGTATACAGATAAAAAATCTTTCCCCGGTCATCCCGGCAGACGGTCATCTTGTCCGGCCTGAGCGGGTATAGTCCCTGTACCCGCCCTAATCGGTCGCGGATGATCTGGGCGTAAGCATTGCCCCAGATGAGCAGGTGGCTCATGAGCGTTTCCCGGAAGATAAACGAAGTCATCTCCGGATTCGGCTCATCATGGAGCAGATGGTACAGCGGATGGTCATAGACCCGCTCCTTGCCGCCAGGCGTGTAACGGTACAGCTGGAGCGGCAAGGCCGCCAGAGTTTCCGCCAGGATGCGGACGCAGGCATACACTGCCGTCGTCTGCATAGCCGTGAACTCGTTCACCGTCTTGCCACTGGCAGAGGGGCCGAACAGATAACGAAAATCCGTGCCGATATAATAGTTCTGAGGCTTGTCCCGGGTACGGAACAGGCTGGATAAAAAGGGGATTCTCATAAAATACCTCCAAAAACGGGCACAAAAAAGCACCTGCCATTTTTGCAAATGTCTTTAAAATGCAATAACACCTCGTTCGTCATAGACACTGCCACTGCCAGTCCCGTTGCGGATGCAGCGGTCTAGTGCCATGATGGACGCCACGATTCCGTCAATCTTTTCGACGGATTTTTCTTTGTCCGGCTTGATGTTTCCCGCAGGATCTTGGCGCATGACGACGTTGCTGGCCATCCATTTGAGAACGGGATTGCCGCCATGGATGATGTTCCCTTCCATCAGGAGCTTGAACAGCTCCTTCGACGGCGGCGACATATCCTTGAACCCCTGGCCGAAAGGCACCATGGTGAAGCCCATATCTTCCAGGTTCTGCACCATCTGGGTGGCGTTCCAGCGGTCATAGGCGATTTCCCGTATGTGGTACGTTTCCCCCAGGCGTTCGATAAACTTCTCGATGAAGCCGTAATGGATGACGTTCCCTTCCGTCGTCTGGATGAAGCCCTGCTTCTGCCAGACGTCGTAGAGAACATGGTCCCGGCGGCACCGCAGTTCCAGCGTGTCTTCCGGCAGCCAGAAGAAAGGCAACAGGATGTATTTCTCATCATCGCTCCGTGGCGGGAAAGCCAGTACCAGGGCCGTGATATCCGATGTACTGGACAAGTCCAGCCCGCCGTAGCACATCCGTCCCCGCAGGGAATCCAGGTCAATGGGAAGGCTCCCCTTGTCGTAGACCTGTTCCGGTATCCAGCGGATGCTGGCCGAAGTCCAGATATTGAGCCGGAGCTGCTTAAAGACATTCTCTTCCGCCGGATTTTCGACAGCATTCCGATAGGCTTCCCGGACGCGATCAATCTGAATGGTATGCCCCAGAGAAGGATTGGCTTTGTACCAATTGGCTTCATCCGTCCAGTCTTCCTCATGTTCCAGGCCATAGACCACGGGGTAAAAGGTGGAATCTTTCTTTCGGCCCGCCATCAAGTCAAGGGCCTTTGTGTGCAACTCATAGCAGATACTGTTCTTGTCGTTGCCCGCCGTCGTGATGATGAAGAAGAGCGGCTGCTCCCGGGCATCGCCGGAGCCTTTGGTCAGGACATCATAGAGCTTGCGGTTCGGCTGGGCGTGGATTTCGTCAAAGACCAGGCCCGACACATTGAGTCCGTGTTTGGTCCCGGTTTCCGCCGACAGCACCTGGTAGAACCCGGCGTTGCGATAATTGATGATGCGCTTGCCCGCCGTCCGTATCTTGGAGCGGCGCATCAGGGCCGGACTCATCTCGACCATCTGCCGTGCCACATCAAAGACAATGGAAGCCTGGTTGCGGTCACAGGCCGCACCATACACTTCGGCACTCGGCTCGTTATCGGCATAAAGAAGGTACAGGGCGATGGCTGCAGCCAGCTCGCTTTTCCCGTTCTTCTTTGGAATCTCTATATAGGCCGTCAGGAACTGCCGCTTCCCGTTTTCCTTGACGATGCCGAAGAGATCACGCACAATCTGTTCCTGCCACGGCAGGAGCAGGAACGGCTGCCCGGCCCATTTGCCTTTGGTATGACAGAGATGCTCGATGAAGGCAACCGCCCTGTCGGCCTTGTCCTTGTCGTAATGGGAATCCGGCAGCATGAACGCTGACGGCTTATATACAAATGCCAAACTTGTCACCCCCTTAACAGCAGTTCCATTTCATCCGTTTCTTTTTCTGCCCCGTTCTCTTCCCCAACTATGCGGCTCCGGGCTGACGGGGTCAGGCCAAACTGCTCACAGAATTTCAGCATGATCTTGAGGTTCGTCTGGGCAATGGCTACCTGCGGTACCTGCTGCAGGTAGCCGTTCGGCGTCCGCACCATATCCCCATGCTGGGTGATGAACTCTTCCGCTCCTTTCCATCGGGCATATGCCTGGCAGTACCCGGCAAAGGCCATCATATCCAGGTTGGTCAGCATCCCCATCTCAGCAAGGACTTTCCCCAGCCGCTTCCATTCTTTCTTGGCGTCATCTTCCAGCCAGTCCGGGCAGCGAGGGAGCCGTCCCTTTAGCATGGGTTCCTTCTTATTGAGGGGACGATGGCCGGGATTGCCTTCCAGCACCTTGAGCGCCGTCGGCTTCGGTTTTCTTCCTCGTACAGCCAATGGCGCTCACCTCCCAATAAAAAAGCCCTTGCGGGCTGTACGACAGAGGGGACCGCATCTGCGTTCCCCTCGGGTTCTCTTTTTTAATTCTTCATGACCCATTCGATGGCGTGGCCATTGTCTTCGAACAGTTCGACGCTGACTGCCTATCCGATATTTATGCATCTTATTCGATGACTTCCCATTCGTCGGTTCCGGGTATCAGCCCAAGACTGCTGCCTGTATCCCACTGTACATGGATGGTTCCAGCATCATCGACGAACTGGACGGTGCCTTCAGTTCCCTTGGGCGGAGCTTGCCTGTCATCCATGGCGATAAGCCGGAGCCGCGTTCCTTCCATCCGTTCCCGGCTGTGCCGCAGGCCGGCTCGCAGGATAGACAGGTCGAAACCGAACCTGCGGTAATCCCGCTCCATGTTCTGATAATACCAGTCCTCCGGAATACCGAACCGCCGGTCTTCGTGCATGATGTACACAAGACCGCTGATGATGCCGTCATCTGTTTCCACATCCACTTCTTTTTTATAATAGAACCGCGGGAAGCCTTCATAGGCATCGAGCCGCCGTTCATCCGCCGGAGAAATGCGCCAGAAAACAACCGGCACGAAGGCATCCGCCTTCTTCTCGATAGTGGCGTAACATCCTGTCAGAGAACCTTTGAAGAGGAGTTCATAGCCCCGGATTCGGCCCGTCCCTGAAAGAACGGCGTCAGGACACCGTCTTGCCATCTGTACTTCACTCATGTTGCTGCCGTAGGCAATGTAGATTCTTTGTTTCATCGCTCTCATCCTTTCTGAAGGGATTACCCTTCTACCACCCCAAGGGCAGCCGAAGCTGCCCGTAAGGCTATCCCCTTCAAGCGGCGGCATTGCGCCATGCGGAATTGCCCGTGAGGTGTTTCAGGAAGTGGAGCCGGCAGGTCTTGAACTCGTCACCGATGAGTCCGAGCCGGAGCATCCAGCACCGGAAAGCGTATTTCTCATTGTCCGTTTCGGTCTTTCGGGCCGAGGCTTTCTTCTGGGCCAGGGCCTGATGAGCGACGGCCAGGCAGAACTGAATGTATGCCTTGATTTCCCCAGCGTGGAGTGTCCCGTTGAAAAGCCGGAACTCGACGGTTCCTTTGGTGAAGGTGGCATGCAGGTTCAGCCCGTGGTAGCGGGTGCTGTTGTAATGATGGTTCCGTCCGTAGGGTGCTTCCTGATACCAGAGGTCGGCGATGCCGTCCAGCGTGTCCGGCTTTTTCCGGTTGAGATCCTTCAGGAAGGTGGTGTTCGTTTTCCGGCAGTATCGGTTTTCCCGCGAGGGGTTGATCTGGAGGGCGCGGTAAATCATGTCTTCTTTGCTCGCCATAATGTTCACCAGGTTCCGTAGGGTCTTTGCCGTGAAGCGTTCGGCCCCGACGTGAATGTGGATGCCGCAGGATTTATTGGCAAAGGCCCCGGCCTTGCGTAGCATCCGCACCAGTTCCTGCAGCTTCGGGATGTCTTCGTAGGAAAGAATGGGACTGACCACTTCCGTGCGGTAGAAGCTGGAAGCATCTGTAATGTTTCCGTTCACCTTCTTCTGTGGAACCAGGCTGGAGTCGTTCATGGCTTTCCATTTCCGTCCCTGTTCATCCCTTGCGGTGTAGGTATCGTAGGCTCCGCCTTCATGCCGACTTTCCGTCCCGAAGAAGCGGGCCATGAGGCTGGCGGCCCGGCTTCTTGTAATCCCTGTCATTTCCATTTCGATGCCAAAGTGCAGTGTTTTCATAATCCTCTCTGTCCTTTCTATGTGTGCGTGTGTTCTTTTGGTACACTATATATCACTCTAAAGGCACACAATAGCAAGTCATTTTGAGAATAATTATGAATTAAATTGAAAATTTATGGGTTCTGATGCCGGCGTTCCTTCTGCTTTCTGGCATGAGCCTTGGCTTCTTCTTCCGTGCGGAAGGCACTCCATCCCTTCAGGCCTTTCAGCAGGGCCATGCGCGATTCGTGGCTGGCCTTGGTCCCCATGCCGATGCGCAGGAGCCACATCCGCAGGTAGTACTTCTCGTTTTCAGGCTTCCGTGTGTCAGCCTGAACCCGTTTCGCTTTTTTCGCTGCGCTGACCATGAAGGCCGCTAGTTCAATCAGGGCGCGGTTCTTCACAGCATTGCCGGTTGCGGCAATGCAGAATGTCACCGTATCTGCCGCAATCCAGAAGCCCCGCCCTTCCTTGCGATAGTTCTGATAGATGGCAAAGAAGGAAGTCTGGTCGGTACCAGGTTCTTCTTTCAAGTCTTCCACCAGCCTGTCCGGCACATGGATGTTTTCATGTCCTGCCGCCCGGTTCAGCAGGTACTGCTGGGCGTGGAGCATGAAGACCAGGTTGCGGAGCTGCGCACCGTCCATGCCATCAATGGGAACCTTGATTTCCATCCTGTCCGGATGCGGCAGTGCGTCCAATCCTGGCGTTTCATCCTGCTCCAGCGGCTCTTGCGGCACTTCGGGTTCCGTTCCTTCTGCCGGTTCCGGATGCGGAAGGATTCCTGCTTCCTGCAGGAAAGCCGTGATGGCGGCTTCTGTCTTTTCATCATCGCATTCGATATCGCCGCTGCGAAGGATGCGGAACCCCCGCCCTTCGTAGGCAAAGGCCGGCGTCCCCGTATAGCGGAGCTTTTCGTTATGGTTGAAGGGAATCAGCCTTCTGGCCAGTTCCTTGCGGTCGTTCAGGTTCGTCTGGATTGTCATGGTCTATGTACCTCCTTGTTTTGCTAGTACATATATCACTCTGAACGCCGATAATAGCAAATCATTTTTGCATCTTTTTCTCAAAGAAGCAGGCAATGCCGGCCAAGACGAAATACACGCAGGGAAGGGCGACACCGTTGCCCCACATCTTGTATTCCGCAGAATCCCGGTACGGTTCCTTCAGCCATTTGATAATCTGGTTCCGGGTCTTGGGCTTTGTCTTTTTCCCCAGGGCTTTCCGATGGGTCTCAAAGACATCGCTCCAAAAGCGGATGTCTTCTTCAGACGGGTTCCCTGTTTCCAGATGGCTGCACCACCAGTCCGGGAATCCCTGGAGCCTTGCACATTCTGCCGGCATCAGGCGGCGGACACGAGCATGGCTGTTGATGAGCGGCGGATCTTTATAATCCGTAGCTACCAGGGAACTGGCCATTTCCTTCGCCGCCCGTGTGAAGTGGGAATTCTTGCTGGCACTATAGGTCAGCTCCACCACAGCGATGCCGCCCTGGTTGCTCCCCGGTACATTTCCCGAACGGTCGACGGTCCGGCAGGTATCGCTCTCATAGATATGGTTCCGCATATTGCGGGTGCCGTCCGAGGTCTGCCGTACATCATAGGTTTTCTTTTCTCTGTTGCCCCCGCCCTGCAGGATCAGCGGCTGGTTGTTGCCGCCCGTCCCGTACCGCGCCGTGAGTGATGGGTTCACAGAGAGCGGCCCCTTGTACCGGGCATCGGCTCCATGGTTCTCAAACACCGGACCCGGCAGATTGACGATGACCGGAGGATGATGGGCTTCTGCCCGTAAGGTGTTCGTCCGCTCTTCCGTCACATCCATTCGGATGCCGCCCTGGTCATTCAGGCAGATTGTGCCTGCCGTTCCAGGGCCAGGCGCAAGACGTCCGGCAGCACCCTGCCATGCTCGGAAGCCCTGCGCAGAATACCCTGACAGGCCCTCGGACTCAAATAGAACCTTTCCGGCACTTTGTCCATTAAAATCTGCGACAAGGTAGATGCGCTTTCTTCGCTGGGGGACGCCCCAGTATTGGGCATCGAGGACGCGCCAGGCCACAGAGTACCCGTTTCCCAGGATGCATCCCGCAGGCTGCCATCTGGCACAGCCAGCCACTGAAACCGCAGGGTCTTTGATGCGGCAGATTTCTTCAAGGACCGTCCGGAAGTCCTCTCCCTTGTTGCTGGAGAAAGCCCCAGGGACATTCTCCCACACGATATATCTTGGATATTGTCCATTCGTTTCTTCCCTCATTTCCTTCACGATGCGCACTGCCTGATAGAACAGCGAGGACTGCGAACCGCCAAGGCCATCCCTTTTTCCGGCAATCGACATATCCTGGCAGGGACTGCCGAAGGTAATGATGTCTACCGGCTCGATTTGTGCGCCGTTTATGGCACTCACATCGCCGTAATGCTTCACAGATGGCAGCCGTCTCGTCGTCACGCGGATGGGGAACGGCTCGATTTCCGAGTTCCATACAGGACGGATGCCCGCCAGGATGGCGCCCAGTTCAAAACCGCCGCTCCCGGAGAACAGGCTGCCCAGCTTAATCTGTTCCATCATCTGCCACCTCCGCATACGGGATTTTCTCGTCCCCGCGCAGGACAAACACACCCGCGTCCCCATATTCACTGATGTAGCGCCTGACGATGACGTCGACGAACTTCTCGTCCAGCTCGATGCCGTAACAGATGCGGCCCGTCTGCTGGCAGGCCATGAGCGTAGAACCGGAACCGAGGAACGGGTCCAGGATGATGCAGTGGCTCATGGATGAATTCTGTATAGGGTACGCCATCAGGGCTATAGGCTTCATGGTGGGATGCTCTTTGCTGGCTTTCGGCCGGTCGTATTCCCAGATGGTCGTCTGTTTGCGGTCAGAATACCATTGATGCCTGCCGTTCAGCTTCCAGCCAAAAAGGCACGGTTCATGCTGCCATTGATACGGGCTACGTCCCAGTACCAGGGCGTTCTTCTTCCAGATGCAGCAGCCAGACAAGTAGAATCCTGCGTCCTTGAATGCCTTGCGGAAGTTCAGCCCCTGGGTATCTGCGTGGAATACATAGATGGAAGCATCCTGCTCCATGTTCTGTTCCATATTGACAAAGGCCGCGAAAAGGAACTGGTAGAACTTGTCATCCGGCATATTGTCGTTCTTGATCTTGCCGGCTGTTTCTTCCACATCGACGTTATACGGCGGATCCGTCAGCACCATGTTGGCCTTCTTCCCCGCCATCAGCCGTTCATAGGTTTCCGGCAGCGTCGCATCGCCACAGATGACGCGGTGGTCACCCAGGAGCCAGATATCTCCCGCACGGGCGACAGTCGGCTTTGCCAGTTCGCCGTCGACATCAAAGTCATCTTCCTTGATTTTCTTGTTGTACACTTTCGAGAAGAGCTGCTCGACTTCCGGTGCTTCAAAGCCCGTCAGGTCGACGTTGAAGTCGACGCTCTGCAAATCGACGATAAGGTCGGCCAGGAGCTGTTCGTTCCAGGCACCCGTGATTTTGTTGAGCGCAATGTTGAGCGCCTTGACCTTATGCTCATCCTCGATATGGACAACGACACACTGGACTTCTTCGTAGCCCAGGTTCTTCAGTACGGTCAGGCGCTGATGCCCGCCGATGACCGTCATGTCGTAATTGACGATGATGGGTTCCACATAGCCAAACTCCTGAATGGACTTCTTGATTTTCTCGTATTCCTTGTCGCCAGGCTTCAGCTGCTTCCTGGGGTTATATGCCGCAGGCTTCAGCTGGCCGATGGGCAGCATCTTCCATTCCATATCCGATGTCTTCACACGCTTGCTCCTCTCTGAAGGCAGCCGCCACCGCTCTGCCGTAACCGGCGAGGTGGTGCCACCTGCAATAATTCCGTACGCTGTCCCGTGACAGCTTGGTCTTTCTGGCGATGGCCTTGTAGCCCATCCCCTGCTTCCGCATGTCTTCTATCTGCCGGCGCTGGCAGTCGTTCATGACAGGCTCCTTTCACACAACAAAAAAGCTCCGGGCCAAATAGCCTGGAGCAGATGATTCGATTTTAGATGCCGGGTATCCCCCCTTATGAATTTCGCGTTTTTTCACGTTTGAGGGGGCGGCGGTCATGGACGGAAGGGCTGCAGAGATTTGCATCCCCCGCCCTACGGACGGATTCAGTACTTGTACTCGATGTTCCGGTCTTCGGTCATCGTCTTATGGTCATGACAGCTCTTGCAAAGGGGCTGCCAGTTCGTTTCGTCCCAGAACAGTTTCGCATCACCGCGATGCGGTTTGATATGGTCAACGACCGTTGCCGGGACGAGACGGCCTTTTGCTTTGCAGCGGATGCACCAGGGATGACGTTTCAGGAAAAACTTCCTGGCCTTCTGCCACTCCCATCCGTAGCCACGTGTTTCTGCATCAGCCCGGTCGCCCTGGCACTGCCGTTCATGTTCCTCACAATATTTTCTTCCATACGGCACCAGCCTGGGGCAGCCCGGATATTTGCAGGGCGTCTTCGGTCTTCTGGGCATTTACATCATCTCCGGCATCAAAAAAGGACCGATGGCGTTCAAGCCTCGGTCCTTCATTCTTTTCTTGCTGATTATAGTATATCTTACAGAAGCCTGTGACATCAAGTGCTGCTTTAGTGACATTCAGTGACATTCGCCAGGAATCTCGATGTGTTTCAGGGCTTCGTCATGCAGCCGATACACCTGGCGGATATGAAGTCCGAGAGTATCGGCAATGGATGCCCAGTCCTTGAAAGCCAGGTAGCGGAGTTCCAGGACGACCCGTTCCCGGGCATCTGGCACTCGGCTGACAGCCATCATGATGTCTGCCTTGAGTTCGACCAGGACGTCGATGGCTTCATCCACTTCCTGTTCCATATCCATCATACGGGCGATGGTTTCTTCCAGACGGTGCGGATTGGGTGTCCCGCTTGGCGGCACCGGGCTGAGTGTCGATGACGCCTTGATAGCCAGCTGCCGCAAAGACGATACCTGCTCCAGCTTGCTGTCTATCTGTATGTTGATGTTCCGTGCCTGTTCCAGGTACGCCTTGGCTTCCATACGCTTTTCTTCTCCTTCTGTTTCCGGTTTCATAGTATACCCCCATTTTCTGTTTCCGTCATGCCCAGGTCAGCCTTTACGGCTTCAATCAAAGCCGCCTGGGTTCCGTCTTTGTGTTTCAAGACGTTCAGGATGCGTTCATCAATCGTGTCCTTGGCTACGATGTGCTGTATGATGACCGTCTCGTCCGCCTGCCCCTGCCGCCAGAGCCGGGCGTTGGTCTGCTGGTACAGCTCCAGACTCCAAGTCAGGCCAAACCAGATCAAGATGGAACCGCCCTGCTGCAGGTTCAGGCCGTGTCCGGCAGAGGCCGGATGGATGAGGGCCACAGGAATCTTTCCCGCATTCCAGTCGGCGAAATCCTGCGGCTCCTTCAGCTCCCGGGCTTCCATCCGCTGCTGGATACGGTCTTTATCATGCTTGAACCAATAGGCCACCAGGACCGGTTTCCCGTTGGCGCTTTCCACCAGGTCTTCTAAGGCATCCAGTTTCCGGTCATGGATGGCCGCCACGTCCTTGCCATCGGTATAAATCGCGCCATTCGCCATCTGCGAAAGCTTCAGGGTAAGCGATGCGGCATTGGCAGAGGTGACCTCGCCGCCTGGAAGCTCCAGTACCAGGGACTTCTTCAGCTCATCGTACCGTTTCTTTTCCGTTTCACTCAAGCGGACCTCTTTCGCTACGCTCACCAGTTCCGGCATCTCCAGATAATCTGTTGCCTTCATGGACACGGTGATGTCGGAAATCTGGTGATAGATGGCTTCTTCCGCTCCCGGCAGGGGCTTGTAGGAATACACCACCATGCCGTTGCGCTTATCCGGCTTGAAGTATAAGTTACGGTACTGGCTGATATATCTTCCCAGCCGCTCCCCCATATCCAGGATACGGAACTCGGCCCAGAGATCCATCAAGCCGTTCCCGGTTGGTGTCCCCGTCAGCCCTACGATGCGTTTCACCTTCGGCCGCATGGCCTTCATGGCACGGAACCGCTTCGACTGGTGGTTCTTGAAACTCGACAGCTCGTCCAGGACGACCATATCGAAATCCAGGCGGCTGTTCTCATAGAGCCAGGCCAGGTTCTCGCGGTTCACGATATAGATATCCGCATCCTGCTGCAAAGCCCGCCGCCGTTCTGCCACGGTTCCCACGACCACACTGCAGGTCAGCTCTTTCAGGTGATTCCACTTTCTGAGTTCATCCGGCCAGGTGTCTCTCGCCACCCGCAGCGGAGCTACCACCAGCACCCGCTTAACTTCAAAGGCGTCATACATGAGGTCACGGATGGCCGTCAGCGTTGTCACCGTCTTGCCAAGGCCCATGTCTAGGAACAGGGCTGTAATGGGATGGGACTTGATGTATTCGATGGCGTATTTCTGATAATCATGCGGCATGAACTTCATGCACCTCCGCCCCCTTTCCCATCAGGCATGTGGGCGATAGCCTTCAGGACTGCGGGAATATCCTCCATGGCATCCAGGACGAATACCTGGTAGCCCAGCCGTCGCAACATGGCATGGCGCTTCAGCTGCAGCGGCCTTGGCTTCTGCCCCGGCGCCTTTACTTCCACAAAGCCCATCTTCCCATCAGCCAATAGAATCAAGCGGTCCGGCATACCTGCAAATGATGGCGAAACAAGCTTCACTGCCTTACCGCCAGCCTTCTCCGTTTCCATCACCAGGTGGTGTTCGATTACTTTTTCTCGCATATTACTCACCTCTTTTTTATAGGGGTGCAGGTCGGTGAAGGTCGTTTCATAAACTTCCCTTAAAGACATTTTTTCTATTTTTCAGCCCTAAAGGGGGTTTATATATTGACCTGCACCGACCTGCACCCTTCCCTTTTTCTTACAGGAAATCTGTGACTTTCAGCTTCAGCCCATAAATGAAATACCCGGCTTTCCGCTTACGCCTGTCAAACCCAGTTTTCTCTAATGCTCCGTAAAAATCCGTCGTACTGCGGGTATACTCGTTCATCTGCTGGCAGTACAGCCGATAGGCCGTATAAAGTTCCCCGGACTTCTCGCTGAAAGAGGCATCTTCTTCACAGCAGTCATCCAGGAAATGCCGAAGCCAGTCATTCTGCCCGCGGTATTCATTGATGGCAGATGCGACGCAATCAGGCGTATCCAGGTGATAGTTCTTGGCAATGACCCTCTCCGCCCCTTCGATAATCCACTGCAGGATGGCAGGACCGGCTTTCTCCACCAGGTAGTCTGCGTAGTTCTTGATGTCGCTCTTCCCTTCGAACTGGGCCTTGAAGGGCATGACGATAAGACGCCGCCATGTCCCTTCGTCATTGGCTCCCACCCTGGGCAGGTGGTTCGTGTAGAGGACCAGCGTGTGTGTCGGTACGAACTTAAAAGGATCCTTATACTTCTTTTCGCCGCTCACTTCATCCGTCGAGCAGAGCTGTTTCAGGATGGACGTAGAAAGCCGGACGCCTTCTTCCATTTCGGCGGCAATGATCATGCGCTTCCCCTTCAGCTCCGCCATTTCCGGACGGACGTTCCGCTTGCAGCCTGCCGTCAGGGCATCGGCAGAGATGCCGCCGCAGTAGCTGCCAAGGACGCGGGCCAGGGAATTCCAGTAGGTCGACTTGCCGTTGCGGCCGTCGCCGTACGCGATGACCAGGGCTTCTACATAGACTTTGCCGATAGCCATGAGACCGCTGATTTCCTGGGCGTAGTCGATGAGCGCCGTATCGCCGGTAAAGAACTGCCGGACGGCCTGTTCCCAAATAGCTTTCCCTTCGATGCCCGGGTCTACAGAGGTACATTTCGTGATGAAGTCCGTCGCTCGGTGTTCCTGCCGTCCCCGCATCCCTTTCCGCAGATCATATGTATAAGACGGGGTGTTCAGCAGGAATTCATCTGCATCCAGTGCCTGGATAGGCATCTGGACCATGGGTTTCAATGCTTGCAAGGCCGACAGGATATAGCGCATATCGCGGCGTTTCAGGACAAACTTCCGGTACGCTTCTGCGGCAAGGTAGGCGGCGTAGGCTTTGGTCTGCTTTTCCTCAATCATCTTCTCCAGGTTCCGTCCGCCCTTACGGATGATATCTTCCGAAATCCCTGTCCCTGCTAATTCCCTGAGTGCCTGCTCGGACTGTTCATTAGCATCAGCCAGCTGCAAATCCAGGAATTCTTCCGCTGCACCGACCGCTGCCTGCCGCGATTCTTCCCAGCAGATGCCATCGTAGCGGATGAAATCCGTGCTGTCGGTGTAGCGCAGCTCGTTGCCGTATTCTCTGGCGATGACCTTGGCCTGGCCGATATCCGAATAATCCTCCGGCCGCAAGGAGTCCCGGGTGCCGAAATCGTTGTTGTATTCATCCGGGCTGACGTAACCTTCCTGCTTTGCGATGCGCTTGCCGAACCGTACGGCACTGCCCCAGATAGTGTTCAGCTCGGTGTCGGGAAGCGGCGGGTCGCACTTTTCCGCTTCGTCGAGGAAAATCTGGTACGCCTTTTCCGTCGCCCCGTAACGTTTGATGACGCGGCCGGCAAAACGGCTCATAGTGCTGTTCCGGCGTCCGGCCGGGATACTGCGTGACTCGGTATCTCCCACTTTGAGTACCTGGTCGATTGTCGTTTCCCCGTCCTGCCACAATACTTTCTCGACAGGGCAGCCATAGATGAACCGGGCTGCATCGAGAGCCGCTTCATCGAAGAAGGGATACGCCCGGTGGATTGCCCGTTTCAGTTCTGTATAGTGCTGTTCATCCGTAATATCCGGGATCCCGAAATAAGCATGGAAGCGCGGTCTGGCACACTTCCCGTCCTTGGGTTTCATGTGATTCCTTGATGGCACGACGGCCACCGAGACTTTCGGCAGTATGGCCAGGAGCTTTTCCATGGAAATCCAGTCAGCAGGATTCTCCGAGTGGGTGTTGTCACAATCCATGACCAGGACGTCGGCGGAGAGAAAATTCTCCCGCTTCCGATAACAATCTTTGAAGGCTACGCAGACATGATCGAAGGCGGCTGCCGCCTTCAGGTCCTCGGCACAGCTGATTTTCTGCTGCCTGGGATAGCGGCAATTCGCTTCCACGCCAGCAAAGTCTGACCTATAAAGTGTAAAATCCATCTTATTTCACCTCGTTAATATACCGAATTGTTTTTCCTTTTCTTTGGGCGTACTGGATTTCTTTTTCCATTCCCGCCGAAATCACATCGCCAAAGACCCAGAGTTCGACGCAGCGGGACAATAGTGCGATATCCATAAAGAGTGCCAGTTCCCGTTCCGATTCTTCGTCGAGGAACTGCGGTAGATACAGATGCGGTGCCAGAGGGATATATCCCTGGTCTACCGTATAGCGGCAGTAGGCACAGGCTTTCCGGATATTTTCTTCCACATCCCCGGCATAGGGCGAACACACGTACACAACAGGCATGAACGGGAACCTTTGTGGTTCCACGTTCCTGATTGCCTGATACGCTGTCGGGTCCGGATAGTACTCTGCATTACGTTTCGGATTGTTTTCCATGCAGTTCCATCCACCCCTCCGCACATTCATCGCACAATACTGCCGTTCCCACCAGGTCAGCGTCACTGTCTGACAGGACATCCTTCAGATTGACAGGTACTTCCCTGCCACAGACCGGGCAACGGCAGAAAACGTTTTCGTCATTGATTTCGACCGTCACATCGACACCATCCTTAAGTGGTTCTTTTACGTAAAACATGTTTCATCCCTCCAGTTCCGTCTTGTAATAGGTCATGAGCATCTGCTTGCGCTGCTGGAAATCCGGGCAGGAATACAGCAGGCCGTAATCCAGGTGCTGCAGCCGGTCCAGAGCATGGATCTGCTGTGCAGTCAGATAAGGCCGGATGCTCTGCCCTTTTTCGATGCCGTTGGCCAGCCGGAACTGCTTGGCAGACATCCCCAGGACGATGCGGTTCAGCATGTCGGCTTCATTGCTGAAGTGATATGCCTTCGGGCTTTCATGCAGCCGGCAGATCATGTCCGTCAGCATCGGGAATTCCTGCCGGGCAGACAGGAGCGACCGGATGCACTGCTCCATCTCGTTGAAACGCTGGATATAGAGTTCCTTGAAGTGCATCGCCTTCGAGCCTGTGTAGCCCATGACCAGCATGGTGAACCCATCGCGGGTCAGCAGGTAACGTGGCAGTTTTCTTCCCCTGGCATCACGATATGTATTGCCCTCAAAATTGAGTGCAATGAATTCCGGGCTTAATCCAGAATTGGATGCAGTGATTCGTCCGATATCACGCAGAACGTTATAATGCTGTTTTTCAAAAGTCGCTGCAACAAACAGGCTGTCGACCCTTGGTACACCTCTCTGATCAGCAAACACGCCAAATTCATCTTCTGGAATCAAAAACTTCATAGCGAATCCCGCCTTTCTTAAAATAAATATCCGAGGAAATTCCCTCTGATAGTGAAAGGACAGGAATCACTATGTTAAGTACCGGGAAATCAATCTTTTTTATAAAATTCGCACTCATACCCGTCTGCCCGGAGTAATAGCCCTTCAGCCCACGACGGCGTCCGGCCCATCTGCTCACAGATGGCATCGACGCTAGTGTCTTTGGAACACTCGATAATCAGTTCATCATGGACATGGCCGACGATGGCGCAGCATCGCAGCGTCTGCATGGCATAGCAGAGGATGTCCCGGCTGATGCCCTGGACGATGTTCTCCACGAACTTCGGGCCATAGCTTTCGAGCCGTTCCCACTTCTTCGTTGCGCCGATGCCTTCATAGGTGACGGATTCCCCACCGAAGCGGTTCTCGCCTATCCGGGGCTTTATGTAGGAAAGCCGCCGTCCGCTGGGGAGCTGTATGAACAGCATGCCGCTCTGATACAGAAAGCGGATGCAGCCAGTCCGCATGGGGATACGTTCCTTGATGGCTGTCTTCACGGCGGCGTCCACCTGCCACCAGAAATCGACGATGTGCGGATTGGCTGACCGCCAGGACCGCACCAGAGGATACAGCTCATTTTCCGTAAGTCCCATGTCCAGGGCGCCCATGGCCTTCAGCGCTCCTACGGAGCCGCCATAGCCAAGGGCCAGTTCTGCGATTTTCCCTTTCTGCCGGAGATGCCCGTTGACGCCATGCTTTTCTACGGGAACGCCGAACATGGAGCTAGCCGAGGCGCAGTAAATGTCGCCATTCCTGGCAAAGACATCCGAACGCCATGTTTCTCCTGCCAGCCACGAAAGCACCCTGGCTTCAATGGCCGAAAAATCCGCTACGGCAAACTTCAGTCCCTGCCGGGGCACAAAGGCCGTACGGATCAGCTGGGAAAGGACATCGGGGATGGAATCATACAGGAGTTCCATGGCTTCGTAATTTCCCTGGCGTACCAGTTCCCGGGCTTCCGAAAGATCCGGCAGATGATTCTGGGGAAGATTCTGCAGCTGGATGTGCCGGCCGGCAAACCGCCCGGTCCGGTTGGCCCCATAGAACTGGAACATCCCTCTGGCCCGGCCATCCTCGCAGGCCGTCATCCCCATGGCCTGGTATTTCCGGACCGAGGATTTGGCCAGCTTCTGCCGGAGCAGCAACACACTGCGCAGCGGTTCTTCTGCCGTCTTCAGCAGCTTTTCTACCTGCTTTTTGCCCAAGGAATCGGTCTTCATCCCATGCTGTTCCAGCCAGCCGATCATCTGTATGACGGAGTTCGGGTTCTCCAGACCCGTCTTTTCCTTCAGCACAGCCATCAGGCTGTCCCGGCTGCGGGCATCGATGACGATGGCATTTTTAGCCAGCGTCCTGTCGATGGCGATGCCCCGGTCATTGATTTCCTGGTCGAGATGATATTCATCCCATATCGGTTCCGGGACGGGATACTTCTTCAGCCGCTCCTGGATGGCCATTTCCACTTCCACATCCCGTTTGTTGTAGGACTTGAACAGTGTCCATTTGTCCAGCGCATGCTGAGGAAGGTTTCTTGTCCGGCCGCCATTCGATTTTGTTTCCTTGCAGGGAACACAGAAATAGCGGATCAGGTCTTTGCCTTCCTTTATCTTCTGGCTGTCCAGCTTCAGCACGGCTCCTACGCCTTCCAGGGAAAGGGGCAGGCCCATATAGGCCGACCAGACCATGGAGCATTTCCATCCTGCCGGATTGAGGAACCTGGCACAGTCCTGGGAAAGCGGATGATGGTCACGGAACGGGTCCAGGCTCATCCCCAGGTCACACAGGTAGCGCGACAGGCAGACCCGTTCAAAGCTGGCATTGAACGCCCACTTGGTAACGGATTCATCGGTCAGGGCATCCAGGATATCGTCCGGGATGCCCTCTCCCTGCGCCAGGTCAACGACCTGCACTTCGCCGCCGTCCACCGAATATCCAAAGAGAAGGATTTCAAAGGCTGGCGATTCGGCATATTTGTACACACCGCATTTTGCCAGATTGATATCGCTGAATGTTTCAATATCGATACTGATGGTTTTCATACGCTTCACCTCGAAAAAGCGGCGAGGCACAAGGCCCCGCCGCTATTCACTACTACTTATTTCCGGAAGGATTCCATCTGCTTGCGGTGGTACTCTTCTTCCCGTTCATCCCGGTGCCGAGCCATTTCTTCATCCCGCTGGTCTTTTTTGATATCCGTATAGATCATAGCCACGAAGAATCCTCCGGCGCACAGTGCAACCAGGCAGTACAGGCCATCCAGAATCAGTCTCATCATAGTTTCCATAATCACGCCTCCTTATGCCAGGAAATCATCATCGTCAGCCGTAGCGAAGTCATCTTCTGCACGCGGCTTGCCGCCAAGGGGTTCACCATCACGGATTTTCTGCAGGTTGTTCAGGCCGCAGGCGATGCCCTTGTTGCCATTGCTGTTGAAGGCATAGAAGTTGATGGATGCACGGCCATAGACGCCGGAGTAGACTTCAGAGCGTTCCAGGATATGCTGGCAGTCAGCATCAACGATGCCCGGCTTGGTCGCCGAGTTGGCATTGACGAAGAAGCTGTCTTTATAGGCATCATCGCCCGGGCGTTCCAGGTCGCCGTCACGGAGCGGCGTTTTGATGGCTTCGAGAGCCGGTACAGTGCGGCCATTGCCCTTGAGCTTGCTTTCGCCTTCTTCGTAAGCAGCCTTGATGGCAGCGCGGATTTTTTCTACGGTCTTTGTATCCGACTTAGGGATGATCAGGCTGACGCTGTATTTCGGCGTACCGCCGTTGATGGACTTCGGTTCCCAGACGTTGGCGTAAGACCAGCGCGTATTGACTCCGGTGATTACCTTGCACGGATTGACGTAGTTGTTAGACATAGTAGTTTCCTCCTTAATTTGCAGCGTTAAAATCATCAGCCGCCGTATGCATCGCCGGACGCTTGTCCGATTCCGGTACCAGGACCGGTTTTCCCTGCGGCTTTTCGACTAAATTTGACAGCAGTTCTTCGAACCGCTTCTTGCCGAGCTGTTTTGTCATTGCCGTGATGCCGAGCAGCTTCTTTTCATATGGGTCGAAGCCCGCTTCTTCCACTTTGGCGGCGACTGCTTCTTCACTTACGTAGCGGCGGTTCGACCGGCCTTCGACCAGTTTCCATCCGTCCCACTGCTTGCCGGAAAGGGCTTGCTGCAATGCGTATTCCTTGACATCCCCGGCCCAGTTCACCAGTTCATCGGCCCTCTCCAGGACGGCTTCGATTTCTTCATCCTGCAGCGTGGACGGGACGGCAAAATCATACCGGGCCAGTTCCAGATTGTACTCGGCCCGCTTGCGGCAGGTTGCCTTGATCTTGCAGAAGCGGCAGTGGTCACCGGCTTTATATTCGCCCTCACCTTTCGCCGCCAGTTCTGCCGCAGGCTTCAGCACCGTTTCGGCCCACTGGAGCAGTTCTTCCTTGCTCATGGTGCAGGTGCTGACGTTGTCCCGGCGGGGCTGGAAGATCGTCATGGACACCTGGCGGATATCATAGATGCCATCAAACAGGTTCAGCGCACCGAGGGCATAGCACATCATCTGCGGATTCTTCTCGGAATCCACCAGGACTCCCAAGCCATGCTTGTAATCGATGACTGTCAGGGTATCGTCGGCTACGATGAGGCAGTCGCCTGTTCCAAAACCGCCTGGCACCCACTGGGAAAAGTCCAGCCGCTGTTCGATCATGATCATCGGGTCCTTGCAGGATGCTTTGGCTGTGGCCAGGCATTCCATGACGAACTGCGCGTATTCATCAGTGCATTCCGCCATCTCCTCATCAAAGTACGTGAGTCCCTTCGTCGGATCTTCCAGTTTCTGCCCCAGCGCCGTCTTCACCTTGAATTCGCAGAGCGTATGGGCATCCGTTCCCTGGCGGGCGAATTCACTGGAGGTATCCGGCAGCTTGGCACATTCCTTCGCAGACGGCGGGCAGGCCAGCCAGCGGTAGCAAGAAGATGCGGACAGCACCGCATGTTTATCCGGCATGGCCAATCACCTCCAGTTCCTTCAGGAACGCTTCATACTGTGCCGCATCAATGCCGGACAGCTTGTCCGCCCCGTACTTCTGGATAAGGCTGCGAACTTCGTCCGTGAATCCCTTGCGGGCCTTGTCGGCAGCGACTTTGCGGACATCTTCCAGTGTCAGCGGCTTTTCCAATTTCTCTGATTTCGCTTCCGAAGCTGTCGGATTATCTTCTTTCACCGCCATGGCCTCGGAAATCTTCAGCAGTGCCTTGCCGCAATCGCCCAGGGCCGCTGCCAGTTTCTGCAGTTCATCGTTTGTCATACGGATTGACTCCTTTCGCACATCTTTGCATTGATAAGAGATGGATGTTCCTAGCGATACTGCGGGTCGTGGCGCTGATGGTCATCAGCACCGCCGCCAGTTCCCGGTCCAGCTTTTGCTGCTGAGCCAGTTTTTCAGGTGTCTGTGTGTACATCATCTTGGGTTCCTCCTTCCTAAAGGGCTTCTTCGTTCGCCCTCCACCAGTAATAGGACAACCGCATCATCGTTAAGTACCGATTTTCCAAAAAAATCCGGCCGCTTTGTTCGCAGCCGGATTCCCTGGCTGTTTAGCGATAATCCTTGAGACGGTCCTGCAGTAACGCGTAAAGCTTATGTTTCCGCTTGTTGACGGCTTTCTGACTCAGCCCGACTGACTCCCCGACCGCCGCTTCGCTGAAGCCATCGGCAATCATCGTCAGGATGGTCCGGTCAATGTCTTGCAGTGCAACTAGTTCTCGCCGGAGAGCTGTCAGCAACTCTTTTTTCAGGACAATCTCCTCCAAGTTGAAGTCACATTCCGGTTCCAGCTTGAATTCATCATGGAGCTTGTCAGCGGATACTTCATCATCTCCATGTCGCTGTTTTCTTTTGTCTTCACGCCAGATTGGCCGCATGTAAGCGCGATACTGTTCTTCAGTTGCCGGAATCAGGACAGTACGTACCTTACGGCAGCCGATTTTTGACCAGCGGACTTCACAGTCCTTGTACTCCTCGGTGATGACGTTTTCTGAAGTGAGTTCCAGAGGAATGTAGTACTTTTTGTCTTTGTTTGTCTGTAGATTGGCCATGCGCGATCTCCTTCGCATAATGCGAAGCGAGAATCCACGCAGGCAGCCTGTCGAAATTGACCATAAGATGCATCCTCGCTTCTATGGCCAACCATCCCAGTAGGCTGACGTGATTAACTTTCCAGACCGTCTCCCAGTTCTGGGCACATCCGCGTCCGGATGTGAACGTTGAGACGGAAATTTCATTCAAATGTCTTTATAAGCTCATCTAATTCCCCAAGGTATGATAAAATATAAGTAATTCATGGTGTTTCCTTGGTTGTCCAGATGCTTGCTCATTGGTTCTGCCTTAATTCTAGCAATTCACGCTCATTAAAAATCGGACTGGACGGACAGCCTCGGACAATTTCGGACTGGACTACTTTAAAGGTGGTGTAGCACTTGAAATTTTCAGAGTTTACTTCTGGCTTACTTCCTTTTTGCATCGGACAAATGAAGAAAGAACAATATTTTAATGAAATCATCGGGAATTTCATCCAAGATGCTGCTATGGACTCATGTCCTATCCTTCATAAGAAAGCCGATACAAAATATCGATTTTTAAGAGGTACTCGTAAAATCCAACCTGCAGATGCGAAATACCTTTACGCTAATCGTGACAAGGAAAAGTTTTCTCATTGGATTGCTGATAGAACCGAAGAATGTGATTCTTATGATGCGGTAGCAAAATGGCTGCACGATAATGGAATAGGCAATTCTTGTGTCGACGACGCTTGTGCTGATTTACTTGAAAATATTATTTTGTCGCTTATAGACAACTCAGCAACAAATAGTGAGTTTTCTAATGATTCCTCCGGTTTTACTCACGACATATCTTTAATTGAGGATATTGAGAAAAAAATAAAATTGCTTCCTCGTCCGAGTTCTATCCCGGTTCCGAAAGAAGCAACTGAAAACGAAAAAATATATATTGATGAATTATATAGAGCCTATGGTGATGCAGAAGGTCTCCCATCATTTTCAAAAAACGATTTAGGTGATTATCCTGATTATGCCGATGACCTCGATGATCGTCGAGTTGACTATTATTCTGCCGCTTCTATTCAAAGGGGCGTCTTGGAATTAGGTAGCAATAGACTTTCCAATCAGTTTGACGTACTCAAAGAAGAAATTTTTGATGGGGTAAAAGATACAGCCAGAAAATCCCACCCCAATGGATACGAACGAATGCTGTCGGTAATGGAACAAGCCGTAAAAATATCTGCCCCAAATTATCTATTAAGCTCATCCCCTTATTGGATTAGCGGGAAAATAAAAAAGGGAGTATGTCATTATCTTGTCAATGATCATAAATTAAGGTGGGTCAAGAAAAAACATGGATAATACTAAGGCTATTAGCTCTGCCTTTGAAATGGCATTGCGTGTCCTGCTCTTATTAAGCAAAGTTAAAAATCGTTCAATAACGATTATGCAAATATGTGAAGTTGATTTCATTGCCGTATACGCAGCAGATTTTGGATTGCTGGACGAAAATCTGCATGGGTACGGAACTTACAGATTCAGCGAATTTTTAGCACGAAAGTCAATTGTATCGAAAGCCGTGAAAAACCTAGTTCTTAAAAGATGCATAAGGTTTAAGACATCCAAAAAAGGTTATTTATTCCAAATAACTCCTAAGGGTCTTGATTTTGTTAACGAACTTAAAGTTTCATATGCTGAAGAATATCGATTAGCTGTTGAAACTGTAGTAGATGCCTATAGGTTGTCAGAGTCATATATGTTAAAAGAAATCAATCGATATACACTCCAGTCTTTGCAGGAGGATGCTCATGAATAGATTTTATTTGAATAAATTGATAGTTTCTGGTGGACAACACCAAAGTTCCATAATTGAATTTAATCCAGGATTCAACCTTATCATTGGCCCATCCAATACCGGGAAAAGCTTTATAATGGATTGTTTGGACTATGCTCTTGGAGCATCACCAAGCAAAACGCATCCATCTAAAGTTCTTGATGCCAATAATGGATATGAATTAATATCACTGGAACTTACAACTCAAGGAGGGTCCGTAACACTTAATAGAAAAATTGGTGATAGTAAAATAGAAGTAATCAGTTCAGATCCATCTATTAAAAACGGACGTTATAGTGTTTCCAATACAGCTAAAAAAAATATTAATTCTGTATTTCTATCTCTTTTGGGGATTGATTCTGAGCATAAAATCCTATCTTCAGAGAAAGGAACCACCCAAAATTTATCCTGGCGAACCATATTACATTTTTTCTTTCTTCGCCAGGCTGATATTGCCAGAGAAACCTCTCCACTTATCACGCCCGGATGGAACGCACCGACACCGTCAATAGCTACCCTTTTATTTTTATTAACTGGTAAAGACGCTAATAATTTGCAAAAGCAAGAAGATCCGGCTATAAGCAAGGCAAAGAAAAAAGCTCTTCTCACATACATACAAGAGAAATTAGATGATTTAAGTAAGCGACGGGCTGAATTAGAAAAAGCCGCATCTCAATGTGAAATTGTAGATATTCCTAATGCCATAAAAGAATTGAAAAAACAAATTCAACAAATTAAAAATCACATTGATACAGCCGTATCCAAAGGACATTCCATCATGTCTAAGATTTATGATTTAAATGGTAAACTCTCTGAATGCGAAACTGTAATTCACAATTTTTCCATTCTCCATCAACAATATCAATCAGATATACATAGATTAGAACTCATAATAGATGGTAGCTTAGCATCTCAGAAATTTCCTACAGTTGCACACTGTCCGTTTTGCAATTCCAAAATCACCACCCCACCTGATACTAAATACATAGAAGCATCTTCTGTAGAACTGAAAAAAATAAAGACTCATATTGAAGGATTATTCAAAGCTAAAGAAAGCGTCGAAAAAAAGAGACAGGGGGTGCTACTGAATATAAAAAAACTAGAGGAACAAAAAAATAAAATTGATTCATTGATATCGAATGAACTTACTCCCCAGTTATTCAATATTCAACAAGAATTGGAAGAAAAAATGAATTTCATGCGAATTTCTGGCGAACTGGAATGTCTACAGCAAAATGAACTTCAATATAGGAAGGAATTGTTCGATAAAGAAACTGAAGAAGACCCAGTTATCACTAAACGAAAAATAGCCGATTTCTTTGACTATGATCTTATTCACGGATTCGAAGAAAATCTAATAAAGATTCTAACTGCGTCCAAGATTGGTGGCGCCAATACCGCGCGATTAAACATGCAAAATTTCGACATTGAAATAAATGGTAAGAGTAAGCCAGCTACAATGGGCGGTGGCTTTTGTGCACTTCTTAACACAATAACTACTTATGCTATGAGTGAATACATTATCGAGCAAAACGGCTATGCTCCATATTTCTTTGCATCCGACTCATCGTTAACCCAATTATCAGAATCTGAACAAATCCAGAAAGCAAACACTATTAAGCATAATTTCATTCAGTATCTGGTCGAACATGCGTTATCTCGCCAAGTAATCATGATTGAACAAAAAGAACGGATGCCTTTTATTCCTAAGGAAAATCCAGCCAATGGGATTCATATAATTGAGTTCACCGGAAATAAATATGTAGGCCGATACGGTTTTTTAAATGATGTATTTAATATCGAATAAGATTACCCTTTTGTAATATGAAAAAACGGCAGTAACGATAAAAAGCTATCGTTACTGCCGTATTCATATTGCTCCCCACCAGTTTTCATCCTCAACATACGTCAGCTCTATTTTCGGGCATAAAAAAAGCCGGCTTTCTGCCGGGATACATTAAAACCTCGCTAAATATGGAATTTTAGGCTATGCATACCTTCCTTTAAATTGTATCAATCCCAAGCATCTTTGCTCACAGACGGTCATATCATGGCTCGGGCACTGGCTAACACCGACGACGTTTGCTAAGACGCGCGAAACTTCAGCAGGCGTATAGAATTGTCCCTTGCTCTTGCCGCTTTCGGTAGCAAATTTGCGCATCAAGTATTCGTAAGCATCGCCGATGATGTCGTCGTCTTCGGCTCGATTATGGGAAAAGTCTAATTCTGGTTTTTGAAAGATAGAAATCAAGTTGGTCAGCTTATCAATCATTTCTTCATCTTTGCCCAGTTTCTTTTCATCATTAAAATGGGCGATATCGATGATACCCTGTAAGCTTTCATTTTCTTCTGCCAGGCGGGCCACGATTTTATCCATGCCTTCGCCAATATTTTTCGTTCCTTTTAAGGCTACAAAATCATCAAAGGAGCATCCTGTTCTTTTATCAGGGTCTGTTTCCGGATCATGGGCCTTATCGAAAACAATAACATCTTCAAATATCCCTTTATTTTTATACTTGTCTGTAACATACTTCATGAAAAGAAGGGTGAGGATATAGTTCTTATATTCAGATGAATCCATGCCTCCTCGGAGCTGATCACAGCTCGCCCATAATGAAGCATATAATTGTGTTTTCTTAACCGCCATTTCCGGATCTCCTTACTACTCTAAATTGCTATTGAAGGTCTTTCTTTTGACATTCAATCCAAACGCTAATATAACTATTTTATTATACATCACAAACGCTTTTTCCTTCAATATTGATGTTTTCAACGACGCCCCGGACATCCCCATGTCCGGTCTTTTTTTTGCGTAGTTATCACCTTAGCACAGATTTTCCGCATCAAAATATGCTTTTTCACCTTGAAAAACGGACATCCCTATGACCCTACTTTGGGCAATATTTTCGGGCATACTATTACCAGGAAAGAAAACAATGTCCCAGGCAAGACGTTAAAAGGCCTACCGCTATAGGCGTTCACCCAAAGTACACAGGTGGCTCGAGCGGCCATAGTGGTCAAAACTAAATATCTATCCCTGTCTACGAGCATGGCAGGTCCATCGAAACGAGTTTTTCATCCCGTTCCGGACGACCTGTCATGCTCTTTTTTTGTGCCTATCTCCGGTCCGGGATGGATCGGAGGTACAATATGACAAAGAAAGCCAATGAAAAGAAAATCTATGATAAACAGACAAAAAAATGGTATGTAGTGCCAACAGAATGCTTCAAAGCCTACGACCGACTGTGCAACACAGTGAGGAAGCGGATGCAGTATCAAGGACGCTGCTGCTGCCCCAAGGGTAAGTGGTGGCTGTGTGATACCAACTGTCTCGACTGTGAGTTCTATATTTCGCCGACAAAATCATTAAACGAATCCATTTTTAATGATGACGGTTCCAGCAACGGCACACTTTTAGACCACATCGCAGACCCAAGCGCTATTGCAGAAAAGATCACGTCTGACCGCAATTTGTTACAATACCTCTTTGCTAAGCTGCAAGAGCTGGACCCGGATGCAGAAAAACTGATGGCTATCTGGATGGAGCACCCCGAAGGAATTTCAGACCGGAAAGTAGCAAAACTGCTGGGTCGACCACAGCGGACCTTCGCCAACGAAATGAAACGTTTCCGTGAAAAATATCGTCACCTGATTGACGATTAAAATCTTCTGAGCATAGAAAAAAGCCGATATAAGACATCACAACTCGATGCCCTATATCGGCTTTTCTTATCCGCCCCCTTACGGGGATTGTGGTTCTTACCCCGAAGACGCCTACGAAGAAGATGGCAACTATTACTGTTTCCGTCCCCTTACGGGGATTATGGTTCTTATCATTCCCTGGGACTTGTCATATTGTCAAGGTAGCGGCGCAACAGTTTCCGTCCCCTTACGGGGATTATGGTTCTTATCGAAAGTATCGCAACGTCTGAACACAATGGCAGCATGTCAAGGTTTCCGTCCCCTTACGGGGATTATGGTTCTTATCGACACTTCCGATGAGGAAGACCAGGGAGAAATCGTATTGTTTCCGTCCCCTTACGGGGATTATGGTTCTTATCAGCACCCCTTACAGATGGCGTAAGTACGCCATGGATTTTACAATTCGCGAGGCGGATTTTATTTTTCCGCTTTTTTCTTGATTTTACATGAAAATCTCTATCAAAAGTTCTCACAAGCCGCAGTTTCATCACAACGGGGCGGAATGTTAAAAATCTCTGATAAGATGCCTATATTATACCATAAATTTAAAAGCCGGTATAGGACGTTCCCATACTGGCTTCTACATAATGCGTCTGCTATAATGAAAACAATAAATAGCGGGATTTCAAAAAACTAATTTCATCTATATAAGGAGGCTTTTTGAAATGAAAAAGTTCTTTCTAGTAATTATTTCTCTATTTACCTTATTGTTTTCATCATCAGCTTTTGCCGCAGATGACGACTGGATTTATGCCGGACGCTTTGGTTTATTGTGGAGACCACCGATTTCACATAATGTCGATATGTATTTAGTCAATCACTTGACAACATTTAGAGGAAATACTTCTATGAATGATCCAGAAGGTCAGCTACCATATGATGTTTATTATAAGCATGATCATTCAACAGATACGGGCGATAATCAGCATGAATATAATAACCATAGCTTCCGGTTCCAGGTAAAAATTGTTCCATTAAGTATCAAGGGAAACACAATGGGATCTGGTATTACTGCAGGTACAATTGTATGTAGCTATACGGTTGCTGCAAAAGGAGCCTTCTGTGTCATAATGAAAAGCTTCAAGGTCTTCGATACTCAAACTCATCAGCAGCTTTTTAATGCAGAAGGAGATTTTTGGTCAGAACAAATGTACAAAGATTCAGCAGCTGAAGCAATTCTAAAAGAAAGCGCTCCACATCCCGTTTTTCAAAGTACTGCTAATCAGCTAAATGGCGTAGGGTATTACAAATACAGATAACATTAAAAAGCCGGTATAGGATATTCCCATACCGGCTTTTTCTTATGCAATCTTCTGTTTTACGTCTGCTACGATGGTTTTGATTGCCTGCTGCATCAAGGTGATGTAGAAGCGGTTGCGGATTTTGACCCACCAGCTTGTTGTGGTCTGGATTTCGGCTTCCAGCGAATCAGTGAGATTCTTCATCTGCGCTTCGATGAGCTGCTGCAGGTCATCGAAGTCGATGGCTTTGATGGCAGCATCGGCTTCTTCTTTAGCAAAGGATACGACCGTATCGGCTACGGCTTTCTTGATTTCATCACGGTTCATGTTAATTGCCTCCTTCAAGGGTTTGTTCATAATCAGTAATACCACGAGCTACAGCTCTGGCCATGGCGTCTTGAGCATTCGCCAGGAGTTCTTCATCGTCCGGATTGGTGATGAAAGCCAATTCGACGAGGACGGCTGGCATCGCTGTATTGGTCAGGACATAGAGTCCGTTGACGCCAGGAGTAGCAATTTTCACACCACGGTCCGTCGTATCCAGGGCATCAACGAGCTGACTCTGGATGCAGTTGGCCAACATGCTGCCGCGATAACTGCCAGCATAAGCCCATGTTTCTGTGCCATTTGCCGCTTCCGCAGCTGCTGCATTGCAATGGATAGAGACGAAAATATTGGCGTCACTGTTATTCGCCGCTTCACAAATATCGTACAGGCTGTCAGACTGAAGCAGCTCCGTTTCCACACCGGCAGCATTCAGATAGCTTGCCGCAGATTGACCGACCGCCAAGGCGACGTCACATTCGCGCAGCCCTGTTTCATCATTTACGGCACCGGGATCAGGATTGCCATTTGGCGCATGGCCGGGATTCAGGAATACTTTCATTGTTTTTCTTCTCCTTTCTGATGAACGGCGGACTTTACTGTACCGCCAATGTAGCCGAGTAAGCCAGAGGCGATGGACATGGCTAACTCGTTGAGGTTATAAAAAATGGCCATGATCAGGGATGTAACCAGTCCGATAATGACCAAACAATCAGGAATATTAATTTTATCGATAAGCAAAAACTCACGCTCCCTTCGGGGTGACGCTTACGGTGCCATCTTTACGAACGATGTCGAAGTCTTCCATCGGCAGGATGCGGTCGGCCACGGACTTCCAATGGCTGTCTGCCTTATAGGCTTCCAGTGCCGCCTTAGGTACAAGGACTTTCGTTTGAGATGGAATACCCCGCTCATAATTTGTTCCACTCTCGACAACAAAATCAACGTTTTCATTATCCAAAATGAGGTATTCCAATGCGGTACAGGTAGAAAAGGTATGGTACGTATTGATGGTCGTACTGCCGACATTCCTCAGCGTATCGAAATAGACGCATTTAAGGCTCGTGCAGTATGCAAATAAACTGTAGATAGCATCAATGTCCCCAAAACCACTCATATCCGCCGATTCCAGATTGCTGTTACCTAGGAACAGCGATCCCAGGCTTGTGATGAGGCTTTTAGAGATACCGCTCAAATCGACACATTTTTCATCAAAGCCGGTCCCTGCATTATTGCCTTTTGATGGACAAAACAGATAAAGGAGTGAATACGAATTACGGGTAACGTCCATGACGTAAATTCTGCTGTTGGCTTCAATTTGGTCCTTTGAACCCAGTTCTACTGTCAAGCCCTGATCCTGATAGAGCTTGTTTTGCCCTAAGTAAACGGTGGTATACCCTTCCGGGACCGTGATGTCGGTCGGGATTTGAACTGCCTCAGAAGCCGTAATGGTAACGTCACCACAAATCAGGCCATCTTCCAATTTCCCCGATACACTAACCTTGCCGCCAGCCCATCCCGCGTCGGGTGTTATCTTCGTTTTGAAAGCATATGAAATATCAAGAGTGGCTTCAGATTCCAATTCCAGCGTTTCGCTTCCGGATCTTGCCAAAGTATCTATCGTTCCCGCTACTTTCGGTGTAAAAGAAGCAGAAATGGTCTGGTGCGGAACCTGCTGGATGGTCACCTTATAAGGTGTGGCAGTGACAGTGCTGGTGCCGCCGCTTCCCGTATTCGTCCCTGCTGTATAATTTCCATCTGCGTCATAGAAGGTCTTGCCTTTGGCCACATCAGCCGCTTTTGCTGTCGTATCAGACACTTCGCAGAAACGAGCCTTGCCGCCACTTTTCAAAGGAATCAGGACGGCCGGCACTTCACTGTAACTGGCCCCGGCAATCTTCACATCTACTTTCATATCTCTTCCTCCCTACACGACCGTCAGGACTTTCGTCAGGCTGTCTTGGGAAACGGAAACGGTCGTCAGGCTGCCTGTCACCTTGGTGCCGTTGATATAGGCTGTCTTACCGCTGACAATCGTCCCGGCAGCAGCGGTAGCATCACTGGTATCGACCACGCTGGACTTGCCACTGATGCCAAGTACCGTCACACCGGACTTGATGTTGCCGCTGACGAGCTTGGCCTGTTCCTCTTTGCTAATACGCACAGAACCGCTACCATTATGGAAGCCCGCCGGAATGGTATAGGCACCATCGGCCTTTGCGATGCTGCCGCTGACCGCGCCATTGTTGCTCATCGTCCCGGTAACAGCCCCATTTCCAAGAAAGGCCGACTTGCCGCTCAGGATATCGCTGGAAGCAGCAGTAGCGCCAGACGTATCATAAAAGACAGCGGCGCCTTCCCCTTCTGCCAAAGGAATTGAAACCTGCGGTACTTCTGCATAGATAACAGAATTAATTTTTACGTTCTTCGCCATAATGATTGCTCCTTTACTCGACTTTTAACTCATAACCGTTGAAACTGATTCTGCCATAATTCGACGGAATGGCAGCTACCGTCACTTTGGAAAGGGCGGTATACCCGACATCTGCTGTGATGACCTGCTCCTGAGCTTCTGGAATGATACATTTTTCCTGAAAGGCAGAAGAGGGTACCTGCGGCATAGAAAGGATACCGACCAGAGTATTCCGTTCATGTGCCATGCCCCATCACGCTCCTCTCTAGGAAAAAGTCTCTGACCGGGATGATGGTATCGGTATAACCGTTCTTCCGCATAAGTTTCATCTCATAGACGTAACGGCCACAGGCCAGCAGCTGTGTATCTTCCGGCAAAAACTGCAGTACGTAGCGTTTTTGCTCCTGCCGGATGCCTTGTCCCAGTGTTTTTGTAAGAACGGGTTCCTTATCCGTAATGAAGCGTTTCAGCGTAAATGTCAACCGGTCGCCATCGTCCAGGATAAAGACACTGCCCGTCACCCGTTCTCGGATAGTCAGATCGAATTCCGCGGAATCGCCCCGCGTCAGATGAATCCGGTTCTTTACTACAAAAAAGCTCATCTCCCTCACCCCTGTTCATGTTGGCGCTGCTCCATCACATCCAGGCGGTGATGAGCATGTTCTGCCGATTCTTCGACACGGGACAGCCGCTCGGCCATTTTCTGCCGCTTCGCTTCGGTATCTGTCAGCTGCCGGCGCAATTCAACGATGCAGTCCCGAAGGCCCCGCACCGACTCATTCAGCGGCTTGATGACGCTGAAATTAAAGATGATACCGCAGAGCATCAGGACAGAGACCAGAGAGCCTGCGACTTGCATCCATTCCATCATAATTCTCACCTCCTAACCGGTACGCTGGAACATGTAGACCACCAGCGACGGCTGCATGTTGTTGTGTGCCACACCACCTCCGGTGTTGTCTGTCGTAAAGCTGTGAGCATGATTGCCGTCTACCGAAGTTCTGCCAGACCAGGAGCGGGCCGCTTCAAAAGACATGACCGAGGGATAATCATTATGATAGCTGCCGCCTTCATCATTCCAGTTGCCTCGACCACTGATGAAAAAAGCACCGTTGCCGTTGTACCCACTCTGCACATCTCGGCCCCAGAAAGCGCCGGTGATGTTCATATTACCTCGGTCATGATTATGGCTACCGGCGTCTCCCGTTCTTCCTGTATGATTATGGATAGGAATCTCTGCCAGGGTGTTCGCATGTTTTTCTTCGCCCAGCTTATCGCCGGCTTTATACAAGGTACCGCTATCTGCAGCCCCTGCCCCAATCAAACAGCGGCCCATGGCAAAAGCTACCCAGGTGGTCCCTGGCCAATAGGTCGCAGGATTCTTACCGTCTACGGAAATATAGACCGAGCCTGTGGGAAAGGGGCAAGCCTGGATTTTAGCCACTGCTTCTTCATCCATATCGGCATAGGTGACCTTACCCCAGGTACCGTTGCTGTGCAGGACGGTATTCATCTTGCCCACCGCTGGTGCCGGTACAACACCACTCTGACCCGCTGTCTTTTCGCCGCAGCCTGTAAAGTCTGGTAAGGTAATGTCCCGGGTACCGTCAAAGAGCACTCGGTGAATCTTGCGCCCTGTCTGCAGTTTCGTCGCACTGGCGGCATTACCACTGATGCCATTAGCGTGCGCCTTGGCATCGGTCATGTGCGCATTAATATCTGCCGCCGTTGCCGAGATGCGTTCATACAGGCGGGCGTCGTTACTGACGAGCTGCGAGACTGTCCGATTCTGCTGGTTAAAGACAACTGGGTCTTCGGCCAGATACTGCGGAAAGCACACATCGTAATCGAGCCCGTTTTCTACGGCCTCGGTCGGCCGTACTTCCTGGCCGGCACGATCCGGAAAGTCAGCAGACCATTTCGCTTTATTGTATTCATCCATTTGTCGTCACTCCTTTCCCGGATACGATGGTCGCCGTCGAGAAGGTGGCTTCCCCGTTCCAGTAAATCTTGCCATTCCAGGAATAGCCAAGATAAATGGCATAGCCCAGATGAGCCGGTTTATAGATATTGAGCTGCGTGATGAGTTTCTGTAAGGTCGCCGTATCTTTGTCATTCATGATGCAGTAGACCTTGAAGTAGTATTCCTCATTGACCTCTTCGATATGGCCCACACTGTAGAGATTGACGATGGACTCCATGAAGGCTTTCGTCGAGACATCCGTGTGCTGCAGCTTAAAGAGGATGCGCTGGCGGCGGAATTCATCAGTTTCACCATCGCTCGTCCGGATGCCGAGGAAGGATTCGAAGAGCGGCAGTGCCCAAGTGGCCGTACTGACGAAAAAATTATTTGCCAGATCCTGCAGGGCAAGGCGAATACGGTCATGCTCCTCATTGTAGGTTTCCGCCGTGCGGCGAAACATCGGGTCCCTGGATAAGAAATGCGGCAAATACTTCAGGATATCCATCCGGCTCTGCCGCATCCAGTTATTGGCTGACAAGGTTTAGCACCACCTTTCCCGCCACGGGAATCTGCTCGTTTGTCAGTTCCACATTGGCTGATTTGCCGTTAAGCTTCAAATCCTTATAATCCGTAATACCGCTGATGGAAAGAAGAAGCTTTCCCATCTGGGCCAGGCTGACATAAGACAAAGTGAAACCCGTCTGCTTGAGATAGGCTGTCATGGCTGTCTTCACGGCATCAGGATTGGCTGTACCGTAGACGTCTGCCGTAAGATCAATGGAAAGTGGCGCCGGCGAAACGACAGTCACGGTTGCTCCAATGGGCCGCTGGCTTTCAATGTAGTCGTAGACTTCTTGGATTAATTCTTGGGAAGCCGACTCATTTTCTGCCGTGACGATGATTACCTTCACCGTGCCATTGCCTTGCCAGAGCGGGATAACTTTGCAGTTCCCTACACCATCAACAGACATGGCCCAGTCACGGTAGTGATTGGCATTGCCCGAGGTGATGGGCTGGCGCACCCGGAAAAGCAGCCGGGCAAGAAGTGCCGCATCCGTTTCTTCATCCGCCCCATCGGTACATTTTTTACGATTGACGACGGCTGATACATTAGGGATGGAATAGGGAATTTCAGTAATCGTTCCTTCGGCCACATTGCCCACCGTGCCAGCATCGGCCGCTTCCACAGGAATGGTGATTTCTGTGGCATCCGCAGGAATCGTAGCAGACTCCATGGTGTAAAAGCGCTGGCCGTCCTTCGTCTGAAAGAGGCTGCTGCGGATAATGTACGCGCCGGCCATGCCCGTCACGGTCACTTCGCCTTTCGCCTTGACGGCCTTTTTGCGATCGACGCCAAATTCTGCGGCCCGCAAGGTCAGATAATCTCCCCAGGACGTTTCGGCAAAAGCGGCATCTCGAAGCATGGCCATCTCGGCATAGTTACTTTCAAATTCTACGGCATTGGCGTCAATCAGGTCGCGGGCAAAGGTGCCTTCAATAGTACTCTGCTCTTTCTCTGTAATAGTGTGCAGGGTCTGTGCCATACGGCTTTCAATCACATCTTTTGTCTGTGCATCAAATAAATTACTCATGCCTCGCTCCTTCCTGCCGTCACAGTCAGCGATTCTTCGCTATAGATACTCGTCACATCGACCGTGATGATAAGGTCATCGTATTCCCGCTTCTCCACATCGATATGGTTAATGCGGGCAATATACGGATTAATCAGCAGCCCTTCGCGGATGTTTTGTAAAATCTGGTCCGCCGTATAACGGCTATTCGGCGCCCTGCCCTGATACGGCTCGATAGTAATGCCGTAGCTGTCATCATACGCTAAGTAGCGATACTGTTCGGTGAGAATCGCTTTATAGATCCAGACCTTGAGGGCTTCATTTTCTGTCACCATCAGGTTCTGGCCTTTTTCGTCATAACGGAAACACTGCTTTTCAAAGTCATAGCCGTATTCTACGAAAAGAGGCAGCGATTCATTGGAATTCGCTGCCTGAGCATTGCTCATTGCTACAAAAGGATTAGCCATGGCCATCAATCCTCACAATCTCGTCTAAAATAATGTACTGCTGAATCCGGCCATTGATGAGCATGGGCATGATGGCCACGTACATGCCTGGTTTCAGGGTATCCGTGTAGATGACGGAATCGGTATAGTCATTATCGATGTCATGGTTATGGGACTGGTAAGCCGCATCCCCGCTGCCGCCGGCACGGTTCTGAGTGGCTGACACCAGATGGCCTTTGGCTGTACGACCATAACCTGCTAGGAGATAGTGGGAAATCCACAGTTCCTCTTTGGTTAAAATGATGCCGTTATAACGGACCTTGATATCTGGCGGCGAGGACAGAATCTGTCCGATTTGGATATCCGGACTGTTGCTGCTGCGGCTCACCTGCTCCATCAAATTTAGCAGGCTAATATATGGATTTTTCTGCACACGCTCACCCCCTTGAAGTCTTGATAATCGTTGCCGGATAATAATCGCCACCCATGTCGATACTGCCTTCATAATGATGGAAGCAGCCATAGACATTGGAGCTGTTGCCCCAGCAACCGCCGCTGCCATCGTAGACCACGACATGCCAGTTCGGGTCCGGCTTACTGTAGCGGTTGTACATGATGATGTCGCCCTTTTCAAGCTGCGATGGATCATAAGGAATAGCCAGCCTTTTCTCTTCTGCATCAGCCAAAAGCTGGTCGCAGCCTTTGACGCCCTTGTTATATTCCTGAGCTGCAAAAGGTGAATAGCCGGCAGCGGCAATAGTCGCCCGGTCCACACAACCTTCCGAGCCATAGGGCGAAACGGTACCATCGAAATTTGCCATGCATTCATCGACCACACTGCTGCCGGCGATAGCGCCACCTGTAGAAACAGAAGATGTCGATTTCGTTTCCGCTGGCGGCACATAGTCCGGATTGGCATTGTACGATGCACTATCCAGTTCCTGTTTCTGTTCATCCAGTAGCTTATGGAAGACCAGGTGCAGCTCCATCAGGTGTTTGTTGCCTTCAATCTTATGGCTGTCTGACTTGATAAAGAACTGGCCTTTGAGCTGTTCTTCCTGAACCGAGACAGAAAAGCCGGCGATGCACTGGATATGACCGATGGCCCGGATGGACATGTCATGGGCGACGGTCTTTAGCATGGCCCGCGCCTGCGAGGCATCGTCTTGCTTCGGGTCCGCTTTGCAAATAGCCTGGATAAGACCGAAGCGGTCGATGTCCGTCTGATTGGGCAACTCCCCTTTCGTCTGTCCGGCACTGTCGACGACGATGACTTTAGAAACCATGTCTTCGACCGATTCAGACACAGAAGCGCCCGTCAGATTCGTCACATCACTGATCAGGAAGTCCTCCACCATCTGGTCATTCATACAGACCACGTTAAGTTTCCCTTCGGTCATGTAGATGTGGTAGCCCTTCTGGTCTTGGGCGGACTGATAGGATAATGCCTGCTTGATGGCTTCCGTAGCCGAGATATCATCGGCGATGAAATTACAGATAACGGACAAATCCGGGATGGTCCCGGCAGGAATGGAGAAATCATTGATGGTCTGGCGGATGGCATCGGCCACCGTGACATTCGTGTACTTCTTGGTAATGCGTGACTTGGCCAGATAGACGATATTGTCAAAAGCCGTGAAGTGCATCAAAGAAGTGCCGCTTTCCCGGCTACGGCCAAAAATGCGTCCCTGGAACAGGTGAAAGGTCTGCTGCGAGGTATCGTCGATACTGGAAAGCAGCACTTCATCTCCCAACTCCAGTTCTGGATTCTGCCAGGCTTTGTCCCGCGTCGTATAGGCCAGGTCGAATTCCAGCTTGCGGCCGGCCTGCTCAACGTCCCCGGACCAGGTCGCAGAAATCAGCCAGCCTGTAAGATCTGTATTCTCCGTTTTTTTCTGTTCATCCGTCTGAGCGGCATCGGTATTGGTTTGCTTATTGATTTTTTGTAACTGGAACATTTTCATCATTCCTTTTGAGGTTCATCGTCGTCAGGCGGATAATATCCCCGGTCGACAGGCCGCCATTACGGACGATGCTGCGATAAATCTGAAACTTCGAGAACTGCTCATTATTGAGTGTCACTGATTTGCCCACAGCCCGGCCGATGACGTTGCCGATGCTGTCACCGGGATAATAAGTGATGTTTTTCTTCATCTTCGACCAGAACGGTTCCGGCCGCTTCTTCAGACCTGTCGTAGCATCCGTCTTTCCTGTCTCCGGTGCTGTGACGTAGCGGTACTCTGTTAGCCCCAACTCATAGTAGACATCGCCGCTTCCGTCTTTTTCGCCAAACTTGAAGGATGAAATCAGGCAAGGCATGGAAAGCGGCGTATCTGACACTGTCAGCTGACAGACGCTGTCGCCAGTACGCATCGTTTCCAGTTGGGCAACGTATGTATAAGGCGCGAGACCCATCATGGCAAAAGGATAATCCTGGGCCGGGAAAAAGCCGGAAAGGGTCAGTGTCTTAAGGCCCGTCTTCCCTTTCATCAGGTAATCACCGAAGTTGTTGATATTCACGGTGCCGTGATTCGTATTGACCGCAACCATCAGTTCCGAAGGCAGGATGGGAAACACTACCGTTGCCGTTTCAGAAGAGAGGGAAATGGTGATGGAAGATGCAGTCAGGCCGATGGCGTTCAAGATGGATTCTAAGAAGGAACTCATTACATCGTTGCTCCTTTCATGCGGTTCATGCCATACAGTCTCATTTTTTCGACGAGCTTTTCAGCCACGACATCAATATCCTGCTCGCTGCGAACATTCATGGTATCGATGCGAATCGTGATACCGCCACTGCCAGCATTCATGGCCTGGCGGATACTTTCATCATGCGGTACAACCGTACTGCCATTTGGCAGATGGACTAACTCACCACGCTGGTTTTCGTTGATGACAGCAAAACCACCGCGGAAGTTTTCGACGCCTCTTTCAAAATGGCTGAGGCTTGGAATGTTAAAGCCCACATGCGTCGGTGCTCCCCCGGTGATAGAGGGAATGTCGATGGAAAGGCCATTGATGCTAGAAATGAGACCATTCATTTGGTCAATGACCCAGTTCACACCGCTTCGGAAGGTATTCTTGATGCCTTCCCAGATATTCGAGGCCGTTTGGCTGATGGCGTTCATGGCGCTGTCCCAGGCCGAGCTGATCCAGTTCATCCCGGCATCGACGGCTTCCGACACAGCCTGGATAGCTTGTTCGATGTACTGCGACACCGTATCCCAGTTACTCCATAAGAGATACAAGGCGGCAATAATCGCGGCAATGATGATAATGATAGGATTGGCCATGGCTGCAGCCCCCACGGCACGGATGATGGTGATCATCATGCGGCCTGCCGTCAGAAAAGTACTTCCCATGCCCTTGGCCACGATAGCAATGCCCCGGCAGACCGGAATGAGTCCCTTAAACTGGGTCGAGAGGTACTTCGATACGCTGCCGGCTTTGCTGATGCCCGTTGCGATAGAATTAAAAGTGCCAAAGGCCCTGCCACCGACCGTCAGAATCCGGCCCAGGGTCGAACCGAAGAGCTGGAAGGTCACAATGCCAAAAGCCACCTGGCCAATGAGTGCTTTCTGTTCGGGGGTCAAGGCGCGGAACCAGGCAGCCAGCTCTTTTACACGCATCGACATGGCCTTAAAGTACGGCGTAAAGGCTACGGCCAAATCCATGCCGGCATTTTTGAGCTGATTCATGGCGAGCTGCATCTGCTCGGACGGCGTCAGCATCTTTTCATAAGCTTCCCGCGTCATGCCGGCAGATTTCGCCATCTGGTCCATGACCTTATCGAAATCTCCAGCGCCTTTCCCGGTCAGGACTAAGACGCTATTCAAGGCTTCGACGGAGCCGAAGAGTTGTGCCATCTGCTGCGCATCGCCACCGGTCGCCCGCTTCACTTCATCGAGAAATTTGACCCAGCCCACACTCTTGAGATGTGCAGCGTTAAACTCGATGCCCAAGGACTGCGACAATTTCGCCGCTTCTGCTGAGGGTTTCAGAATATTGCTGTAAGCCGCCTTGAGTCCCGTGATAGCTTCACTGGTGCGGATACCATTTTTCGTGAGGACGGCGATGGAACCAAAGAGTTCCTGCGTACTGACATTAAGCTGGGCCGCAATGGGGATGACGTTACCCATAGCTTCGGCCATCTCACCAAAGGAGGTCTTGCCGAAGTTCTGGGCAAGGAGCATCTGGTCCGTAATGGCCGAGGCTTCTTCTGCTGATTTCCCATAGGCATTGAGAACTGTCGTAACCCCGTTAACGGCTGTCGTCGTATCGGTGAAGCCAGCCTTGGCAGCAATCGTCATGTCCTTAACGAAGCCTACCGCATGAGCTGCATCGACACCTGCAGAAATTGCCTGATAGACCGATTCCGAAAGGTCCGCCACACCCGCACCCGTCTCATCACTGACGGCACGAATTTCATCACTGATCTTCTGCATGGAAACGACCGTTGTATCGACAAGAGTCGAAATCTTAGCCACACCATTGGCAAAATCGCTGTGAAGCTTGAAGCCTGCCGTCGCCGCTGCCAAAATAGGTGCCGACAGCAAGGCCATCTTATCCGACAGCCCGGAAATCTTGCTGCCTGTCTGCTCGATGCTCTTGGCCGTCCGCTTCTGGATACGTTCATGTTCTGTCAGCTTATCCGAAAAGCCGCTGATCGATTGCTTGGCTGCCGCCATCTGAGTCTTCATAGAACCCAGGCTGGCATTAACACTCTTCACGGTTGGCGTAAATAAATCCCGCAACCGAATCGCCGCATCGATGACATTATTGGCCATGCTGCTTCACCTTCCTTTCTCAATTTGCTTATATTTGTAAAAAAGTCTATACTTAAAGTAATTTAGGATACCTTTTATTTATAGCATTACGGATGGAGGGTGTTTTATGAAAAAACTCGCAAAATTATTATCAACCGTATTCTTATGTGCTGCCGTATCAGGAAGTGCTTTGGCTATGTCTTCTTCGGAAATGGCAATCGGTGGTATCACACCGGGGAGTTCATTAGATTATGTAGAAAACATCTACGGCGCACCTGATAAAACGCAGAGTGCACGTAACAACCATTCTATTGCTTACTGGGGGCATGGTTTTAATATGACAATCCGGCCTAATGGCTTAGTCAATTATGTAACCACATCTGCAAATAATGGTTTAGGAACTCCTGCCGGTTTAGCCGTTGGGCAAAAAATTCAAGTAATGTATGATTTATATGGTACTCCATCGCATTCATATAATAGCAATGGATACACAAACTACTATTATAAAAATCATTTTGGTGACGGAAATAGCTCGCACTTCATTAATATGGAAGTAAAAGAAAAGAAGGGAAAGATTGCAGAAATCATCTGCTTCGAAAGTTATGAAGGCCCTTACGTCCCAGCAGATTTTTAATCTTTTCTCCCACCATAGTCACAAAGTAAGTTTTAGGATTCTAACGATTAATCGTTAGAATCCTTATTTTTTTCTTCCATTTCATAACGAACAAAAGCGTAGAGCACCTGCCGTTCTCCGTAGCCACATTGCATGACCGCTGACGGTAGCAGGTGATGGTCCCGGAAAAGGAGATACATCGCCTGCACCTCGCCATCGGTCCGGATTAGTTTTTTACGGCTTGATCCACCTTGTCCTGTGTCGTATAGCCGTTGAGTTCTGTAATCTGTGCTGTGAGATCGGCGATTTCACCGGACAGAAAGAGTTTCCGGATGATATCAGCCGGGATAGCGGCACCGAATTTTTCCAGGAGGTCTTTATTCTTGAGGTCCGGGTCGGCGATACCCGCAAGAAGCGTCTGGGTCTGCATCTTGTAGAGGTCGATGTTCTCCGCGCTGCCGTTTGTGAAATCGACGGCCATCTTCTGGATATCGGCGTAGCGTTCCGGGTCGATGGCCTGCAGCGTCACTATGAAATCAAAGCCCAGAAGCTTACTCAAGCGTTCCATCTTTACTTTTTTCGTCGGCTTATTTGCCAGCTTGTTGGCGATGTCTGCCTTCAGCAGTTTGTCTACCATATTCATGTGCGTGTTCTCCTTATGCTAAATCTAAAAAATCCCAGTCCGAGAAGGTGAAGCTATAGCTTTCTTCGCCCATCTTATCGACTTCCCAATCCGCCAGGATAAGGCTATCGAAGGTGGCATCCTTGATGACGATACGTTCACTGCCGATGGCATCTTTATCATCAAGGACGGAAACAATGGTCACGACGGTCTGCTTGCCCGCCTTGATATTATCGTTCATCTTCTTAATCATGTAGCTCGAGACTTTATGGAGCTTCAACTGCCCTTTGCAGTCATAACCCGTAACCTTATAGCCCTTGCCCACATGGCGAAGCATCTTCACTTCTTCTTTGGTTAACGTGACCTCAGCTTTAAAGGCCGTCGCTTCGGCCATCAAATCACCGTCGATATAGAGGTCGGCATACTTGCCGTTCATCACTCGTTTGGCTTCCATGCTGTTCATTGTGCTTCACCTCCCTTAGATATTGACGCCAATCGTAACATCTTCCATGGCATCCAGAAGCGAGGCGTCTACAGAAAGAAAGACATTGCTGCCGATGTTGGCCAGCTTGATTTCCATGTCTGACATATCCGCCAGCTCTTCTTTCGTATATTTGCCATTCGATTCCAGCCAAGTTTTTGTCGCTTCCACATCGATGTAAGCGGTATTCTGCCCTTCTTCCAGCAAGCCTTCCTGGGCCAGCTGATCGAGGTACCCCTGAACTGCCGTCACCAACAAGCAGCGATTGGCATAGCTGTTTGAATATTTGCCAAGGTAATGGTCCTGTGCCGTCGTGCGGATATCGTCGTACATCATGTCCATCAAATCAACGAGCTTGATTTTCTGGAACGATACGCCTTTGCCCTGGACGGTTGTAACCAGGGAGTTAATGCCGCGACCCAGCTTGACCTTTTCCCCATCAAAGAAGAAGAACAGCTTCCCTGCATTAGTCATGGTATCCATTTCTTCCTGCGTCCAGACATCACAGCCAATAACCTCCGGCAGCGGCGCATAAGTGCAAGCAATGGTCATCGGCGTTCCTGCGATAACGCCTGCGATGCGGCCGCAGTACTGAGCTGTCGTGTACGTCTTCGTGCGCGTGCGGATGACTTTATTGACGAAGTTAATGACGCCTTCCGTATCGGCTGTGCAGTCCGGCAAGATGGCCTTGATACGCTTGTTCTTATTTGTCCGCATCCCCTTAATCCAGGTCGCAATCGTGTCGATGTGGTTTTCTTCGATATCCGGAATAACCAGATAATCGAAGCGCTTGTTTTCGATGGTTTTTAAAATGTCAGTATAATCATCTGCGTCCTTACTGATAATCTCGGCAATGACTTTCTTCGGACTGTTTACGTAGCCGCGAAGAGTCAGCTCCAGCTGCTCACGGTTGCTGTCCGAGAGTTCTTTCGGAATGTCATCAGCCGTATAGAGATTCACTTCCGTCTGGGACGGCAGCGTCTCTTCCTTCAAAATCAACAAGACAATGCCGCGGGCACTGCGTGCGATGGCGCTGATACCTTTTTCTTTGAACACGACATTGATAGATGGCATTTTCATTAGTTACGTCTCCTTTCCCTGGTACCGTTGATGCAATACCTTCATGATTTCTGCCGTTTCCACTTTTTCTTGGGCGTCATAGTACTGGAAAGTCATCGTCAGACGCCCGCCATCATTGTCCGTCCCCATCAGTTCCTCAGTGATAGAAACGACAGGAAGATAGCGGTCGCCGACATTTAGTCCATTCCAGAACAAATCCTCCACAGCAAAAAGCACGGCATAGATGGCCGTGCTTTTTTCCTGTTTCTTCGGTAGATACGTAATGTAGAGGTCCGTATCCCGGTAGACCTCGTTTTCTTTTTGTGGCGTCGCCACCGTCATCGTTTTCAGGAAGAAGGCCGGCGGCGTAAAGCCTTCTTTCACTTCCTGCAAATAGACGGGATAAGGAAATTTTTCTCGCAGCGCTTTTTGTGCAGCCTGCAGGATATCGATATCATGAATCATGTGCCGCCTGCTTTCTTGAGGAGTTTCTTCGTGAGTTTCTCCAGTCCCGGCTGCAAGTCACTCGCTTCAAATTGTTTGACGGATTTCTCTGTATAGTACTGCCCTTCGTAATAACCCACCGTCCTGCCACCAGGCGTTTTCTTTACATGGCCGTTGTTCAGCAGGTGATGAACCGGATGCGTATTGCGCAACTCATAGACCAGCTCGGACCCGTTATAGCCTTCTACTTTATGCTTCCAGCCCTTCTTCAGCTTACCCGTACTGCCTTCCGGCGTGTTTTTTACGCACGCCTTCTTGAGTTTATTGCCGATAGTTATCAGGCCTTTTTCGGCAGTCCCCGGGAAATCATCGACGGCAGTCATCAACTTAGAAGACAGCTCGTCCAATCCGGTCATGTCAAAATCGCCTTTACTCATGTATCCGTCCCCCTTATTTCTTCTGTACAGTACAGCTCCAGCGCCTCATGGCGCATGTACGGGTCGACGATGGTGTCGATGTCGTAGAGGTGGTCCTGGTACTTTACTTTCATATCATGGGTGATCTGCGGACGCCAGCGGATGGTAATCAAGGTGTACTCGGTATCGGCCTTACGCTCTAGTTCGTAGAACACTTTACCTCGTGCCGGCTTAATAGACGCCCAACAGCGACAGATGACAGCATCGGTCTGTGTATCAAAGCCGTATTCATCGGTCACGGCTTTCTTGCTCAGGATTTCGATGCGCTTATTCAAAAGCCCCGTCTTCATGGCACACCTCCTTAAAATGCGCTGCGGCGTACCCCGAAAAGAAGCCAGCGCAGGCGCTTTAAAAGGCCTGCATAATCCGCTTCCTCCCGGTGTTCATAAAGAAAGGCCGCTGCGTAGAGAATGGCTTCGTGGAAAACCACGGGATTCTCTTCGGCATCGGCTTCATCGCAGCGGGATATATCCAGGCACAGCGCCTGGGCTGTTTCCAGGGAAGATTGGATGACCTCATCATTCGAAGTATCATCTTCGTCAATCCGCAGGTATTCTCTGGCTTCTTCCAGTGTCACAATCATGGCTTATCCCTTCGCTTTCATCTCCAGGGCCTTGACCGCTTCCTTGAGCATCAGCATGCCGTCGACGCGCTGGCTGGCAAGGAAGCCGATCTGGCCGTTCGCTGCATACAATTCATTGAGTCGCTTAAAGGAGCGGGATTCACGGTCCGCAATCCAGTAATAGCTGAAATCACCAAAGAGCACCGGACGGTTACCTGCTGCCAGTTCCGGTGCAAAGGACGTGCAGTAACAAGGTCGGTTCAAAATGGTATCCGGCGTGCCTGCGGTGACAGACGGCTGCCAGATATAGTTGCCGTTGTTGTCCTTCACTTTACGCAGGGCCTTAATGGTCGCATCGTTCAAGAGCCAGACGGCCTTGCGGCGATACGGGATACGCAGAGAATGATAGAGGTCGATAACGTCGTCAAAGGTGATGGAAACTGTGGTGACCGTAACCCCAACTTCAGCAGACGGAAAGATGCCAGTCGGCTTGTTCTTACCATCGCCAATCAGAAAGGCTTCTTCTTCCTTCGTACCAATACGGCGGGCAAATTCACCAGCAATGTAGCTTTCAAGATTGAAAACGCTGTCGTTCAGCAGTTCTTCCGAAACGCGAATGGCCGTGCCCAGTTTATAGGCTCCGATGGACTGCAGGCCAAACGTATCCTGGCTATCCGGATAGAGTCCATTTTCTTCCATCCAGGCCGCTTCCCCATGACCCGTTACGATAGGGATCTTGCGGTCGCCGCTGGTATGAATAACCGTCGCCAGGCTGCGGAAGAAGTTCTCTTCCTGCAGTTTGTCGATGAGCTGATGTTCAAATTCATCCGGTACCAGATAACCGCCATCGGCATCGGTGCCTACGCTCAGGGAGTTCTGTACATCGATGAAGTTCTTATGGCGGATACTGTCCCAGAAAGCTTTACGGTAAGCATCGGATGCACGGCCAGTCTTTTCAGGCGTTTTATTACCTGCTCCCGGAAATTCGGTAATCGGTGTCGTTGTCGGCTGGGCAAGTTGTGCATCGAGCTGTTGCTGGCGTTCCAGGCGGTCGATTTCTTTACCAAGGTTCACGACATCCGCTTCCATCTTATCGTAGCGGGCTGCGTCTTCTGCGGAGACCATGCCGTTTTCATCGCGAACAGTATCCAGGAAGGATTTTGCTGCATCCCAGAGATTTTTGCGCTTTTCGCGCAGTGCTAAAATCGTATCCATTGTTGTCCTCCTTAATGAATAAGCAATGCCAGCCGTTTTTCTAAGGAAGCGGCTGGCACTTTATGAATAGGTTCATGAGGTTTTAGTTTTTGTACTAACGAATTGGTGACAGTGACAGGAGTATAAATCATGGCTTCTGGTTGCTCCCCATCGTCCTTCTTCTGATCGAAAAGGATTTCATCAGCAAAGCCAAGTTCCACGGCCTTTTTGGCATTAAGCCAGGTCTCGTTATCCATCATGTGAGAAATCTTTGTGCGGGCCAAACCGCTCTTGATTTCGTAAGCATTGATGATGCTTTCCTTGACCTCGCTCAACATGCCGATGGTCTTTTCCATTTCTGCCTGGTCGCCATAAGCCAGGGTCGCCGGATTGTGGATCATCAGCATGGCCACCGGCGACATACATACCTTGGTCCCTGCCATGGCGATGACGGAAGCTGCCGATGCCGCCAGGCCGTCGATCTTGACGGTGACGTTGCCCGGATAATCCATGAGCAGGTTATAAATCTGTGCGGCTGCAAAGCAGTCTCCGCCTGGGCTGTTAATCCAGAGCGTGATATCGCCGCTTCCTGCATTCAGTTCATCTTTGAATGCCTTCGGTGTCACTTCATCACCCCACCAGGTTTCGTCGGAAATCTGGCCGTCGAGATAAAGTGTTCGGTCACTGCCGAAGGTATCCGGTGCTTCATTTGTCACCCACTTCCAAAATTTATGTTTCATTCGTTCCTCCCTTCTGGGCAAAAGCCCCGGCATCCTTGAGTTTTGTCATGCTGCCGTTGACAAGGTACAGATTGCCGCCTTCTTCATCGGGCACAGGGTTCATGTCTTCCATTTCCCGGATGTCATTCGCCGACAGCCAGCCATTTTGCCGGCCTATGCTGTAACCCGTCATGCGGCTCTCGTAGTCACCGCGCATTAGGCCGTTAACATTGAACTTGAGGAAAAACTGCTTCTTTTCTTCTGGCAGGAACAAGGCTTTCTGCATAGCTTGTTCCCAGCGGATGACCCACGGGTCCAGGGTGTACTTTACAAATTCCATGGACTGCTGCTCGATGTTGTTGAAGGAGCTTTTCTCCAGGTCGCCAATCATGTGCGGTGGGATGCGGTAGAGCCTTGCGATTTCATTGAGCTGAAATTTTCGCGTTTCCAAAAACTGTGCTTCTTCCGGCGGGATGCCGATCTGCTGGTACTTCATCCCTTCTTCTAACACGGCCACTTTGTGTGCATTGGCGCTGCCCTGATAAACGGCATTCCAAGAATCTCTTACTTTCGCTGGGTCCTTGAGAACTCCAGGATGCTCTAACACACCGCTGGGGCTGGCACCGTTTGCAAAAAAAGAGGCACCGTATTCTTCACAAGCCATGGTCATGCCTACGGCATTCCGCGCCATGGCAATTGGTGAATAACCGACCAATCCATCAAAGCCAAGACCGGGAATGTGCAGCACTTCATCTTTTCGAAGCGGCACCTGACCATAGGGCTTGATGGCTGGATTCTCATCGGTCGTCTTGGTGTAGATATAGTAAATCTGACCATTCTCATCGCGGCAGACAGTCATCTTGTCCGGCCGCAGCGGGTAGAGTCCCTGCACACGCCCCAGCTTATCACGAATGATCTGTGCATAGGCATTACCCCAAATCAGGAGATGACTCATCAGCGTTTCACGGAAGATGAACGACGTCATCTCTGGATTCGGCTCATCGTGTAAGAGATGATAGAGCGGATGATCATAGACTCGCTCTTTGCCGCCCGGTGTATAGCGGTAAAGCTGCAGCGGCAGGGCTGCCAGGGTCTCCGACAAAATACGAACACAGGCATAAACCGCCGTTGTCTGCATGGCCGTAAACTCATTGACGTTCTTTCCACTCGTCGATGGTCCAAAGAGATAGCGGAAATCCGTACCGAGATAATAGTCCTGCGGTTTATCCCGCGATTTGAAAAGCTGAGAGAGAAATGGAATATGCATAATTACCTCCTGATTTCAGGCATAAAGAAAGCACCTGTAATTTCTCACAGATACTGAGGAGCAATATACTTTCAATTAGGTAAATCGTTATGTAATATAATTGTGATAAAAAATCATAATTTATGTTATAATAAATCTATCATATACATTAGAAATAAACTCCATAATTGAAAGGCCGTGATTTAATGAAGAAATTTTTTCTTTCTTTACTAGTTATAGTTTGCTTAAGTTCCCCCGCTTTTGCAGCAAGTTGGTATTATGTAGGTAGAGCAACCCCAAGTAACACTTTATTCTATATCGATAACGCTTCGGTTTATAAAAATACAAATGCTGCCATCATCTGGATTAAACGGGTAATGCCAGATGGCAGCCATGGTATAGCACGAGAGTATTTTACCCATACTCCACCAACAGCTACGCTTTTATCAATAATAGACTACGCACCAAATGGTACAGTAATTCGTAGTGTGGAATTTCCAGCAAATAGAAGACGTACCATGTCCATTCCCCCAGACACAATACTAGATGATATTTGGCACCTCATTTGGAGTTACTAGAATTTGAAAGCAGAACCGAAAATTTATTAAAACGAAATAACGCCTCGTTCATCATAGACGCTGCCGCTGCCTGTTCCGTTACGGATGCAGCGGTCCAGCGCCATGATGGATGCCACAATCCCGTCGATTTTTTCGACGGATTTTTCTTTATCCGGCTTAATGTTCCCGGCAGGATCTTGGCGCATGACGACGTTTCCAGCCATCCATTTGAGAACGGGGTTGCCGCCATGGACGATGTTCCCTTCCATCAGCAGTTTGAACATTTCTTTCGACGGAGGCGACATATCTTTGAAGCCCTGGCCAAAGGGTACCATGGTGAAGCCCATGTCTTCGAGATTCTGCACCATTTGTGTGGCATTCCAGCGGTCATAGGCGATTTCCCGGATATTGTAGGTTTCGCCCAAGTGCTCGATGAATTTCTCGATAAAACCGTAATGAATGACGTTTCCTTCGGTCGTCTGGATGAAGCCTTGTTTCTGCCAGACATCATAAAGCACATGGTCGCGCCGGCAGCGCAGTTCTAATGTGTCTTCCGGCAGCCAGAAGAATGGCAGCAGAATATATTTTTCATCCTCGGACCGCGGTGGAAAGACCAGTACCAAGGCCGTAATGTCTGAGGTACTGGAAAGGTCAAGTCCGCCGTAACACAGCCGTCCCCGCAGGGCATCGCAGTCAATCGGGAGATTTCCTTTATCATAGACGTGCTCTGGAATCCAGCGAATGCTAGCCGAGGTCCAGATGTTGAGTCTCAGCTGCTTGAAGACGTTTTCTTCAGCAGGGTTTTCAATGGCGTTTTGATAGGCTTCACGAACTCGGTCGATTTGGATGGTATGGCCAAGGGAGGGATTGGCTTTGTACCAGTTGGCTTCATCTGTCCAGTCCGCTTCCCCTTCCAGGCCATAGACAACGGGGTAAAAGGTGTAGTCCCTCTTTCGCCCGGCCATCAAGTCCAGCGCCTTCGTGTGCAGTTCGTAGCAGATAGAGTTCTTATCATTGCCCGCCGTTGTGATAATAAAGAAGAGCGGCTGCTCTCGGGCATCGCCGGAACCTTTCGTCAAGACATCGTAAAGCTTACGGTTTGGCTGCGCGTGGATTTCGTCGAAGACCAAGCCCGACACATTCAGGCCGTGCTTGGTACCCGTTTCCGCGGACAACACCTGATAAAAGCCAGCATTACGATAATTGATGATGCGCTTCCCTGCCGTCCTGATTTTGGAGCGGCGCATCAGGGCGGGGCTCATTTCAACCATCTGACGAGCTACGTCAAAAACAATAGATGCCTGGTTCCGATCGCAGGCAGCACCGTACACTTCAGCACTCGGCTCGTTATCGGCATACAAAAGGTAGAGCGCAATGGCCGCCGCCAGTTCCGACTTTCCATTTTTCTTTGGAATCTCTATATAAGCCGTCAGGAACTGCCGCTTCCCGTTTTCCTTGACGATGCCGAAGAGATCACGCACAATCTGTTCCTGCCACGGCAGGAGTAGGAACGGCTGCCCGGCCCATTTTCCTTTTGTATGACAGAGATTTTCGATAAAAGCAACCGCCCTGTCGGCCTTGTTTTTGTCGTAATGGGAATCCGGCAGCATGAACGCTGACGGCCTATATACAAACGCCAAACCACTCACCCCCTTAGAATCAATTCCATTTCATCCACTTCTCGTTCGCCGCTCGTTTCTTCCCCAATCATGCGGCTCCGGGCAGACGGCGTCAGGCCGAACTGCTCGCAAAACTTCAGCATGATCTTGAGGTTCGTCTGGGCAATGGACACCTGCGGCACCTGCTGCAGGTAGCCGTTCGGCGTCCGTACCATGTCGCCGTGCTGAGTAATGAATTCCTCAGCGCCTTTCCAGCGGGCGTAGGCCTGACAATAACCTGCAAAGGCGGCACGGTCGATTTCGGTTAGCATCCCCATCTCGGCAAGGACTTTTCCGAGCCGCTTCCATTCCTTTTTGGCGTCGTCTTCCAGCCACTCCGGGCAGCGCGGCAGTTTGCCCTTGGGCATGGGTTCTTTCTTATTAAGCGGCCGATGACCGGGATTGCCCTCGAGTACCTTGAGGGCCGTTGGTTTCGTTTTTCTTCCGCGTATCGCCAAACCATACACCTCCTTTCGGTAACGCAAAACAGCCCCGCAGGGCTGCTTCTTGTTTTAGAATTCGTTCAGTTCATCTGTCACGCTTTCGAGCCATGGCTCAATTTTTTCAAGGCTTTGGAATTCGGCCCGGGGAGATCCCCAGGGGTCGTTCCGCTTGCCGCTTCCATATTCCGTAAGCCAGAGGCTTTCGTCGGTGATGATGTACTTTCCAAGGTAATGGAAAAGGTAAGCGGTATCATCCAAGTAGTCCAAAGCTTCCCTTGCTTTTTCGGAAAGGCCTTCCGGCCAATCCAGAGCTACCGCTGTGGCTCCGTATGCTCCGTCCAGGTTCTGTTTGTCGATTGCGTTCAATTTTTTCATGTTTTTTCCTCGCTTTCATGTGCTTTTTCTTTTGGGGTGTTCCCCTTTGGTCATGTATATATATCACTCTAAAGGCGCATAATAGCAAGCTTTATATTGAGAATTTATGCATTTTATTAGGAATACGGATGGAGAAAAGAGGGCTGAGCCCCAGCCCTCTTTTGGTTCCTGCTTCTTAGCGGAAGCTGATGGTCAGCATCCCTTTTCCCATCCACCAGCTGTTTTCTACATAGGGGTCTTCCCTAAAGATCTGCTTTGCTTCCTTAATCTTTCTTTCCATGTCTTCTTTGCCGAACTGTTCGCAGGCGGCTTTCTTGCTGATTTTCTTTCCATCCAAGGTAATGATTGTTCTCATGGTTATTTCCTCGCTTTCTTATGCTTTGGTGTTTTCCCTTTTGGTATGTATATATATCACTCTAAACGCATACTATAGCAAGTCATTTCTGATGGATTATTTGAGGATTTTCCATTCATCTACCCCCGGCACCAGACCTAGACTGCAGCCCGTATCCCATGACACATGGATGGTTCCCAAGTCATCAATGTACTGCACCGTACCTTCTGTTCCCTGCGCCGGTGCCTGCGGGTCTTCCATGTAGATCAACTTCACCCGCATCCCCGCCATACGTTCTTTACTAATGGCCAGCGCTTTTTTCAGGATGGTGCGGTCGAATCCGAACTTCTGATAATCTCGGTCCATCTGTTCATAATACCAAGGGAAAGGCATGCCGCAGTGGCGGTCTTCATGCATGATGTAGGCCAGGCCCGTAATCGTCCCATTCCCCGTTTGCACTTCGACATCTTTCTTGTAGTAGAAGGTCGGGAAGCCCTCGCAGCGATCCAGCCGCTTTTCATCGGCCTTAGAAATGGCCCAGATGGTGACAGGAACCATGCTTTCTTCCTTGGTTTCAATAGTGGCATAGCAGCCCGTCAGCGAGCCTTTAAAAAGCAGCTCGTATCCCTGAATGATTCCCGTCCCCACCAGGACAGCCTCGCGGCACCGCGTGGCCATTTGCCGTTCATCCATGTTGCTTCCATAAGCGATGTAATATTTTTTCATTGTGCTCATCCTTTCTGAAGGGAATACCCTTCTACCCCCTTAAGGGCAGCCGAGGCTGCCCCGTATGCGGTTGTCATTCTCTTCAGGCGGCGTGTCTCCAGGCGGCATCGCCTGTCAAATTCTTAAGCAGGTGATGGCGGCAAGTTTTGAATTCGTCACCAATCAAGCCGAGGCGAAGCATCCAGCAGCGGAAGGCGTATTTTTCATTGTCCGTTTCCGTTTTCCGTGCTGAGGCTTTCTTCTGTGTCAGCGCCTGATGCGTAACGGCCAGGCAGAACTGGATGTAGGCTTTGATTTCGCCGGCGTGGAGGGTGCCGTTGAAAAGGCGGAACTCGACGGTGCCTTTGGTGAAGGTGGCGTGGAGGTTCAGGCCGTGGTAGCGGCTGCTGTTGTAATGCATGTTCCGTCCGTAAGGTGCCTCCATGTACCAAAGATCCGCGAATTTTTCCATCGTCGTCGGCCGCTTCTTATTCAGTTCTTCGAGGAACTGGGCATTTGTCTTGCGGCAGTAGCGGCGTTCCCGGCTCGGGTCGATGTGCAAAGCCCGGTAGATCAGGTCTTCCTTGCTGTAAAAGACATTCACCAAATTCCGCAGGGTTTTCGGTGTAAAGCGTTCCGCGCCAACATGGATGTGGATGCCGCAGGAGCTGTTGGCAAAAGCACCGGCTTTGCGCAGGGTGCGGATGAGTTCCTGCAGTTTCGGGATGTCGTCGTAGGAAAGGATGGGGCTGACCACTTCCGTGCGGTAATTCGTCGAGGCATTCATAGTGCGGCCACCGACTTTCTTTTCAGGAATCAGGCTGGAGTCATTCATGGCTTTCCATTTCCGTCCCTGTTCATCTTCTGCAATGTAGGTATCGTAGGCTCCGCCTGCGTGGTATTTGCTTCTGGTCCCAAAGAAGGTGGCCATCAAGGTGGCCGCCTTGCTGCGGGTAATTCCTGTCATTTCGATTTCGATGCCAAAGTGCTGTGTTTTCATAATTCTCTCTGTCCTTTCTGTATGTGCGTGTGTTCTTTCGGTACACTATATATCACTCTAAAGGCACATAATAGCAAGGGTTTTTTGAGAATAATTATGAATTAATTTGTATGGTGTCGGCGCGCTTTCACCCGTGCGGCATGGCGCTTGGCTTCTTCTTCCGTGCGGAAGGCACTCCAGCCGTTGAGGTCTTTCATCAAGGCCATGCGGGATTCATGGCTGGCTTTAGTTCCCATACCGATGCGCAGGAGCCAGCTCCGGAAGTAGTATTTTTCATTTTCCGGTTTCTTCACCGCAGGCTGTACCCGTTTTGCCTTGCGAGCTGCGCCTGTCAGAAAGGCAAAGAGTTCAACCATGGCGCGGTTCTTTGCAGGGTTTCCTGTGTCGGCAATACAGAAGGTTACCGTGTCTTCATTCAGGCAAAGACCTTTATTACCCTTCTGGCAGGCACTGTACACCTTGAAAAAGGAAGCGGCGTCCGTCAGTGTAGCTTCTTTCAAGGCTGTCACGCAGTCTTCGGTAATCTGAAAGTTATCGCAGCCGGCAGCGCGATTCAGCAAATACTGCTGAGCGCTAAGCGTGAAGACCAGGTTGCGGAGGTGGACGCCGTCCATCCCGTTAATGGGATGGCTGACTTCAATGGTATCCAGTTCCGGGTCCACCAATTTTTCTTCTTCAAGGAAGCGGCGCAGGGCCTGCTGTGTTTTTTCGTCGTCGCATTCAATTTCTCCGCTGCGGAGGATGCGGAAGCCGTGTCCTTCATAAGAAAATGTCGGTGTGCCCGTGTAATGAAGTTTTTCGTTATGGTTAAAGGGAATCAGGCGTTTCGCCAGTTCCTTGCGGTCGTCCAGATTGGTTTTGATGGTCATGGTAATGTACCTCCTTGTTTTGTTAGTACATATATCACTCTGAACGCCGATAATAGCAAGTTATTTCTGCATCTTTTTGAGAAATTATTCATCCGTTTGCTGGGCAATATCACCATAGGGAATTTTCTCATCCCCACGCAGGACAAACACACTTCTGTCCCCGCATTCGCTGATATAGCGTTTCACGATAACGTCGACGAATTTTTCATCGAGCTCAATGCCGTAACAGATGCGATTCGTCTGCTGGCAAGCCATGAGCGTCGAACCGGAACCAAGGAAGGGGTCCAGTATGATGCAGTGACTCATGGATGAGTTTTGTATAGGGTATGCCATCAGGGCAATGGGCTTCATGGTCGGATGGTCCTTACTGGCCTTCGGTCGATCATATTCCCAAATGGTTGTCTGCTTGCGATCGGAATACCATTGATGCTTACCGTTCAGCTTCCAGCCAAAAAGACATGGTTCATGCTGCCATTGGTACGGGCTGCGCCCAAGCACCAGTGCGTTCTTCTTCCAGATGCAGCAGCCCGATAAGTAAAAGCCCGCGTCTTTGAAAGCCTTGCGGAAGTTCAGCCCCTGGGTATCGGCATGAAATACATAGATGGACGCGTCCTGCTCCATGTTTTGTTCCATATTAACGAAGGACGCAAAGAGGAACTGGTAGAACTTATCGTCTGGCATATTATCGTTTTTAATCTTGCCGGCCGTTTCTTCGACATCGACATTATACGGCGGGTCTGTCAGCACCATGTTGGCTTTTTTCCCATCCATCAGCCGTTCATAGGTTTCCGGCAAAGTCGCATCACCGCATATGACACGGTGATCACCGAGGAGCCAGATATCTCCCGCTCTGGCGACGGTTGGCTTTTCTAATTCTCCTTCCACATCGAAGTCATCTTCTTTGATTTTCTTGTTGTACACTTTCGAGAAGAGCTGTTCGACCTCTGGTGCTTCAAAGCCTGTCAGGTCGACGTTAAAGTCGACGCTCTGCAAATCGACAATGAGGTCTGCCAGAAGCTGTTCGTTCCAGGCACCTGTGATTTTATTGAGCGCAATATTGAGCGCCTTGACCTTATGCTCATCCTCGATATGGACAACAACACACTGGACTTCTTCGTAGCCCAGGTTCTTCAGCACCGTCAAACGCTGATGTCCGCCAATGACGATCATATCGTAGTTGACGATAATCGGTTCTACGTAGCCGAACTCCTCGATGGACTTTTTAATTTTTTCGTATTCCTTATCCCCTGGCTTCAGTTGCTTTCTGGGATTATAGGCTGCCGGCTTCAGCGAACCGATGGGCAGCATCTTCCATTCCATATCTGATGTCTTCACACGCTTGCTCCTCTCTAAAGACAGCCGCCACTGCCCGGCCATAGCCGGCAAGGTGATGCCACCTGCAATAATTTCGTACACTGTCCCTTGACAGTTTTGTCTTCCGGGCAATGGCCTTGTAGCCCATCCCCTGCTTCCGCATGGCTTCTATCTGCCGACGCTGGTAGTCCTTCATACGCGGCTCCCTTCTTTCTGACAATAAAAAAGCCCCGGGCCAATCGGCCTGGAGCAGAATTATGTAATTTTCGATATTTATATTCTCAAAATCATCGATAATGTAATATTTTTGTGATTAAATCTTGTTCAACACAATTCAACTATAGTATAATAAATGTATAATATTTCCATAACAAAGGAAGCGATATATATGAAAATCAGTGTAAAAGCGCTCTTATCTTCCATAGTCCTGGGTGGACTGTTACTGTTTGGAATCCCGAATCAGGCAGCGGCACAGGACGTCTATTCCTATACGGCTTCAAATGGCGTCAAAGTTTATGTCGATACCGATTCCATTGAATGGATCACCTTGAATGATACGACCTTCAACGTTGATGTGCATCTTAGCAATGGGGTAAAAGACAGCCTGCATTATTATAAAGATTATCACGATGGCGTATGGAAATGTCAGTTAAGAGATATGACTATACTACCCGTTTACAAATATCAAATGCTGCAGGCAATATTCGACACCGTCTGCACCCTTCATTACCAATAGAATCAAGTAATTGATTGCTCTAAAAGCGCGAAAATCATAGGGTATCCCCCCTTATGAATTTCGCGTTTTTTCACGTTTGAGGGGGCGGCGGTCATGTTCGAAAGGATCACAGAGATTTGCATCCCCCGCCTTTACAACACAACTCGTTCAATTTATGGTATGATATAAATAACTTATGTATATCATCAAACAAAGATATTATGAAAGGATGTGTTGTGATGAAAAAATACCTGCTTGCCTTACTGTTCATGCTTTGTACGGTTTCACAATCATTTGCATCTGATTGGTATTTTGCTGGAAGCTCTTATCGAGTACAAGCTTATATTGATAACGCCTCAGTTCGCAAAAATGAAAGTGAAGCAATCGTATGGGTTAAGTATATAAAACTAAATGGAGATTACGATCTATACGAAACGCGTTTTACTCGCACTCCACCCACAACCTCCATTTTATATGCTGTATCTTATACAGCGAACGGAGAATTAATATCATCTTTTAGCACTTCGCCTGATGATAGGACGCCTGACCCAATCGCTCCTGATTCTCTTGATGATAGTATGTGGCATCTCATCTGGTCTTATTAATACTTATACTCGACGTTCCGGTCTTCCGTCATCGTCTTATGATCATGGCAGCTCTTGCAAAGGGGCTGCCAGTTTTTTTCGTCCCAGAATAGCTTTGCATCACCACGATGAGGTGTGATATGGTCGACGACCGTCGCGGGGACGAATCGCCCCTTTGCTTTGCAGCGAACGCACCAGGGATGACGTTTCAAGAAGAACTTCCTGGCCTTCTGCCATTTCCGACCGTAACCGCGTGTCTCTGCACTGGCCCGGTCGCCCTGGCACTGCCGTTCGTGTTCGTCACAATATTTTCTTCCATAGGGTACCAGTCTGGGGCAGCCCGGATACTTGCAGGGCGTCTTTGGTCTTTTTGGCATCTTTCATCATCTCCGGTATCAAAAAAGGACCGCTGGCATTTCGCCACGGTCCTTCATTCTTTTTATAAACAGGTCAATAAAACATCATGTCCATCGCCGCTTCGTCCAGGACAGCTTCCGTTACCTTTTTTGATATGAAGTCATAGCATCGGGGTATATAATGCAACCCTAACTCTCTGTCACTCGAATCCATAATGTACAACCGCCTTGCCAGGCTGTTCCCTAACTTTTTAGTATACTCGCCACCCGCTTCAAATGTCTCAGCGATTACAGGATAGCAGAACTCTTTTCTTACCCATTCTGCATAACGCGGTACATCATGATCATGCCCAAGCTGCATCTGGAAGCACAGTGCTTCCCACTCATTATGGATTTCAAAAGGTGGTTCATAGCCTATCTTATCGGTCCGCGCTTTCATTCGTTCGATGCTTTCAGAAACGAACCCGTTCAGCATCCTGGTTGCCAGGGAAGTGGATACTGTCTTAAACAGCTTCCGCTGCATAGCCAGTTCATGAAGAATCGACAGCACCAGCATGCTGCATGCATCCACCTTTTCCTTTTCTGTTTCCAGTTTCTTTGGAAAAGGCTTCTGATGCTTCATAAACACAGCCCGTATAGCATCTGTTTTTTCTGGCATTTCAACAATGTCCCTGATACACTCCCGGAGCCATTGCTGATGTAACTGATCCTTCTTACACCACTTTTTTCGGTTGCGTTCTCTTTCCCAGGCATCCACCTCATCGACAGGCAGTTGTTCCAGGTAGCAGTAACAATCCCAATCATTCCGGCGGAGCCGTACATATTCACTGCGTAACAAAGGAAAGGTCCTGGTATGATACATTTTACTCTTCATCTTTTTTGCACATGCCTTCAGCTGGCTGGCCAGATGTCGTTCCTCTTTTGTCAAAGATACACACCTTCTTCAGTCCGTTTTTTCTATGGATTTATTATATCATATTTTTGTCTTATTCTTTAAATTTTATTGAACATTCAAAATATTTTAAAGTGTATCTTTATGGTTCGCCCCGGCTGCTGCTTACAGGTGCTTTCCTTTATTTTCATATATCAAAAAAGGACCGATGGCTCATAACCACGGTCCTTCATCCTTTTCGTGCTGATTATAGTATATCCTACAGAACACCCTGACATCAAGTGCTGTTCAACTGACATTTAGTGACATTCATCGGGAATCTCGATGTTTTTCAAGGCGTCTTCGTGAAGCCGGTACACCTGCCGGACATGCAGTCCCAGCGTTTCAGCAATAGCGGCCCAATCCTTAAAGGCCAGATACCGCAGTTCCAGGACAACGCGTTCCCTTTCATCCGGCACCCGGTTAATGGCTTTCATGATGTTGCCCTTGAGTTCTACCAGGCCATCGATGGCTTCATCGACTTCATGCTCCATGTCCATCATCCTGGCAATCGTTTCTTCCAAGCGGTGCGGATTCGGTGTACCACTCGGCGGCACGGGACTCAGTGCCGATGAGGCTTTGGTCGCCAGTCGCCGCAAGGCGGATACCTGCTCCAGTTTGCTGTCGATTTGCAGATTAATATTTCTTGCTTGTTCCAGATATGCTTTGGCTTCCATGTACTGATTGACTCCTTCTCTTTCCTCTTTCATAGTATACCCCCATTTCACACATTCGTCATTTTCAAGTCCGCTCGAACGGCATCAATCAATGCCGCCTGGGTTCCATCCTTATGCTCCAGCACCTTCAGGATGCGTTCATCGATGGTGCCTTTGGCCACGATGTGCTGAACGACGACGGTCTGTTCCGTCTGTCCCTGCCGCCAGAGCCGGGCCACGGTCTGCTGATACAGTTCCAAACTCCAAGTCAGGGTGAACCAGATCATGATGGAACCGCCACGCTGTAGGTTGAGTCCATGGCCGGCTGAGGCGGGATGGATAAGGGCTACTGGAATTTTCCCCGCGTTCCAATCGGCAAAGTCCTTTGAAGACTTCAGCTCCCGTGCCGTCATCCGCTTCTGGATACGTTCCTTATCGTGCTTGAACCAGTATGCCACCAGGACCGGCTTCCCGTTCGCGCTTTCCACCAGGTCTTCCAGGGCATCCAGCTTCCGGTCATGGATGGTCACGATGCCTTTGTCATCGGTGTAGATAGCACCGCTTGCTATCTGGCAGAGTTTCAAGGTAAGGGAAGCGGCATTGGCGGCGGTGACCTCGCCGTCTGGTAGTTCCAGGACGAGAGACTTCTTCAGCCCATCATACCGCTTCCTTTCTTCGTCACTGAGATGGACTTCCTTGGTCACGCTCACCAGTTCCGGCATCTTCAAGTAGTCTCTGGCTTTCATGGACACGGTGATGTCCGAAATCTGATGATAGATAGCTTCTGCCGCGCCCGGAAGCGGCTTATACGAATAGACAATCGGACCATTATACCGGTCCGGTTTGAAGTACAAGTTCCGGTACTGACTGATGAAGCGGCCGAGTCGTTCGCCCATATCCAGGAGCCGGAACTCGGCCCAGAGGTCCATCAATCCGTTTCCGGTTGGCGTCCCCGTCAATCCTACGATGCGCTTCACTTTCGGCCGCATATCCTTCATGGCTTTGAAACGCTTAGACTGATGGTTCTTAAAACTCGACAGCTCATCCAGTACGACCATGTCAAAATATAGCTTACAGTGTTCATGGAGCCAGATTAAGTTTTCTCGGTTCACGATATAGATATCGGCCTGTTTCTGTAAAGCCCTTCTTCGTTCTGCCGCGCTGCCTACGACAACGGAACAGGTCAAGTCTTTCAGGTGATCCCATTTCCTGATTTCTTCCGGCCATGTATCCCGGGCAACCCGAAGCGGCGCTACGACCAGTACCCGTTTCACTTCAAAGGTATCATACATCAGGTCACGGATGGCCGTCAGCGTCGTTACCGTTTTGCCAAGCCCCATATCCAGCAGCAAAGCCGTAATGGGATGTGATTTGATATAGTTGATGGCGTACTGCTGATACGCATGAGGGACAAACTTCATGCACCCTCGCCTCCTTTCCCATCAGGTGTGTGGGCGATGGTTTCCAGCACTCCCGGGATTTCCTCAATGGCATCCAGGACGAATACCTGATAGCCCAGTTTCCGCAGCATGGCATGACGTTTTAGCTGCAGCGGCCGCGGTTTCTGCCCCGGCGCCTTGACTTCTACAAAGCCACATTTCCCATCAGCCAATAGAATTAAACGGTCCGGCATACCGGCGAATGACGGCGAAACAAACTTCACTGCCTTACCGCCAATCTTCTCCGTTTCCATCACCAGATGGTGTTCGATTGCTTTTTCCCTCATGATTTCCCCTTTCTGTGACGGCCAGTGACGCCCTAAACCTAAACTTTCCTATAGGGATTTTTTCTAAAAAAACAGCCCTAAAGGGGGTTTTATATTCGGGCGTCACCGTCCGTCACACTCATTCATTTAAAAACTCAGAAGCCTTGAGACGAATGCCGATGATGAAGCGGCCATTCCGCTTTTTCACACGTTCATAGCCCCGTTGCTCCAGAGTACGAGTAAACTCTGTCGCATTACGTATGAAATCACCGGTCCGCAAACAAAAACTTCGATACTCTTCGTACAATCTTCCAGAAGCTTCATATCCTGCCGGGTCATTTTCACAGCACTCTTCTAAGAAATGCGTCATCCAGTCATTATCTGCACGGTACTTCCCAATAGCTTCTTTGACGCAGGCCGGCTGCGGGAAACGGAACTGACTGCAGATGGCTTTCTCTGCACCTTCCATTACCCACTTCAACACATACGGCGCAGCATGATCTAAGAGGTACTTCGAATAATTTTTAATATCCTGCTTCTTATCAATCGTCGCCATGAAAGGAATCACAATGAGACGGCGCCAGATACCCGTATCCATTGCTCCCACACGCGGCAGATGATTCGTGTAGAGGACCAGAGTATGAGACGGTGTAAAATCTGACGGATCCTTATATTTCTTCTCGGCAGAAATTCGGTCCGTGGAACAAAGCTGTTTTACCACCGATGTGGACAACCGCATCCCTTCCTCTAATTCAGCCGCGATAAGGAGCCGCTTCCCTTTCGCTTCTGCCAGTTCTGGTTTCACATTTCGTTTGCAATTGGCCGTTAGGGCATCGGCAGAAATCGTGCCACTATAGCTACCGAGAACCCCGGCAATGGTATTCCAGAAAGTCGACTTGCCATTTGAGCCCTCGCCATAGGAAATAATCATCGCTTCCAGCTCGACCTGGCCAATAGCGGCGAGCCCTGTAATCTGCTGTACGTACTCGATAAGTTCTTCATCACCCAAGAACGTTTGATAAATCGCATCGAGCCAGAGCGCTTTCCCTTCTTCTCCCGGCGAGACCGAAGTGACCTTGGTGATGAAATCCAGCGCCTCATGTTCCTTGCGTTCGGCTGCCCCAAAATTCAAGTCATACGTACCATCCGGGCAATTGAGGACGAAAGGGTCACTGTCGAGGTCATCATAGCTAATTTCGAGCATCGGTTTGGCCGCCTGAAGTGCTGAGACGACGTACTTCATATCTCGACGTTTCATGACGAATTTCTCATAGCTAACGGCAGAAAGGTAAGCCAGATACGATTCCATTTGCTTTTCGCCGATCTTTTTCTCCAGCGCTTTGCCGCCGCTGCGAATGTCCTCCGCGTCAATCCCACACTCCTGCAGCGCCTTCACCGCAGCCGCTAGGGAATCCTTCGCATCAGCTAGCTGTAGGTCGAGGAATTCCTCCATGGCTCCAATCGCTCGGTGTTTTGATTCTACCCAGCGTATGCCGTCGTAGCGGAGATAATCCGTCGCCGGTGTAAATTTCAACTCATTGCCATACTCGCGTACTAACACCTTCGCCTGGCCGATATCTGAAAAATCACTTGGTTTCAATGACTGCCCCGTACCGAAATCATTATTATATTCATCCGGGCTAACGTACCCTTCTTGCTTTGCAATCTTCTCACCAAAACGTACAGCACTGCCCCAGATGGTGTTGAGCTCTGAATCAGGGAGCGGCGGATCACATTTTTCTGCTTCATCTAGGAAAATCTGGTAGGACTTTTCGTTCGCCCCATAGCGCTTGATGACGCGGCCGGCAAAACGACTCATGGTGTTATTCCGGCGTCCGGCAGGAATACTGCGTGAGGTCTGTTTTCGTGCTTGGAGCACTTGGTCAATCGTCACTTCACCATCCTGCCATAATACCTTCTCGACAGGGCAGCCATAGATGAAGCGGGCCGCATCGAGAGCGGCATTATCGAAAAAAGGATAGGCTTCAAAGATTTCATGTTTTAGCTTCGTATAAGCAGCTTCGTCCTTAATCGCCTGAATCTTGAAATACGCATGAAAGCGCGGCCTGGCACATTTTCCATCCTTTGGCTTCATGTGATTTCGTGATGGCACGATGGCCACCGCAACGTTCGGCAGCAGGGTAAGGAATTTTTCCATGGATATCCATTCGGCTGGATTTTCCGAGTGCGTGTTGTCACAATCCATGACCAGGACATCAGCGGAGCGAAAATTATCCCGCTTCCGATAACAATTTTTGAAGGCTACGCAGACATGATCAAAAGCCACCGCCGCTTTAAGGTCCTCAGCGCGACTGATTTTCCGTTTCTCTTGGTAGCGGCAGTTTGCCTCTACGCCAACAAAATCTGACGTGTAAAGTGTAAAATTCATTCATATCACCCCACTAATATACTGAATAGGTTTTCCCTTTCTCTGAGCATACTGGATTTCTTTTTCCATTCCCGCCGAAATCACATCGCCAAAGACCCAGATTTCTGCACAGCGGGACAGCAAAGCAATATCCATAAAGAGCGCCAGTTCTCGTTCCGATTCTTCATTGAGGAACTTTGGCAAATATAGATGTGGTGCCAGGGGAATACACCCCTGGTCTACCACGTAACGACAATAGTTATAGGCTTTCCGGATATTTTCTTCCACATCCCCGGCATATGGCGAACAAATGTACACAATAGGCATGAACGGGAACCTTTGAGGTTCCACGTTCTTAATCGCCTGATAAGCTGTCGGATCTGGATAGTATTCGGCATTACGCCTAGGGTTTCTGTCCATGTTTCTTCATCCATTCTTCTACACATTCCTCACAAAGGACCACCGTGCCCATTAAGTCGGTGTCTTCTTCGGCAAGTATTTCTTGCAAATCAACCGCGACTTCCCTGCCGCAAAGTGGGCAGCGGCAGAATACATTGTCATCCGTAATTTCGACCGTTACTTCGGCCCGATCTGTAAGTGCTTGTTTTACGTAAAACAAGGATATCCCTCCTCTTCTAAAAAATAGATACGCGTAAAGGCTCTCCCCCACTTCTCTTATGGAGATGATGGAAGAAATTGAGCAAAATTTTTTTACTCTTTCTGGTAAAAACTACATTCGTAGCCATCAGCTCGTAAAAGAAGCCCTTTGGCCCAGGGTGGCGTCCGTCCCATCTGCTCACAAATAGCTGCCACACTGGCGTCTTTGCGGCATTCAATGATCAGTTCATCATGGACATGGCCAACGATGTCCATACAGCTCAGCGTCTGCATAGCATAACAGAGAATATCGCGGCTGATGGCCTGAACGATATTTTCCACAAACTTTGGCCCATAGCTTTCGAGGCGTTCCCATTTTTTGGTAACACCAATGCCTTCATAGGTAACAGACTCACCACCGAATTTATTCTGGCCAATTTTGGGTTTCACGTAGGAAAGACGGCGTCCACTCGGCAGACCAATAAACAACATGCCGCTCTGCCACTGGAAACGTAGGCCTTGAATTTCCTGCGGGACATGGGTTTTGATAGCCTGCTTGACGCAGCGGTCAACGCCCCACCAGAATTGGACGATATGCGGATTTGCCGAGCGCCAGGAATTGACCAAGGGCTGCAGTTCTTCTTCGGCAAGACCCATGTCGAGGGCGCCCATGGCTTTCAAAGCACCAACTGAGCCACCATAGCCAAGAGCGAGTTCTGCAATCTTGCCTTTCTGGCGCAGATGCCCATTGACACCATGTTTGACGACCGGGACGCCAAACATCGAACTGGCTGACGCGCAATAAATATCTCCGTTCTGGGCAAAGACGTCAGAGCGCCATGTTTCCTGGGCCAACCAGGAAAGAACACGAGCCTCAATGGCAGAAAAGTCCGAAACGACAAACTTCATCCCTTCCCTTGGTATGAAGGCGGTTCTGATGAGCTGCGATAAGACATCCGGCACCGAATCATACAGAAGCATCAGAGCTGCGTAGTTTCCCTGACGCACCAGCGCCCTGGCTTCTGCAAGATCAGGCATATGGTTCTGGGGGAGATTCTGGAGCTGAATATGACGACCGGCGAAGCGCCCGGTCCGGTTGGCACCATAAAACTGGAACATACCGTGTGCCCGGCTGTCATCACAACAAGTCATCTCCATGGCCTGATATTTCTTCACGGACGATTTTGCCAACTGCTGTCGTAAGAGCAGTACTGAGCGCAGCGGTTCCTTCGCCGTTTTCAGCAGTTCCTGTACTTGCTTCTTCCCAAGCGACTCGGTCTCCATCCCTTGTTCTTTCAGCCAGGCACGCATCTGCAAGACAGAATTCGGATTCTCTAAGCCCGTCTTCTCTTGTAAAGCAGCCATCAGATGATCCCGTGACACAGCATCTATAGCTACGGCCTGCTGTACCAGTTCCTTATCGACGGCAATGCCCCGGTCATTGATTTCTTGGTCGATGTGATATTCATCCCAGACCTGTTCAGGTACTGGGTAGTGATGGAGTCGCTGTTGAATGGCCATTTCCACTTCCACATCCCGCTTGTTGTAGGATTTGAACAGCGTCCACTTCTCGACTGCCTGCGACGGCAAATTTCTCATCCTGCCGCCATTGGTTTTGGTCGGCTTACAAGGAGTGCAAAAATAACGAATGAGGTCCTTGCCTTCTTTCATCTTTTGGCTGTCTAGCTTAAGGACCGCCCCCACACCTTCTAAAGATAAGGGCAGCCCCATGTAGGCCGACCAAATCATGGAGCATTGCCAGCCTGCCGGATTTAGGAAATGCGCACGTTCCGTTGAGAGTGGATGATGATCATAAAAAGGGTCTACACTCATGCCTAGATCACGAAGATACCGCGACAGGCAGACTCGTTCAAAGCTGGCATTGAAAGCCCATTTGGTAATGACTTCATCCGTCAGGGCATCCAGAATTTCTTCAGGAATCGTTTCTCCCTGGGCTAAATCAACGACTTGCACTTCGCCTCCATCGACAGCATAACCAAAGAGGAGAATTTCAAAAGCCGGTGATTCAGCGTACTTGTACACGCCACACTTGGCCAAATTGACGTCACTAAAGGTTTCGATATCAATGCTAATGTTTTTCATGTCTTCCCTCCTCGAGAAAAAGCGACGAGGCATCCGCCCCGCCGCTAACATTCACCACTTATTGTTTTTTATAGAATTCCATCTGTCTAAGGTGCTCTTCTTCTTCCCATTCTTCGCGGCGCTTATCCAGCTTGGCTTCACGCTGTTCCCGCTTAAAATCAGTATAGATAATGGCGAGAAACATGCCAAAGGCACTCAGAGCTACCAAGCAGCACAGTACTTCCAGAATCAATTTCATCATGTTGCTTCCTCCTTACGCCAGAAAATCATCATCATCAGCCGTTGCGAAATCGTCTTCTGCCCGCGGTTTACCACCGAGCGGTTCACCGTCACGGATTTTCTGCAGGTTGTTCAGACCGCAGGCAATGCCTTTGTTGCCGTTAGAATTGAAGGCGTAGAAACTGATGGAGGCGCGGCCATACACACCCGAGTAGACTTCTGAACGTTCGATGATATGCTGGCAATCAGCATCCACAATACCCGGTTTTGTCGCCGAGTTAGCATTAACGAAGTAGCTGTCCTTATAAGCATCATCACCCGGGCGTTCCAGGTCGCCATCGCGCAGCGGCGTCTTGATAGCTTCGAGCGCCGGTACAACGCGGCCATTGCCCTTGAGTTTACCTTCCCCTTCTTCATAAGCGGCCTTGATGGCGGCTTCGATTTTCTTGATAGTCTTCGTGTCCGACTTGGGGATGATCAGGCTGACGCTGTACTTTGGCGTACTACCATTGATGGATTTTGGCTCCCAAATATTTGCATAAGACCAGCGCGTATTGACTCCTGTAATTACCTTGCACGGATTGACATAAGTTTTCGACATATTATTTTTCCTCCTTGGTTACTTTCTGAAAATCATCAGCCGCCGTATGCATCGCCGGACGCTTGTCCGATTCCGGTACCAGGACCGGCTTGCCTTGCGGCTTTTCAACTAAGTTTGACAGCAGTTCTTCGAACTGCTTCTTGCCAAGCTTTTTCGTCATGGCCGTAATGCCGAGCAGCTTTTTTTCATAGGGATCAAAGCCTGCATTTTCTACGGCAGCTGCTACGGCTTCTTCATTCACATAGCGGCGATTCGAGCAGCCTTCAACAAGTTTCCAGCCACTCCAACTTTTACCGCTGATGGCTTGCTGCAGCGCATAGTCTTTCACATCGCCAGCCCAATTGACCATCTCATCGACTTTGGCCAGGACAGCCTCGATTTCCTCATCCTGCAATGTAGATGGGACGGCGAAATCGTAACGTGCCAGCTCCAGGTTGTATTCAGCCCGCTTACGGCAGGTCGCCTTGATTTTACAGAAGCGACAATGGTCCCCAGCCTGGTACTCCCCTTCGCCTTTCGCCGCTAATTCTGCTGTGGGCTTGAGTACCGTTTCGGCCCAATGGAGCAGTTCATCCTTGCTCATGGTATAGGTGCTGACATTGTCACGCCTTGGCTGGAAGATGGTCATCGACACATGATTGATATCGTAGATGCCATCAAAGAGCTGGAGCGCCCCAAGAGCATAACACATCATCTGGCTATTCTTTTCAGCATCGACGAGGACACCAAGACCATGTTTGTAGTCGATAACGGTGAGCGTATCATCCGCTACGATGACGCAGTCGCCGGTACCAAAGCCACCGGGCACCCACTTAGAAAAATCCAGCCGTTGCTCAATCAGAACCAGTGGATCTTTGCAGACATTCTTGGCGGCTTCAACTTGCTCTATCACGAACTGTGCATATTCATCAGTACACTCGGCCATTTCTTCATCAAAGAACGTGAGGCTCTTTGTCGGATCTGTCACATCACGACCCAAAGCTGACAAGACTTTATACTCGCAAAGGCTGTGAGCATCGGTTCCCTGCAGGGCAAAGTCACTAGGTACATCTTTGACTTTAGCGCATTCCTGTGCGGATGGCGGGCAGGCCAGCCAGCGATAGCTAGAGGAAGCGGACAGTACTGCGTGCTTAGTCGGCATGGCCTATCGCCTCCAGTTTTGCCATCAAGGCCGGATACTTAGCCGCATCGACACCGGAAAGCTTATCGGCACCAAATTTCTGAATAAGTTGCCGTACTTCTTCTGTGTGTCCCTGGCGCGCCTTATCGGCAGCTACTTTGCGAACTTCTTCTAAGGTCAGCGTCTTTTCTTCCTTTGCTGAAGTTGTCGTCTTTTCTGCCGTACCGGCTACTTCCGGTTTCGGAATGTTCTGCCCAGCCAGTTGATTAGCCGCTTCATCCAGCGTCTTCGCAGCACTATGCAGGGCTTCAATAACCCGTTCCATGGCTTCTGCATTTGTCATGTTTTGACACTCCTTTCTTCATTTGTCTGTGTGTAGCCAGGACGAAAAGATTTCTTGCCATCCTGGCGGATACCTGGCTGATGGCACGGAGGACTTCGATTTCTTCCGCCGTTCTGCACACCACGGTGCCGGCATCAAGATAGTTTCGATTCATTGACTACTCCTTTCCGGAGGCCTTATCACACCTCCTACTTACTATTGGAGAAGAAGTCGACATTTGAGCAAGATTTCTTTTTCTTACTGCCGAGTTTGTTTCCCCTCCTACTATCAAATGGAGAAAGAGTTTTCTATTGAGCAAAAAAGCCGCAGACCTTCTTAGAAAAGAAAGCCTGCGGCTTTTTGCTCAAACCACCCCCTCTTCTCCATTAAGGAAATAGAGGTGGTATCACCTCCAGTACAGTAAGGAGGTATGGTGCTAGCATATAAATAGGACAAGTCAAACTGAGGGTTTCCATAAAGTGATACAATAAAAGTATATATAGGGGGTCTTAGTATGACGAAGTTCGACAAACAATTTAAAATGGATGCTGTCCAATATTACCATGATCATCGTGACTTAGGACTGATTGGGTGTGCCCATAATTTAGGAATTTCCCAACAGATACTGTCCCGATGGCAAAAGCAATTACGGGATAATGGGGAAATGCCATATCGCGGATCCGGAAACTATGCATCTGATGAAGCCAAGGAAATCGCTCGTTTGAAACGTGAATTACGAGATGCCAAGGATGCCATCAATGTCTTAAAAAAAGCTATCAGCATTCTAGACAAATAATCCCCGCCATTTACCATAGCGTCAAACAGGAAGCCGAAAAAGCCCATCAGGGGAAACGCCATTTTTCGGTATCTGGAGTGCTGGCAGAACTGGGCGTTTCTACATCAGGTTACTATGGATGGAGTCATCGCAAATTATCCAAACAAGCTACGCACCGTAAGGAGGTAAAAAAACAGATTCAAACCATTTACGAAGATTCAAAGCAAATCTATGGAGCACCCAAAATTACTAAATTGCTTCAACAGAAAGGTGAATGTATTTCCGAAAGGACAGTGGGCCTTTACATGCGGCAAATGGGGATTCGTGCTTGTTGGGTCAAGCATTATACCGTTACGACCCAGAGCCGTTGTTTGGATGCCATATTAGTTAATATTCTGCAAGAACAATTTAATCCGCCAAGACCAGACACGATCTGGTGCAGCGATATTACTTATATTTGGACTACTGAAGGCTTTGTGTATTTGGCCAGTATCATGGATTTATTTTCTCGAAAAATCATTGCCTGGAATTTATCCCGGAAGTTGGATGCATCTGGCATTATTAGGATGCTTCAAACGGCAAAGCAAACCAGGAATCCAGGCCGTCTGGTAGTAATTCACACTGACCGCGGTTGTCAATATCTTTCGCAATCCTATATCAAGGAAACCGCACAGATGTGCCGCAGCTATTCGAAGAAAGGCTATCCATGGGATAATGCCTGCATAGAATCATTCCATGCATTGATTAAGCGAGAATGGCTGAATCGATTTAAGATTGAAAATTATCAACAAGCCTATATGCTGGTGTTTGAATACATTAACACGTTTTATAATACCGTTCGAATTCACAGTCACTGTAACTATATGTCACCCAATGACTATGAAAAATTATATGCAAACTACAAGAAAAAGGCAGCTTTGATTGCTGGATAACTGATTGATAGAAACCTCAATTTAATTTGTACTCAAACTTGACATAGGACCAAAGGCTTTAGGAGAATTTATGAAGTCGCACCCTTCATGGGTGCGTGGATTGAAATTCGAATAGAATAGTGAGTTGGATTGTCTTTTTTTTATTTGCCTAAATCGGTTTCGTCTGCTATAATATTAGACAAATTAAAGGAATCGATCACCAGTGGACCAGAATGCGTCCGGGCTGAGGTATTTATACCAGTAAGCCAGTGGTCGGTTCTTTTTTTGTTTATATAGATACAATCACCACGCATTAATCTATTGATATACCAGGTATTATTGGGATGATTATTGTCCTTTCCAATTGTTTTCCTATAAACACTTTATTATAATGTTGCCCGCAATTTTATTTCTGTCTCTCGTTTTTTGGTTCATAACAAATGGAATTATAATAGTTGCCCCATTATTATCTTTCAGATCAACGACTATAATTTTTGAAGATATATCTTCAATGCCTTTGTTATCAATAGCTTTTAAAATAAATATAGGATCCGCAATCCTACGAGGTATTTCTTTTAGCACTTCCGGAGAAATTTTGAGTCCGTGTTTCCAATGCAATACTTTATCTAGTACACGGGGAGAAAGTCGCACCCTTCACGGGTGCGTGGATTGAACGCTTATCCTGTTTGTCATCGGAACGGCCTTTTTATCGTAGTTTCGCCAGAAGACTCCTTCCTCTTAGGTAGGGGATGAATGGCGATGGATTTCGCAGGTTCGATGCCTGCGAAATCCACCCTATGTCTTTTCCATCTTAGCCTTTTCACTTCGTCTACGGTATAATGGTAGATAACAGAGGAGGTGAATCCTAGATGTACTTGACGCAATCAAATGTCATCCGCGGCTTGTCGAAACAAGACTATACGATGCTCCGGGAAATGTGCCAATGCAGCAATAACCTGTACAATGTAGCGGTCTATACGATTCGGCAGCATTACTTCGATACCCAGCAATTCTTGCGGTACGAAAAAAATTACCCCATCTGCAAGAAAAATGAAAACTATGGCTTGTTGCAGGCCGGTGTCGCCCAGCAGATATTGAAGATGGCCGACCGCAGTTTTCGTTCTTTTTTCGGGCTTTTGCAGAAAGTCAGGTCAGGTGACTATGGTTCAAAGGATGTTCGTCTGCCGTACTATCGTGAAAAAGGAGGATGGTTCCCTCTCGTCTTGTCGACGAACGCCATCAACATTAAGAAGGGTTTCCTGACGGTGCCGATGAGCCGGGAATATGCGAAACGCCATAACGGGCATCGGATTCGGATTCCTGTTCCCGACAGACTGAAGGATAAGACGATTCAGGAAGTCCGCATCTGTCCCATGTATAACGGACGGTATTTTAAGATTCAGTATTGCTACTTACAGGACCCAGAACCGATGAAAACCTTGCCAGACCGTGTCCTGGCTATTGACTTGGGGCTGGACAATCTGGCCGCCTGCGTTACCAATACGGGGACGTCGTTCCTCATGGACGGTCGTAAACTCAAATCTATCAACCAGTATTGGAATAAACGAAAAGCCAGACTCCAAAGCATTGCCGCCAAGCAGGGCCAGAAGACAACGAACCAGCTCTGTCAGTTAGCGAAAAAACGCAATTGCCGGATGCAAGATATCCTTCGCAAGACAGCCCGCTATATCCTCGATTTTTGCATCAGTCATCAGATAGGGACCATTGTCTGCGGCTATAATCGCGATTTCAAACGAGGACTGAAACTAGGTAAAGTGACAAATCAGCACTTCACTCAAATCAATTTGAGCTATCTGCGCAATACCTTGAAACACCTGTGTGAACGCTACGGGATAACCTATCTGGAACAGGAAGAATCGTATACCTCTCAGGCCAGCTGCCTGGATTTGGATGACATTCCCGTATACCAGCCGGATGCCCCCTATACAGGAACGTTCAGCGGGAAACGAGTCCGGCGCGGCCTGTACCGTTTCGCCGACGGCAGGATGGCTAATGCCGACATCAACGGCGCCGCCAACATACTCCGCAAAAGTAAGCAGAACCTCGATTTCGAGGGACTGTGTAAGGGGCTTTTGGACAGCCCTTTGAGAATAAGGCTATCCTGATTTCAGGAGGAAACTTAAACAGCAACCTTCTCAAGAATCTCTCGCTTCTATAAGCGGGAGAGGTTCAATATCGGTATATCTTTCCTTATAGTTCGCAACGGCAAATCATGGCGCCGGACGTTTTTTTTGACCGGTATATTGCAGACGATTTCGCACGGGTTTTCGTACCGAAGCGGTTTGAATCGCTGTGCCGGCAATTTCTGATCCGCCAGAACCGGCAGGGACGTCTGCCGGAAATCTTCGATGCCATCGGGACCTATTCTTACGATTTGCCAAAAGAGCATAAGAATGGGGAATTCGATGTCGTTACGCATGATGATAAAGGCTACATCTTTTACGAAGCCAAATTCCGGCAGACGCCCATTACGGATGCCATGATTGAAACCGAAATCCGCCAGGTCCGTCAGACTGGGATGGATTGTTATCGTTATGGCTTCTTTTCTCGTGCCGGCTATGAGGTGACTCCCAGACCGGATGTCATCCTCTATACGCTGGACGATTTGTTTGAAAGCTGTTAATGGCTGACTTTCTTGACCTTGCAGGCTACGGTGTAGGAAAATATAAAGAAAAAATAATTGGATATAGAATTCGTAAATAAAAACAATTATCCGTTGATAAATTATTGAATATGGAGTATAATAGGTGACATAAGAAGACGTAAAAAAAGGAGGCCTACTTATGAATATTGTAGTTTTGGTAAAGCAAGTTCCTGCGATTTCTGACATTGAAATCGCAAAAGATAACAACTTGGTCCGTGTCGGCGCACCGTCGATGCTCAACCCCGTTGATAAACACGCCATTGAAGCGGCTGTGGCTGTCAAGGAAGCCGTTGGCGGTACGGTCACGCTCCTGACCATGGGCAACGCCCTGGCCGGGGAAATGATGCGTGACGGCATTGCTGTCGGTGCCGATAAGGGCGTCCTCGTCTCGGACGAACGCATGGCTGGTTCCGATACGCTGGCAACAGGCCTGGTCTTGGCCAAGGCCATTGAAAAATTGGGTGGTGCCGATCTGGTCTTTACGGGCAAGCGCTCGACCGACGGCGACACCGGGCAGATTCCGCCGGCTATCGCTCAGCGCCTGGGCATGGCCCTCATTTCCTATGCCAACTCGGTCAGCGTCGAAGGCACGACGATCACGGCGACGCGCCTGAACCACGACGGCATCGAAACCGTCCAGGCACAGGTACCGGCTGTCGTATCGGTTACGGAAAAGAGCAATACGCCGCGTTCTCCGAAGATCCGCGGGAAAATGGCTGCCAAGAAAGCCGTCTTTGATGTCTGGAAAGTGGAAGACCTGGGCCTCGATGCAGCAAGTGTCGGGACATCCGGTTCGGCGACGAAAGTCACGGAACTGTTTGCACCGGAACCGAATCCGGTCGGCGTCATGATTGAAGGGGCTACGCCGGCAGACGCTGCGGCTAATCTCGTCAAAGATCTGACTGCCAAGAACTTGCTGTAAGGAGGGCTGAATTATGGAATTGAAACAGAATATCTGCGTATATATCGAAATCGCCGGCGGTGCCCTGAGCCCGTTGAGCATTGAATTGTTGGGCAAAGCCCGTCAGCTGGCTGATGCCAAGGGCAAGAAAGTCGTCGCTTTTGTCGCCGGTGCTGATACGGCGAAAGCCAGCCAGGAAGCTATTTCCTACGGGGCCGATGCCGTTGCCGCTGTCGAAGACAGCGCGCTGGCTGCTTATGATTCCGTCTTGTACACCAAAGCCATCGCCGCTTTGGCTGAAAAATATGAACCCAGTGTCATCCTCATCGGCGGGTCTCCCGATGGCCGCGACCTCGGCGGCCGCCTGTCGGCTCAGCTCGGTGTCGGCCTGGTCGCTGACTGCACGGACGTCCGCTTTGAAGGCGACGATGACACGCTGACCTGGATCCGTCCGGCTTATACGGGCAAGCTCTTCGTCAAGATCCAGACGACGACGCGGCCGCAGCTGGCTACGATCAGCGACAAGATTTTCCACGGCACGCCGGCAGATCCGTCCCGGACTGGCGAAATCGTCAAGGAAAGCGTCGATTTCACCGGTGTCGCTCCGTCCGTCACGGTAACGGGTTTTGAACCGGTCGAAAAAGAAGCGGAAGAACTGACTATCACGACGGCTGATATCGTCGTCGGTGCCGGCCGCGGTGTCCAGACCGAAGACGGTATGAAAGCGGTCCAGGCCTTTGCCCAGCGCATCGGCGCAGCTTTCGGCGTTTCCAAACCCCTCGTCGATAAAGAATGGGCGCCTTATGAATGGCAGATCGGCATTACGGGCAAGAAAATCGCTCCGAAGATTTACATCGCCCTGGGCATTTCCGGTGCTATCCAGCACAAACTGGGCATCCAGGATGCGGGCCTCATCATCGCCGTCAACAAAGACCCGGATGCACCGATCTTCAAGTTCGCCCACTACGGTATCGTAGGCGACCTCTTCGAAGTCATGCCGGAACTGGAAAAACAGATCAAAAAGATTCGTGGCTAGGAAATAGTTTGAAGTTTGAAGGAGCTGTCTTTTTAGACAGCTCCTTTTTTGCATGTTATAATACCCATATCTATACGAAATGCTGTGAAAAAATACGGAGGTGGTTCCATGGATTCTTTTGCTGCCCGCCAGGCCTGCCGCGACGGTCGTTATGACGAGGTCCTGGCTATGTACGGCAAGGCCGCTCCCGATGGGTCTTGGACTTGCTGGGATTATTACTATTATGCCTATGCCCTGCGCAAGACGAAGCAGTACCGGAAAGGCCGGGAAATCGCCCGGGCCGGCATGATTGCCTTTCCGGATTTTACCAACCTGCATGGGATTTACTGCTGGTGCCTCTATTATCTGTATATCCAGAAGTTCGATGAACGGACCCATTCGCCGGCTGATTTTCGCCGCGCTGTCGATGCCATCCTGAAGTACAGCCGGCAGGAAGCGTACAGTCCGTATGCCCTGGCCGTATGGCGCATGGTCGATGTCCTCAAGAACAAGCCCGGCCAGGCCAATCTCATGGGTGCCTATCTGCGCCGCCTCGACCCGGACCAGCTGCCTGACCAGGAAAAGACCGTGACTTTGAAAGGGCGGGAACGGGTCATCGCGTCGGACCGGGAACGGTGGTACTCCCTCATGAGCCGCATCCTGGTCAAGGAAGAAAAGTATGACGACTGCATTACGTTGTGCCAGCAGGCACTGAACTATTTCCCTCAGCTCCATCATGACAATGACATCTGGTTCTCTTACCGCATCGCCCTCTGCCAGCTGCGCCAGGGCCAGGTCGCAGAAGGGCGGCAGCGTCTGGAAAATCTGCTGAAATATAAGCAGCACTGGATTCTCTATCGCGGCCTGTTCTTTGCGTCCCAGGCGGAAGGCGATAGTGCGGCTATGCGCCGCTACGGGGCGTCGGCTTTTCTGGCCGGCGGTGAATTTAAGGGCAAAGTCAATTTCCTGGTCCAGTTCGCCCTGGCCCTGGAGAATATGGGCGGCTATGAGAAAATGGCCTATTATCATTATCTCCTGGCCCGGGACGTGCGGCAGGACCAGCACTGGAAGGTCAAAGCCGAACTCATTGCTAAAGTCGACAGCTATGCCTTTCCCGAACCGAACCGGCGGGACTTGATGGACGGCCTGCATCAATTCTGGATGGCCGGGAAACATGCCGGACAGACCTGCCATAAAGGGCGTATCGAGCGGATACTTCCCGGTGGCAAGGCCGGCTTCCTCAAGGACCGTGAGGGCAGTCAGTACTATTTCCGCACGTCGTCGCTGTACCGCGTCCGCCCGCAAGAAGGGGAGAGAGTCACTTTCTACGTAGAAGACTTCTTTGAGACAGGGAAAGAAAAACCGGCCCATCGCGCCGTGGACATCGAGCCGGTTTTGCTATATCATAAGAGTTGAATTTACTAGAGAAAGTGAGTGGCACTCATGATTTTATCAGGCAAGGAAATTGTCAAGCATTTAGGTAAGGAAATCATCATCGAACCCTTCCATCCGGAACGGGTCAATCCCAATAGTTATAATCTGTCCCTGCACAACGAGCTCATGGTCTATGACCATAATGAATTAGACATGGCCAAGCCCAATCCGGCTTCGACCATCTATATTCCCAAGTCGGGCTACGTCTTGCAGCCCAACAAGCTCTACCTGGGGCGGACCAACGAATATACCCGTACCGATGGCTATATCCCCATGCTCGAAGGCCGGTCGTCTGTCGGCCGCCTGGGCGTCTTCATCCACGTCACGGCCGGGTTCGGCGACGTCGGCTTTGCCGGCTACTGGACGCTGGAAATCTTCTGCGTTCAGCCTATCCGCATTTATCCCAATGTCGAAATCTGCCAGATTTACTACCACGATATAGACGGGGAATACGATACCTATAAACACGGTAAATACCAGAACAATACGGGCATCCAGCCCAGTATGCTCTGGAAAGACTTTGAAAAAATGAAATAAAGGGAAGTGTCATCGTCAACTACTCCCGACTAAAGTCGGGAGCTTGTAAGTCGGAACTGCATAGGTACTAACGACATCTAAAAGATGTCTTCCTAAATCCGCCTACATCATCGGGTGGCTGACAACACCCGCTTTGCTAAGGAGTTTACTCCGAAGCAGTTGTTATTCTTTCGTAACGAGGATGGTTATCTCCGGAAATCCACATAGTTCCGAGGAGTTGGATATTCATAGCTCCGATACGGTCATCGTTAGATCTGTAACCACACTGGCAACGATATAAGTGTTTGTGATGGTCACGATTTTCCTTGTGGATAGTACCGCATTTGGGACAACGTTGAGAGGTATATTTAGCAGATACCTTCAGAACTTCGGAACGATTTTCATGAGCTTTATAAGTCAAGAATTGTTCCAACTGATAGAACGCCCAGCTGCGCAGGTC